CTAACTTCGATTTTCAGCCGCCTGTCCGAAGTTCCCGTTCAACACCTTCGCACCGTCGCGCAGGAAATCGAGATGATCGGACCAATGCTGCATCATCCGCACGCGTTCGTCCCAATACTCGCCTCGGGTGTAGGCGCGGCGCACGGCATTGTTGTCGCAGTGCGCGAGCTGTCGTTCGACGGCGTCGGGGTGCCATAGACCCATTTCGTTGAGCAGCGTGGCTGCCATTGCGCGGAAGCCATGGCCGGTCATTTCGTCCTGCGCATATCCCATCCGGCGGAGTGCTGCATTAATCGTGTTCTCCGACATCGGCTTTCGGACGGATCGGAGGGATGGGAAGAGATAGCTGCTATAGTCTGCGTCGTGCTCGATCGAGGCAAGGATCGCGAGCGCCGGGCGGGAGAGGGGGATCGCATGAGCTCGCCGCATCTTCGTCTTGTGCGGCGGAATGGTCCAGATCGCCCGTTCCAGATCGAAGTCCTGCCATTCTGCGAAACGTAGCTCGCCAGGGCGGACGAAGACGTGTGGCAGGAGCCGCAGCGCCGCGAGGGTGTTCGGCTGCCCCTGGAAGCCCTCTATGGCCCTTAGGAGCTCTCCTGCGGCCTTTGGCGTGGTAACAGCTGCGCGATGTGCTGGCTTGGGCGCGATCAGTGCGCCGCGGAGGTCGGCGGCAACGTCACGCTCGGCGCGGGCGGTGGCAATCGCGTAGCGAAATACCTGCGAACAGGTGCTGCGGAGCCGCTTTGCCGTCTCGTAACGCGCGTTGCCTTCCATCTTCCGCAGCATCAGAAGCAGTTCCTGCGCGGATATCACGGCGATCGGGCGCTTGCCGATCGACGCGTTGATGAAACCGAGAAGCCAGCGGAGCTTCTTCATCGTGACCGGTGAGCGGCCTTCCTTTTCGACCTTGGACAGCCATTCGTCCGCAACCGCTTCGAAGCTGTTGGAGGCAGCGACGGTCGCCGCTACCCGATTGAGCTTGATCCGCTCGGCGGGATCTTCGCCGCGGGCCAGCACTTTCCGCGCGGCATCACATTCTGCGCGTGCCTCTGCCAAGCCGGTGTCGGGCCAAACCCCGAAAGCGAGGGTCTTTTGCTTCCCATAATGCCGAAAGTTCATCCGCCAATAGCGTCCGCCGGATGGCGTCACGAGCAGGTAGAGCCCGTCTCTATCGCTTAGCTTGTAAGCCTTGCCGCGAATCTCTGCGGCTTTGATGGCAACCACCGACAGCGCCATGATGGTATCTCCCGTCGAAGCGACCGGCACATGCCATCAGAAATACCATCAGCTTGTTGGTATGTAGTGGCATTTTGCCAGCTTGAATGAGAGACTTATACCACCAAAAAACCGCAGAAAACAGCCAGTTATGGCATGTTCTGGAATGCCTTGAGAAGGCAATTTGGTGACCCCTACGGGAATCGAACCCGTGTTTCAGCCGTGCATTGCCCAACACACATATTTTCGCGGGGTAGGGATCGCGGGTTTACCTAACTGAGTGCAATGCTGTGCAATGCTATGCACGCTAGAATCACCTAACCGCGAAGCACCGGGTCGAGCTTGGGGACACCGCTGCCCGGTGGGATCTAGCACCTTTCGAGCTGCAGGCGAAAATAAATATTGCGCCCGAAAAGCGTATGTGCAACGACACACACAAGAAGCGCGATCGAGGTAGGAGTCGAAAGCGCGGTCACCGCGGAGGAGCCGGTAGGACGGCAAGCCCGCAAAGCGAAGGAACCCCATGCAGAAGAAGTTCGAACAGCTCTATAAACTGGACAGCAAGGGTAAGACCCGCGTCTGGTTCATGGAGCAGGATGGGGCGAAATATCGCACCCACGACGGCATCCTGGGCGGCACCGTCAAGGCGTCGAGCTGGCGCACCGCGAAGGCGACGAATGTCGGTCGCAGCAACGAGCGCACCCCGATCGCCCAGGCCTCATTCGAGATCGACGCCGCCTACGTGAAGCAGCTGAAGGGCGCCTATTACGACAACGTCGCCGACATCCACCTGGGCTGCCGCTACACCGAGCCGATGCTCGCGGAGACCTACAAGTCGTTCGAGCCCGGCGACGCTCAGCCCAAGCTCGACGGCGCGCGCTGCATCATGAAGGCCGCCGGCGGCTTCTCTCGCGAAGGCGAGGCGCTGCCGGGCGCCGCGCACATCCGAGCAGCGCTCGATGCGATATTCGAGAAGGCGCCGAACCTGATGCTCGATGGCGAGCTCTACAATCACGAGCTGCGCGAGAACTTCAATGAGCTGATGAGCCTCATCAAGAAGGGTTCGCCGCCGGCCGAGCGCGCCGCGGAGATCGAAGCGACGATCCAGTACCACGTCTACGACATCCCCTCGATGGTAGGCGTGCCCTGGGAAGCGCGGCGCGACAAGCTCCGTGCGTTGATCAAGGCGATCAACCACCCCTCGATCGTCTATGTCGAGGCGCTCCCGGTCAACACGCCGGAGCAGTTCGACGAGCTGCACGTCCACTGGTGCGGCGCCGGCTTCGAGGGATCGATGTTCCGCAAGCGCGACGGTCTCTACGAGCAGGGCAAGCGCTCGAAGAACCTGCAGAAGCGCAAGGACTTCGACGACGCCGAGTTCGACATCATCCCGGGCGGCATCGAGGAAGGTGAGGGGAACTGGGCAGGGGCCGCAAAGCGCGTGATCTGCTGGCTGCCGAACGCCGACCGTTCGATCGACCTCAGCGACGACAAGGCGCGGAAGGCAAACACCTTCGAGGCCGGTCTTCGCGGCAAGTATCCGGCGAACGCCAAGCTCTTCGCCGAGCGTGACCAGCACAAGGTCGTGACGGTGCGCTTCTTCGGCTGGACCCCCAGCGAGATCCCCAAGCCGCGCTTCGGCGTGGCGACCAAGTTCCACGGCGCCGCGCGGACGCTGTGATCAACCAGCCCGGCCTCGCGGCCGGGCCACAACCCGAGAGAAGATAATGCTGAAGCGGTTCATCAACTGGCTGGCGCGCAAGACGCCGCAATACAAGGCGCTCGAGGCCAATCGCGACGAGTGGCGCGACGACTACCTCGAAATGTGCGCACGTCGCAGCACCTGGGAGAAGAAGGCCAGGGGCTACCAGGACGTCCTGGTGGAGATCACCGGCTCGATCGAGAGCATCACCACGCCCAACGGCACGCTGCGCAAGATCCGCCGCATGGCGAACGAAGGCCTCGCCGGCTGATGGCCAGCGTGCCGCCATCGGTCGCGCAGGCGATCCAGGACCACGTCTTGGACTTCGAGCGAGAGACCAAGAACAACGGAAATCCGCCGTTCTATATGCGCGATCTGACGGCCGCGGTGCTGGCCAAGGTGGTAGCGGCGCCGGATAGCCCGGGCCGTATCCTCCGCATGTTAAAGCGCCAGGGCTTCGTCGACTATCGCGTCGAAGATCGCGCGCGTTCGCTGTATCGGTTTGTCTGATGACTGTGTCGAGCAACACACACGCAATTTTGCGGTCTCACTCATTCGCGAAGCTGATGCGATATGCTGATCGACAAGCTCTCGTGTTTCTGACGCGCGACGAGACCGGGTCGCTGAAGATCATCGTGCAGCTGTGGTGCGTTCGCGAAGACAATCAGCTGCGCATTTCGCTCGCGGTCGACGGCGCCGACGATGAGGTGATCGCCCAGGGCTTTCACACCCTGGACGAAGCCCAGCTGAAGCGAACGCTGGACGAGCTCGGCGTCGACAAGACGCTGGCGCAGCTCGAACAAGCAGCCCTGCCGCCGGCTGTTACGAACGCACAGCCGGCTGCTGATAGCGAGCCGAGGGTCTACTTCGACTGCGGCCAGTGCGGCGAAATCGGAAAGGTGGCCGACCTGAAGCAGCACGCCACCCGCCCCATGCCGGACGATATCGGGTTCTGTCCGAAGTGCCGCGTAGAGGTCGACGACGTCCTGAACGAAACGGAGGTGCGCGAGCGGCTCAGGGAATACGACGAGGACCCGGACGCGTTTCTCGCGAAGCTCGGGGCTGGTTGATGACCGATCGCGGCATTCTGATGCTGAAGCCGATAGGCAGCGTGCCGCGCGACGGGCGCACTGTCGGGGTGTTCTGCCCCGGCGAGACGCCGGAGCACGTCTCCTGCCGCTGGTCGAGCGCGCCCAACGAGGATGGTACCGTCGCGTGGGAGGGGTTGATGTTCGTCGAGCCGATGCTCGCCGACGTTTGCCCTGACGGCCCGCAGAACGCGACCCACTGGTACGATCTGCCGAGCATCGAGACCCAGTTGGTAAACCCGGCGTGGAAGTCGGAGCGAGAGATGCTTCGGGAGTCCTACGAGCAGGAGTTCGGCCGCCCGCGCGACAAGACCTGGCTCGGCGAGCTCGAGCCTCATGAACGCTTCACCCAAGAACAGCGGGCCGTGCTGATGGAGCGGCAGCTGCGGGCGGATGCGGCCGACGTCTACTGGTTCGTTCAGTTGGAGCGCCAGACTGATGATATCCGCAATCCTCTGCGCTCCGGCTACCGCAAGATTTCGGCGCCCTGTCCGGTGCTGCAGGACTTCCGGCCGGAGCGGGGTGACGCCTACATCGTCGTGCCTTCCGGCAACATTCAGCGCGCCGAGTGGTCGGTGCAAGGCGAGCCAAGCTGATGCGCGTCCTGGTCACCGGCGGCCGGTACTTCAACCTGGTCGACGAGGTTCATCGGGTGCTCAGCCGCGTCCACCAGAAGCACGGCATCGAAGAGCTCGGAGAGGGCTGGGCGACGGGGGCCGACGAGCTATGCCGCCTTTGGGCGCTTGCTCACGGGATACCCGTCGCCAGCTATGAGGCGAACTGGAAGACGTTCGGCGGCCGGGCAGGGATCATGCGCAATGCATCGATGCTGCGCGCGTTCAAGCCCGACCTTGCGATCGCATTTCCTGGCGGGGATGGCACCCGTGACATGCGGTACCGGCTGCGCGAAGCTCGCGTTCCCACGATGGTGGGACGCTTCACCGACACGAGCGAGACCGCTCTAGCCTGGGATCTGTGGCGCCCCGGGCATTGATCCGCCACCGCAATTCGCTGTTGCGCTGACAGCGTGTGCGTTTTAACACACACCAACATTCACGAGGTTCAAATGCGAAAGATCTTCAAGGCTTCCATGTTCGCCGCCGCGGTTCTCCTGGCCGCATCGCCGCTCGCCGGGTGCTCGGACGCGCGCATCGCAAAATTCCAGGCGCTCGGCACGCCGGCGCGGGTCACCTGCTACTCAGGCGGACGCGTCATCCTCGACGACTTCTCGACCGGCAAGGTGCTCAGCGAGAGCGAGAGTGACGGCATCTACTTCAACTCGCGCACGACCGGTCGCCTGATCGAAACCAGCGCCGACTGCGTCATCGACCACATGACCGCGGTGCCCGCCGGCTGGACACCGGTGCTACCGTGAGCGGTAGCCCAACCGAGCTTGAGGCTGTCGTCTACCGTGAGATCAAGCGGTCCGGCGCCCGCGGGGCAACTCTGGACGACGTTGTTCTGGTCACGCAGCTGGATAAGGTGACTGCTTCCCCTCGCTTCCGGCCGCTCGAAAACAAGGGGCTCATCAAGCGCGCCGGGAAGCGACCTGGCGCCGCGGGGCGAGGTCAGACGGTATGGGTGACGGCTTGAGCGGCGGGGCCGAAGACCTGCTTGACGCCGAGGTCGACGAGCTCCTGAAAGAGCTCGCGGCCACGGAGCAAAAGGCGAGGGCAAGCGATCTCTACCGCCAGTTCATGGCGCTACCGGATGAGCAGAAACGCGCGTGGGCGGAGATGATCATGCCTAGCATGATGCCGCGGTTTTTCGAGCCGATGAAGATGGACATCAGCTCGGAGCGTGAGAGCGACAGCTTCAGGTATCGCATGGACTGGAGCTTCGCGCCGGTGGTGCGTCACCCTAGGTCGATCGTGAGCATCCAGAGCGTATGAAGACGCTGCGGCCCGAGAGCCCACCCGGCGGCGTCCGCTATCGACTGAGCTTCACCAAGCCCGGCGAGATGGAGAACGGCCGCGCCTGCCGGGTCTACTGCGAGGAGGAAGAGGCTGACGAGTGCATCGTCGAGCTGAGCGGCGTTCGCTGGACCGACTGGCGTTTCGGGCGCAGCGAACGCGACCCGAAGCAATGGGATAGCGATCTCCAGTATCTCCTCGACGCCTTCCAGCACGCGTTCGCCCAGGGCGTCACTCACCAGAAGAACCAGATCCGCGACCAGCTGCGGGAATTGATAGGTCTATGACGCACAACGAGGGCAACACGAAATACCGCCTGCAGCGGCTCATGGCGTCCCGTCAGTGGCTGATCCGTGCGGAGACGTTCATCGCCGGAAAGCCACAGCCCCTGATCCATATCGAGAAAATCACGGATGTTGGCCAGGACGAGGAAGGCGCGCTCGTCGAGGGACTGCAGCGCCTGCGGCCAAAAGTGAAGCGCGGCGAGGAGCTCGCCTTGGGGCGAGACGTCTCTCTTCCGCCGGACCCGGTCGTCGATCGGATCGTCGCCCGAGAGCGCGCGCAGCGGGAGAAGGCCGAGGAAGCTCGCCGACGCGCGCTGGACGAAGCGCAAGCTCACCGTGAAGCAGCTGCTCGGCAGCTCGATGAAGCCAATCCGATGTGGGGGATGTTCTGATGGCCTCAAACCTCATCTGTGACACGGGCCGACACACCCTGTCGACCGAAGCGATCAACCGCCACTGCCATCACTGCGTGATGGAAGCCGCACGGCAGCGTTGCATCGAACGCGGGGAGGGGTGGCGCTGGGGCGTCGAGACGATCGTGGTAGAGGTCAACCGCGACGACGCGGCCGCCTTCCGTGTGCTGGTGGGCAGCTTCCGCAACGCGAGGATCCTGACATGATCACGATGGAGGAGAAGGCTGCGGCCTGGATCGTAACCGCACGACACATGCTTCGACTGAACTCGGCCGGGCCGCTGCACGCGGTGATCGAGGACGGGAACGTCGACGACGAGCACCTTTGTGCCGCGCTGGAAGACCCGGCGCTCACAGAGGCAGAGCGCCACTTCGCGACCATGTTCCTGCAGTGCTTCACCGCCGACGAGCGCGTGGCCATCTACGAGCTGACCACCGGCGCCAGCTGAGGCGTCGAGAGCAATGCCCTCTTTGTGTCATGTTCGCTCGCTGCTACCTCCAGGTCTCCCAAAATGAGGAGAGAGCGATGGATAAGCAGCAGATCGCGGACATGCTGGAGAAGATCGACGCCAACCTGAAGTTCATGTTTGGTGAGGCGGCGCGTCTCGCCGGGTCTCCCAAGGAAGGCTTGGGCCGATACGAGATGTGGGACGACAAGACCGGGGAGAAGATGCCCGACCTGGTCGAGCTGGCCGCAGCGGTGCGCAATCTTCCTTGATGGCCAGACCCCGCCGGCCCTATCTGTGTCGGCGGGGTCAGACAGCAACGAATCGGGCCGAGCCATGTGCCGATCGTCGCGTTTTCCCTGCGCCCGCACTCAACCGTTCGTTGACTTCTGCGTTGTACCACCGATATTGACGTAACGGTCAATACCGTTACGGTCACAGCGCTAGGAGGGCGAAATGGCTACCAAGTTCATTGCTGGCGACGCCACCACGACCCGCCGCAAGCGCGTCGCGCGCCCGACCGGCAAGCGCGTCGATATCGGCAAGGTGGTGAGCGACATGCACGATCGCTACCCGACCGTTATGGCGCACCTCGCTGAATGAGTGAGCCGCTCTGGCTCACTACGAGCGAGATAATCGAGATCAATGCACGCATCGTTGCGAGGACGGAAGAGCCCTCGTTTGTAAAGGATTGGCCGGCGCTTGAGAGCGCGGCTGACCGGCCTCGCAACGCATATGGCTACGGGCAAGATGACATTGCCTACCTGGCCGCGATGACGTGCGTTGCGATCGCCCAGAACCACCCGTTCATGCAGGGCAACAAGCGCACGGCGCTGATCGGAATGCAGGTGTTCCTGCAGAACAACGGCTACAGCTTCAACGCGCCCGACGTGCGCGAGGTCTCCCAGCTCATCTATGACGTGGTCGAGCATCGCCTCGATGTTGATGGCCTTGCCGACCGCTTCGATCCGTGGATCGAGGAGCTAGGGGAGGGGTATAGCGGCATGGATCTCGGCGACCTGATCGCCGGAATGCCAGCGCAGTCGTTCTCGATCCACTTCACCGCTGGGAGCAAGTTCGACGGCGGTGGTGAGATCAACCTCACGCCCAAGGGAATGAAAACCATCACTGTATCTGTGCTGCGGCAGTCCGTTGACGCCGTTCAACATGAGGCAAGACGGCAAGCCGCCCAAGCGCGCTTCTGGTCCAAGGCAAAAAAGCGGCCGCCGGGCGACGAGCCAGCCTAACGGTGCTTCTTCTTGGCCGACCGCAGCGCGTGGAAGTAGGCGGTCACCACCCGAGTGCCATCCACAGGGCCAGGATCCGGCCGCCGGGCGGGAACCACGAGCACCTGATCCGATCGGCGGCAGGATGAGCACCTGAAGTGCCGGCTGGCGGCCGGCAGTTCCAGGGGCCAGCCGCGCTGGCGGAATTGCAGCCAGATGATCGCGTCGATCCGCTCGCCTCGAGCGCAGCGGAAGCACCACACCCTGATGTCCTGTCCCGCCTGGTCTATGGCCTCAATGGTCCGCATCGGTGGAACATAGACGGAACACTCACGGCCAGCCAGATCAGAAATCGATGTCGCGGCGCTCCATCTCCGAGGCGAGCGCCTCGACCGCCGGCGTTGTGGCATCGCCACACGCGGCGGCCGTGCGCTGCCACTGGTCCACGAGTTCCTGGTCCGTTTTCCCGGCGAGCTCGCGGGTCCACTGGTCCAGCTGGTCCTTTGTCCAAGGGTCCGTCGTCATCCTGGCAGCATGGTCCAGCTGGTCCAGCGAGGCAAGTGGGGCAGGGAGCTCGGCGGTGGATGGCACAAGCGGGCTCATCGGCGCCTGTGGATGGCAGAGTGATCGGACCACCGGCTGATAGGCGGCATCCGGGTCTAGCACTTGACGCGTTTTCTAGGACCTCCTCCTTGACAGCACTCCGATGGTTGCGAGTCGCGGTCGATGCGAGTCGCGCTTCTGTCAAGCAAACGCGACACTGTCTCTAGAGCGTTTTAAGCTACGCTAGAGCGCATAAACGAAAAAGAGCTAGTGCGACCGCTCTAGCTCTTTGATCGTGCTCTAGCGCGCGTCGTAGCGCATTCTAGCGTATGCTGCTAACCGCATTGCGAAGCTTGCGCGCAGCGGTGCGAACCGCGCGGTTATCGCTAGAGCAATCGCGTGCGATGATAGCGCGAGCGTTAGCGCACTTGCGAAGTGCGGTGCGAACCTTGCGCTTGTCAGTGCGAGACATAATCAAACCTCAGTAATAGCGTTGGTGCGGTGCGTAGCAGGTAGGTGCGCACCGAAGTGCGCACCTTGTTAGCTTCACTTCATGAAGTCAGCGCGGAACATCGCGAAGAAAGCGTGCGAACCATCAAGCGCGATAGCGTCGCGGTTCTTCTGTACGCTCTTGATCGCACCGAGACCGAGAACGTCTAGAACGTTGCGCGCTTGCGACGACTGCGTCTCAGCACCGCTAGTCATTGCAGTGTGCGCTTGTTCGGTGAGGTAGTCGATCAGCTCTTGATCGCTGAACAGGTTCGTAAAACCTTGCGAGCAAAGAAAGCGACGATTCATGTCGTTAGTGATATCGGTGCAACCGCGATCGGTAGCAACCAGTGCGCAAGCGATGAAAGCGCGCGTTACCTTTTCGAGACGCGAACCGAAACCAGCGACGTACTTAGCGATTTCGGTAATCTTCTTGAGCGCTTTCGCGTTAAACATCGCGTTCGACGAAACCTTGCGTTCGATGACGTCGCTTGCGTTGATACCGAGCGCGAGAAACAGACGCGCAATCGCTTGTTCATTTGCAAGCATGCGCTTGCGTTCGCGAGTGTAAGAATTGTCTTCGCTCAGCGAAAGACCGTTGCTCGCTTCGAAAGCGTCGCGACGCTCGAAGCTTTCGCGCACCGACTGCACCGCATCTTGCACGGTGACGGTATCGAAAGACAGCGCAACGTCGCGCAGCGTGACGACTTCGCTTGCGTCGGTGTTTTCGAGCGATGCGAGCACGTCGGCAACGTCGTCAGCGTCGAGCGTGTCGTCGATGGTCGCGACCGAGGTGTCAGCGTCACCGATGATAGCGAGCGCACCAGCGCTGGCAGCGAGCGTCAGACCGTTCTTTTTCGCATAGCGCTTTGCGGCTGCTTCGCTCTTGAACGCGTGAACCGAAACCGAACCAGCGACGTCGACGAGATTGAAATCGATCATGATAAAGAACCTTTTCGTGAGAAGCTGCGAACCGCTTCGCAGCACCGAACCGCTTCGGTGAAATCAGTTCTAGTGTGTTCCGACATACACGCAAGCGCTTTTCCGCTTTTTCTGAAAAACCGCAGGAAAGCGCGCTTTTTGCACGTCGACTACAAGCGTGGTCGTACCAGTGTGCGAGGTTTTTGAGCGCGAATCACCGCGAATCGCTGTGTCGTTTCACACGATTCGCACCGCGCACCGATCATGCGATTCGCAGTCGCGGTCACCGCGGCCCCGATTAAGACGAAACCGCGCGCTCGCACGTCACGCGCGCACACGCATAGGCGCCGCGCGCCATGGCACCCCTACGCCCACGCGCACGCGAGTTCGCAAAATCGCCCATCCCCGAAATCGCCCAAGGACCCGAGCCCAATATGCCCACCGAGCCATACGGATTTTGAGCCATTCATCATCCGAGCCCATAGAGCTCCATAAGCCCATGGGAGCACCTGGGCACCATGAGCCCCGAAGATCCATGGCACCACCGCGCCCGGCGAGCACCATTGGTCCATGGGCATCCATGGGCATGCCGAGATACGCGAGATCCATGGGGTGGTGCGCTCCCGAGGACGCATGGGGGATGAGACCCTCGGGAGCGCTTGCACCGGGCTCGCCGAAATGGGGAAGCGAGCCCAGGCAATCAGTGAATTTCGTGGATCATGCCGCGATGGCGATGATCTCGATAGCGGGCGCAAGCTGCTGAATTATTTCCATGAGCGCGCCCATATCGCTCCAGTGACAGCGGATGGATGCACCCCGAGGGCAAACGACCATCTCGAAGGGCATGGGCACGATGGGGGCGCCGCGCATGGTGGGATGCAGGACCATGATGCCCGAGAACCGCGAGGCGCCGGCTTCGATCCGCCAAGGTTCGCCCATCCGCGCACGCACCATGGACGCGACGGCGTGATCGATCTTCACGATTTCCGTGTGATCCACCTCGGGGAGGATGGGCATGCCATAGGTGGCGAGCGTGACGTTCATGGGATCTGGCCTCTTCGATTACTCGCGAGCACCGCTGCTCGCTGAAACCGATATGAGCGCATGCGTGCATGGATGCGGGCGGCTTTATGCACCGGCCGCGCGAGCCTCGATGAGCCCAAGCATCAGGAAAGCCTGGTGCCCATGGACGCCTGGAGACGCCGCACGCCTAGGGAGCCTGGGAACGCCTGAAGCCCATGGGCACGCCTGGCTGCACGAAACCCGCGGCGCTAGGGGTCAGCAACGCCGCGGGCTCGACGGGTGTGTGGGATCAGGTGGCTGGGGTGTTGGCCACCACGAGGCTGACAAGGCCGGCGATCATGCCGATGGAGGTGATGGTAACGCATGCCAGGTGCGTCTTGAGGGCATTAGCCACGAATGTCCTCCCATGCGGTAATGAAGCCGATGATGGCCGATGCGCCGAGAAAGATGGGCCAGGTCATTTGGCCATCACCTTGGTGCGCTCACAGGCGAACGATACCATGGCAATATCGCCGGCGGGCTTGATGTGGGCGGGGACCCGGTAGAGCGGCTGATTGTTGGTGCGGCGAAGCATGCCCAGGCAGCTGCCCGCAGTCGGCGCGCGATCTATCACATATTCCGTGGGCTGCCCGCCCACCGTGATCGTCATGACGAGAGCCCAGAACATCAGCGGGTCTTGCCACCGAGGCGGCTCTTGCGTCGCGCCCAGCGGGCGCGGCGAGCGTCGCGATCGGAGGAATTGATGCCCGGCGCGATACCGGTGGCGAGGGCGAATGCGATGCTTTCTTCGCGATAGTTGGACATGGTCACCTCTTCATTCTGCGAGCACCGCTGCTCGCTTGCTGAAGCTGATATGATCGTCCTGTCCGGTGGATGCGGGTGGGTATGCGAGCCTGGTCGACGGGATCTCTTGTCCTCGCCGAGCATCATGGGCGCGGTGGGCATAGCGGATCCATGGATGCCCATGGGAACGGTGTGCTCTTATTGGCTCAGATACGATCGAAAAGCTCGCCGGGCTCCATGGGCGCGGGGAGGCATTGTCCTCATGGGCATATGGGATCGCTGCCGTACATGGAATTTGGGAGCGTGAGGGGCGGGTGCCATGGATGCCCATGGATCTCAGGGCACAAGCAAATGCCGCGAGAACCCCATGCTCTCGCGGCATTCACCCCTCGGCCAGCGGGAAAAGGAACCGGCTGGCGTCGTTGCGGTCTGGTTTTTATGATCGCCCTTGTGACCGCGGGCAAGGGCTATTGGGTCAGAATGAGCGACGGCCGGGTTAGATTGAGTGGTCGCGCCGGAGCTTGTTTAGCTCGTTTTCCTGATCCGTGGTGAGGTCGTCCGTGCACAGCAGATCATCCGCCTCACTCCTCGCGTCGGAGACTATCTCCTCGATGCGTTCGATCCGCCGCTTGAACTCTGCATCGTCCATTTGCGCGTGCTCCTTGATGCGCGTTGTCTCGTTGATCTCGGTATAGCGATCGTTCCGGCGGACTAAAGCGGCTTGTTGACGGCATCAAGCTTGGCGAGGGGCGGGAGGCTATGGGCTCGGGTGACCCATGGAGCGCGTGGATTTAGGTGGGCGTGGGGCTGGATGGGCGCTCCGAGATTTCGGTGCCCGGCCGTGTAGGGCAGAAATGACAAAGGGCGTTCGGTTGAAAGTGAGCGCGCGAATTTCCTCGTCCAGCGTCAACCACGAGCTCCATATGCTCCAAGCACTCCATATGCCCGGTGAGATCCATGCTTCCCTTACCCCATGAGTACCCATCGCCCCTATGATCCATACGCTCCGATGTGTCCCTAGTGCGTGACCCTTCCTTATGGGTGGACGCCTATATGCCTGGTGCCTTTGAACGCCTGGGGAATGCCTAGGAAGCCTGTGTATCGGGTTGGCCTAGGTCGTAACCATCGAGATTGGTGGCGATCTCCTCGTGGATCGACACCTCGCCTTTGTCGATGTGGACGATCAGCGTTTGGTGTTTGCCCGTGGGTGCTTTGATCCGGCCTTTGCTCATGGTGATCTCGACGTCCTTGGCGACATAGTCGTTGCATCCGATCGAGATGACGGCTTCTGCGATGCGAATGACGTCCTGGGTGGTGTCGATCGCCTCGGGTGTGGTGACGGTCACGCCGTCTCCGAGTTTGATGTGGGTCACGGATCAGTCCTCTCCGAGATATGCTGCTGTCGTCGCGAACCTGATGTGCGTGATGACGCGCTCTCTGGTGAGGGCTTCGGTGCGGCCGAGCTGCCACGGCTCCTCATCGTCCGACTTGGTGCAGAAGAAGGCATGGTTCGCCTTGGCATTACGAGCGTCGATTGCTGCGATGAGCGGCTCGACCAGATCGTCGTCCCAGGTTTCCGCGATCCACTCCAACAGGTCAGCCTGACCTTCGAGGGCGATCGCCTTGGCGTTCGGTGTTGCCAGCCAGCTCGCGAAGTTCGGGCGGGGCTCTGGCTTGGGCGCCTGGTCGCTCACCGCAAAGCTGGAGAGGGAGCGTGGGTCGATCATGGTTATGCCTTTCTCTCGGGGATGTAGCGCCAGCCCAGGCGTGGGTGCTTCTCGGGGATCAGACGCATGCCGACGAGCTGCTGCGGGTCATCGCAGCCGCGACGCGCCGCCTCATTGTGGATCAGGCGCAACAGCGTTCCGCGGATCTGAACCTTCTTGCCATTGGCATCCGCGATCAGCTCGCCGAAGCTTGCGTCATGCACCGCCGTGATGGTGACGGGCACCGGCTCGCTTCCATAACCTGCGGACCGCAGGAGCGGCAGCCTGTCGTGGCGTTCGAGCTCCGCGGCTCGCATAGCCTTGATGCGTTCTAGGGCGCTGCGCATGGTCACTCTCCCTTCGCGATCCATCTGCGGGCCAGGGTGGTAGCGCCGATGATCAGCCATATCAGCCACAAGGAAGCGCTGGCGACCGCGAGTGCTTTCCACGGGATGGTCGCCCGATCCTGCGAAAGCCCGGCCTCGTACTCCTTGATGCAGTCTTCGTAGGTGGGCAAGTCGGCGGTCCACGTCGACTCGAGGCGCGGGTTGCAGCCGATCCGTTCAAGATCGTTGGCTACTCCCCTCGCGACGTGTTCGCCCGCCATCCACGATCCCGCGAACGCTATGGTGAAATAGGCAGCGGATAGCGTGGCCGCGAGGCGAGCCCGCTTGGTCTTCAACATTCCCGTCGTCCCCCTGTGTTCTCAAATCGCCCGCGCGATCCTTACGATGGTCTCTTCCCAGGTGAAGCTGCCATCGCCCTCTTCATGCTGATTTTTGCCGTCTGCCTTGCCCGCGAAGCAGAACTGCTCGACGTGGGCTCGACGCGGAACCTCTACATAGAGGCTGATCGGGTCACCGGCATAGGCGGCGGCGAGATATTCGACCATGTGGCTCGCGACAAGCCTGGCGTCGTCGGGGTTGCCGTCCAGGCTGAACTCCGCGGCGAACGCTGGGGAGGCATATGCTTCCATGCCGGGGATCGCCTCATGCTGGCGCCACACCTTGATGATGATCTTGCCCATGGTCAGAACTCGTACTTCTCGGCCCACCACGCCGTGATCCGCTTCCAGACCTCCGCCGGCTCGATCTCGCTGGCGTTCTCGATCACCAGGTCGGGCAGCGGGCTCATCATCGGATGGATGTCGAAGATGATCTGGTTACCGCGCCGCTTGGCGGGGACTGGGCACTGGTCGTCGGGCAGGGTGTTGGCTTCGGCCGAGCCGGGCGCGAACTCGCCGAGAAACGCACCGGTCATTTGGTTGAAGTAGAGGTAGGTCTTGGCCATCGTCGCTTCCTTTTCATCGAGCACCGCTGCTCGGTGATTTCGGTATGCGCGCTGCCGGTGATGGATGCGGGTGGGCAGTGATCGTCAGAAGCTTGCCCAAAGGGGGTGCGCTTCCATGGAGCTGTGGTCGATAGGCTCGGGCTGCAACTCTTCCAGGTCGCTCACGCCGATGCGGCTGCGTTCATTGCCGTGGCGATCTGTCCATCCGCACTCCAGCGTCAGCTCCCACTCTCGCGCGTTCGATCGATGGGTGGTTTCGATCTGAATGCCGCGGAAGCTGACTATACCGAGGCTGCCGAGCAAGTTCTCGTTCGCCAGCGCCATGCGGGCGTCGTCACGCATTACAATGCGCCACACCGGGCAGCCCTTTTCACGGGCCAACTGCAGCCCGTCGTCGATCTGCTCCGTCAGGGTGCGGAAGGTCATGTCACTGCCCCATGGCGGCTTCCCATCCCGCTTTGATGTTGTCGAGGCTCATCAATCAGATACCCTCCCTGACCGGCGGGAAGTAGATGGTGATCGTGTCTTCGTGGGCCGAGAATGCCCAAGCATGATTATTCCGCACCTCGAAAGGATGCGGCGCGCGATCGCGCTTGTGCGCAATGATGTAAACGGTCGCGGGATCGTAGTTGCGTTCGCTGCACGACAGCTCCACTGCGTCCAATAGAGCCGTAGTGTTGACGCCGCCATAACCCTGGCCCACCCAATCCATCAGCTCGCCGGTCCCAATCATGCAGACGGCACCTACCAGTGCGGAGGGGCGCCATCCCGTCTCGGGCGGCTCCAGATCGCGCAACCAATCGGTGAAGTTCGGGCGCGGCGAGGGCGTATTCATTCCGTGGGCTCCTCGTCCGCCTCGGAGATAGGCGCTTGCTTGATCGGCTCCTCGAAGGCGCAGATATTCAGCTTCACGACCTTCGGCTTGTGCCAGGGCGGCTGCTTGTCAGCGTGCTCCTTCGCGTCACCATGACACTGGAACCAAAGCGTGCGGTCTGCCCACGCCGTCTGCCCGCTGGTATAGCCTTCGCGGGAAGGGTGTGTGTAGCCGCCCACCGTGTCGACGAGGTAGATCAGCTTAGGCCGAAACCTGAGCTGGCCTTTGCGAAGGCGTAGCTTTCGTGCCGCCTCCATCAGTTCGGCAATCTTCATCGTTCACCTTTCCGCACCCACCGTGCTACGAGCAGCACGGGCGTGACGATTAGCCAGATCGCTATCAGCGTGCCGGCGGCGCGCGTGATTGCAAAGTACCAGGCGCGATCATTCAGCCATTTCATTCTCTCATCTGCGCCAGCGAGGCAGTCGACGTAACTATCGCCGGGCTGGGGAGAAGTAAGCTGGGTCTCGCACACCGTGCTTATGAATTGGTCATGCTGGCTCGTCGCCAGATAGCCAGCGAGCCAATACATGGCGCCTATCGCCAGTATGAGATAGGCGCCGGAAAGCGCGATCGCGAGCCGTGCGCGCCTAGTCTTGAGAGTTATCCCCACGTTTATCCCCTATGCAACTGTGTCACCCATCACACCTGAATTGAAAGTGATCAAGGGCACGCGCTCAACGCCGAGCGCATCGCAATCGTCCAGATATTGCTGCACGCGCGCCATGGTGACGTCGTGCTCGTGACGGCACTGCGCCTGGATGACGCACCCGAACCCATACTGTTCTGCGTCCTTGATGAGCGCCGCCACCCCGCGCTCCTCGAAGCCGAAGTCGCCGGAGATATCTTGCAGGTCGCCGTTGGGTGCCCAGGATGCCGTGATGACGTCGGAGCTCGCGACGAAGCCGAAGCAGGGCCAGTGGATCGCGAACGCCATGATGTCGGCGGCGGGGATGAAGGCCGAGAGGCCCCCATCGGTATGTCTGGTGACCAGCATCGGTCAGGCCGCCAGGCTGTCGGCATAGGCGTTGACCGGCGCCAACGCAGCCTCGAGGCTGCAGGCATAGTCGCTGATCACGTCGTCGCCACCATTGCCATAGACGAACCAGACGAAGCCGACGCGCTTGCCCTCGGCGTCGAAGGCGATCAGGCGATCATCATCCGTGGTGTTCATAGCCGCCATGATCTCGCCGATCGAGGTGGACCGGGTGACAGTGGTCTCCTCGCCATCATAGACGCTCACCGAGTAGCCGGCGTCCAGAAGCGCCTGGGCCGCCTTGCGAGCAATCTTGCCCTCGGTCTCGATGCGCTTGATGAGGCGCTTGTAGCCCGCGTCGGTGGGGTCGTAGTCGCTGCCGCTCTTGATGCGATCGATCGACTGGCTGAAACCCGACTTGTCCATGTGATGTGTCCTTTCGTCACCGCACCGCTGCGGTGATTCTCTTTTCGCATGCGCTGCCGGTGGATGCGGGTGGGCTCGATGAGCCTCAGAAGGTCCCGTAGAGGGGGTTGCCCTCCATGGCAGCGAGCTCGGCCTGGCGCGCGTGCCGGTCACACGCGGCGTCGGATCGCAGCTTGGCGATGGGCAGCAGCTGGTCGGCCGGGCACGCGTCCTCGCCGAACCAGTTCTCCAGGCGCGTCAGCGTGCCCTCGGACATGCCGTAGACTTTCGCAGCGCGTTCCAAGGCGTCATCTAGGCATTCGAAATCCTCGTAGACGTGGACGGTGTCGCCGCCGACCTCTTCGAGCGAAGCGTCCCAGTGCAGACGGAAGCCGCCATCGGGGATAGGCATGGTCAGTCCTTGATAAGCCCAGCTGCCCGCATCTCCGCAAGGCTAGGCATGTGTTCGTTCCCGCGGGACGCGCTGGGCTCCAGGTGCAGGATCAGCTTGGTCAGCGGGTCGACGCCATCGTCGGTGACGGAGCGGATGACGACGCGATCGGGAGCCATGGAAACCAGCTGCACGCCGGCATGTCGCAGGATCTGGATCATCCGCGGGTTGTTGAGCGGAGGGTAGGTTCGGGCGCCCATCAGATGCACACCGCCTGGTCGAGCTCGAAGCGGTTGTACGCTCGCAGCATGTACTCGCGCCATTCCAGGCTGGCGTCCGGCCAAGCCTTCACCTTCAGGTCGTCGAAGAAGATGCTGGCGACACCACCGTCCGTCTGGCCGAGCAGCAGCTGGATGGGGGCAACTGCCTTGTCCAGGTTATCGACCTGGCATGATTGGGTGATCTGGTCGAACAAGGTCATGGCTCAGGCGGCCTCACCCATCACGGTGATCTCCGCGCCGCGATCCGTGGCAGCGATCGCGTCGAGCTCTTCCAAGAGCGTCGCGATTGCCTCCAGATCCGCGTCGGTGTTCTTGCCGCCAACGTCGACGTGGTTGTCGCTCGCGCCCTCGAGACCGATGGTGATACAGCCTGCCAGCAGCTGCAGCTGCCGATCGTTGAGCATGAAGCTCGCCATGTTCGTTTCCTTCTCTGTCACCGCACCGCTGCGGTAAAACCTATATGACCGAGCAAGCGTGCGGATGCGGGTGGGCAGTCATGCGGCGAGCAAGGGCACGCACTCGCCAGTCCTGAAGAGGTGCATTCGCTGCCAGATGGTGAAATTGCCATCGAGCTCCCCGGCGAGGATCTGGGCTACGGTCGACTCCAGCTCCCTGATCCAGGCCTTGGGGTCGTTGCACCGGGTCTCACCCGACCGGATGCTGGCGATCAGCCGGCGCTCGGGCTCGGCCGCGAACTGTCGCGCAGCCTGGCGATCGTCGAAGCCGGGGACGGGACGGGCTGCGCTTGCCATGTCAGCAGGTTGCGATGCGGACCCGGGTATCGCCGGTCGGGCGATGAAGGATGCCCGGCGTATTTTCGATGATGCGGACCTTGTAGCCCGCGCGCCGGTACTTGATCGCGAGGACGCCGGCCTGCCGGCGGGCTTCGTTTTCCTGCATGACGCCGATGCGACCGGTGCTGCACACGCCCGGCGGATCGATGATGATGGTCTGGACGGGGCGCGGGGCCGCGTCGAGCGGGACCGGCAGGGCCGGGGCGAGCAGAAGGGCGAGGAAAAGCATGGGCGGCTCCTTTGGCCTAGAGGGATACGAATGAAGGGAAGGGGGAGCGTTCGCCTACTCGCGACAGACCAGGCGCCACTCTTGGCCCTGCTCCAGTCCTTTCGTGCCTACTTGCTCCCCAGCTGACCGAGTGCTCGCGCGCTCATCCTCGGCCCTTGGTGCCCGTTGGGCTTTATTTCCTCTTGCGAGGCGTGTGCGTTTCGTTGTGCACCGCTGGCCTTGTGCGGTTGGCTCAGCCGGCCGATCTACGTGTCGGCGTCGCTATCGTGATGCATTCGCGCTCCTTCGTCGCCTACCGCGATGTGAGAATTGCCTCTTTTCAAACCCTGGCGCGCGTCGTGCGGCGCTGGACCCAATGTCGCCGGTCAGCTCGGGGAGCGGGCAGTTTTCGGGGATGCCAGCCCGATCTCTATCGCTTCATCATCGTTCCTTTCGTCAGCGCGTTGTTTGCTTCACTGCGTTGGTGTGTGTTGTCTAGCACAGCTTTTGTGTCGCACAAGTGGCGTTTTGGTGCTCATCAGCCCGATGATGGTTGACAGAAAACGCCTCGCTGCCGTCAACAACCGACCAAGAACCGTCAACCTAGGGCGGAGTAAGTTATTGAAAACAAACGTCTATGTTGTGGCCGCTCACCTGAACACCACATTCGGGAAGATCCGCTTGAGAGCGGTGCGCCAGTGCGCATCCGTGTAGCTGTGGTGCTGCAGGGCGCGATAGGCCCCGCTGTCGTGTAGCGATCGATAGGCTTCCGACCCTTCAGTGACCTTGGCTGGCCACGTACGGCGCAGGCCAAGATCCTGCACGATCAGATTGGTGGCGATCTGGACGTGGTCGTCGGTGATCTTCGCCATGCTCACTTGTCGCCGAAGCCGATGCGCAGGCGCAGCGTGCCGTGGATACGCTCGGTGCGCTCGACCAGGCGATCGGGCTGCTCGCCGCGCACCATCTTCTTCCAGTCGCGATTGCGGATGCCCGAGTTCGCACCGGTGGGGATCTTGTCGACCGTACCGCCCTTGCTTGCGAACAGCGCCACCGCTTCGGCGGTAGCGAGAGACATGCGTGCCATCTGAAAACCTCATCGTTGCCGAGCACCGCTGCTCGGTGATTTGGTTGTGCGCTCCGATGCGCGCGGATGCGGCTGGCTTTCGCGGTTATTATGCGGCGAGTGATGCGCTGTGCTGAGCTGTCAGGCGCCCCAGCTGGGCGGCGATCTCCAGCATGGTGTCCAAGTCCTCAACTGTGGCCGCCTCATCGTAGGCACGCCAAAGAGCGTCGCGCGCTGCGAAGCAGGTGGGCCGGCGTTGGGGGAAGGGGATGATTGCGACGCTCACTCGACTCGACTCCGCTTTGATGAAGCCAATATGTGCGGTCCACAGACCGCATTTGTCAACGGGTGTCCCGCATTTTGCGGTTGATAGACCGCGGCGGGAACGATACACGCGGGGCATGACTGACCCCAACGCCATTCTCATTGATCGGATTGATGCCCGCTTGCAGGTGCTCAACCTGTCAGATCGCAAAGCGTCCCTCAACGCGATCGGCAAACCCGACCTGATCCGCGACATTCGCCGCGGCAAGAAGCGTGCGGAGCTTCCTGCGCTGGCGCGGGCGTTGGCCACGACGGTCGATTTTCTGGAAGGGCTGACGGACAACCCGTCGCGCGCCGAGCCAGTGAGTGACGGTGCTCCCCAGATGCCCCGCCCAGAGGAGATGGAGAAGGACATTCCGGTCTACGGCACTGCCCTCGGCGCGGAGGTCAGCTTTTGGTCCGAGCACAACGGCGAGGTGGCAGTCGAGCAAACGGACCTGAACACAGGCGAGGTCATCGATTACTTCCGCCGGCCGCCAGCCCTACGTGATCGCCGCGACGTCTACATGCTCTACACGGCCGGATCGTCCATGGCGCCAGCGTTCGAGGAAGGCAGCCCGATCCCCGTGGATCCGAAGCGACCGCCGGCGATCGGCAACTACGTGGTGGTCTATCTGCGGGACCAGGACGATGAGTATGCGGCGGGCGTCCTCATCAAGCGCCTCGTCAAGCGCTCGGCCAGCTTCATCGAACTCCAGCAGTTCAACCCGCCGGCGACGTTCCGCCTGGAACCGCGCCAGTTTCGAGCGGTGCACCGGGTGATGCCCTGGGAAGAAGTGTTGGGGGTATGAGCGATTTTAAGCGCTTCTGAGCGCGTCTAACGCGACGCGCGGTCGCACTACCTAGAGCGCTCTAAACGCGCTGAGCGAGCGCGAGAGAGCGATTTAGAGCATATCGCGCTCGCTAGTGCAGAACCCTGCGAGCGCGATCGTTCACTGGACGCTCGCAGGTGTCACGATCGCCTGGCACCGACCGTACCGTAGGACAAACTCCAAGCCCGGCTCGCTCACGGCGGCAGCAATGGGACGTAACGCCTCCTTCACCGCCATGAAAAGCTCATAGCCGTCCCAACCATCGCCGAAGCGACGGTGTGCCTTGCGGTAGCCCCGCCGCAGAAGATGCCGAGCGTCGGCGATGAACTGGTCGACGGGGAAATCTTCGGGCAAGTTCGCGCAGCGGTCCTCCATACGCGACGAGATCTCGTGCCGCGCTACATCAAGCGCATCTGCGAAGTCCATGTCCGCTTCATGCCGGCGCGTACAGTAGGTGCGCGTGCCGGGCCACCAACCCACGGCACCATTTGCCTCCTGGTCGCATAGGTCATCGGCGACCTGGGCTATGTTGTGGCCCAGGCGGGTGGTTGGCTTGTGAAAATCGCCGTGCCGATCGCCGAAGGTGCCCCAGCGTCCGCGTACCTGCCAGAGTCCACCCAGCGCCTCCAGCTCGTCCGCTGGGCACCCAATCGACGCGATGCCGTTCTGATGCTCCAGCAGATCGTGCGGCAATAGGCCACCGTTCCAGTCGACCAGAATACCAGGCGTGATTTCGGTGCCCTTGATCACGAGCCCAAGATTGCCGTTGTCGTCTTCGTGGCTGACGATGCGGACTGACCTCATGCCCGCTTCCGGTTCAGCGTGACGAGGCAGGTGTTTACGTTTGTCCCGCTCTCCGCGAACGAGCCGGGCGGCAGATCCTTGATGTTGCCATTCATGGTCTCCACCAGCTTGCGGAACGCCTCGGTCTTTCGATCGGTGCGGAACTCGATACTGGCGCTCATCACCGCGACGATCTTCCCGCCGGGAGCAAGGAACTTCACGGCATGGGCGACGTGGTCGATATCCAGGCCGCGATCGAATGGCGGGTTCATCAGGATCCGGTCGTAGATCGGCTGCGGCGAGCGCTTGAGGAAGTCGCCATCGATCACGTCGCCGACCTGGCATGTCTCGCGCAGGGTGTCCGCGCGGCCAGGGTGGAGCTCGATCATGTCCACCGAGAACGTGGCGCCGCTTTCCCGCATGCCGCGGCACAGAGCCTTCACGATCGCACCTTCGCCTGCCGAGGGCTCGAGGACGCGGAAATGCAGGTTGTTCTGTTCGGCATACCAGCGGGACACGTTCATCTCTGCTTCGCCGACGACGCGATCCGCTACCGCGTCCGGCGTTGGGAACCAGCCCATGTTCTTCGCGACAGCCGTCGACTGCCGCGCCAAGGGATCGTCCTCGACCGCATCGCTGCCAGCGCCCAGCGCCTCACCGTAGTAGTCGGCGAGCTCCTTGTTCACCCGCTTCAGGAGATCGTCCCGCTTGAACCACAGGTGAGCGTTACCGTTCTTGAATACCCGGACGCGGAAGTATTCGTTCTCGACGGTGAATGCGCCGCGGACCAGACCGCGCGGCCGCGCGTCGTTGATCTGGCCGATGATACCAGCATAGCGCTCGGGCACCGATCGCTTCTCGGGGTCGGGATCGTTCTCGTGGTCGAGCTCCCAGAAGGCGCGCTCGATGTCGCGGATCGTATCCTCGTGGCGCGCATGCGTGTTCCACATGCCGTACGCATCGAAGACGTAGGTCAGCACCACCCGCTCGCCGATCTTGAAGCCGTCATGGCTGCGGAAGCGGCGGTCGAGCTTCGCGAAAGCGTTGGCGATGCCGCGCTGGAAGATCATCTTGGCGTTGCCGGCGAGGTTCGCGAGCGTGGAATAGGCCGTCTCGATCGAAACCTCGGGCGGGTCCTTCTCCAGCTGGTCGCGGAACTCCTGGTGCGCCTGGCGATCCATGAGCTTGTCAAAGCCATAGCCTTGGATGAGGTGGCCCCAGATCGTGCGGTCGGCTTGCTGGCGCAGGTAGGTGAGGAACCTGGCCCGCTCGTCAGGGCCGCGGCTGAATGCGCGCGAGGCGTTGGACTGGTCTACATAGAACTGCAGACCGCCGGCGGCCTTAGCTGCAGTCGCGAACGCCTCGTCGATCGCCTGGAAGGCTGTCGCGAACTTCTCGATGGCAAGGTTGCGATAGCCGACGATCTCGCTGATCTCGGCGCGGGTCACAAGGGCAGTGCCGGTCATCAGTGCTGCCCCTGTTCCACGATGCGGATCATGTCGAATGCGGTGAAAGGCGACATCGAGATGGGCCACGGCTCTCCAGGCTGCTTCTCGGCGGCCGGCGTGAGTCTGAGGCCATCGGCGAGCACCTCGTGCAGCTTCATTTCGACCTCGTGGTCATCGCCGTTCCAGATCACCTTGAGCGTGAAGTTGGCGCCGCCGTGTGTGTCGCTCTCGTCCTTGAGGCGCTCGTCGAGGATCTGTGCAATCGTGCGGAGGGGCATTGTCTGTTCCTTCATCACCGGTCACCGCTGACCGTGTGAGTGTTATTGCACACGCGCTGAAGGCGTGCGGGTGGCTTACTCGCTGACGCGAGCGGCGATGTGCTTCTGCAGGTGTTCGGGCAGCGCGAGCCAATTGATGCGTTCGCCGAGACACGGCCCCTCTTCGCAGATCGAGAATTGCGAGAACCCCAGGGGGCGTGTGGGCTGGTCGTCAAGGCCAAGGCACTCGAACAGCGAGCCCACCGGCAAGTCGAGCACGACAGTATAGCGGTCCTGGGTGCTGCCGCCGTTATCCCAGATCGATCGGACATTGCTCGGCTTCGGCATCGATGGCGGGACGGCCGGCGTGCACACGCGGCAGATCTCGGAGCCCTGATCGCCGTGGATCGTGCCGGTACCAGCGCAGCCGAAGCAGATGAGGCTCATGCGCGTCGCCTCGCTCGCTTCAGCATGCGTTCCAGGCTCATGCTCTGCGGCTTCTGTCGCCCGGGCGACTGGTAGAAGTAGGGCGCCACGAGCTCTTGGATCTTGTCGTCGATATTGGGCAGCTCCGGCGGCTTCGCGGCCTCGCGAGCGTCGATCTCTGCACGGGTCTCGAACTGCGGGTGGCCTAGGCGTGGGAAGAAGTCTTGCGCCCACCCTCGTCGATTGACAGCATCTTCACCGATGTCCCGCGCGCAGTCGGCGCAGTACCAGGAATAGGATCCGTGATTGTAATGGAGCGCGGGCTCTGCTTGGCAGCGCGAGCGGTTGCAGGCGCCGCCTTCCTTGCCCTTGTTGGGCTTGTCAGGGCCGTTGTAGTCGCCGTAGGCCATCAGCCGCGCTCCGCTTTGCGATCCGCGAACAGCTGCAGCGCTTCGTCGGCGCAACGTTCCCAAGGCGCGTAGGCAATCATGCCGGCGTTCATGCGATCGCGCTGGTCCTGCGGCATCTGCTTCACCAGCTCGGAATACTTGGCGACGGCCTCCAGGACGAACGCCTGCATCAGAACGCCGGTGCGCGAGCCTTCCATCATCCGCGCCACGAACTCGACATTGGTCTCGGGGTCCGTGGGATGCGGATTGAGGGCATCGCCGGGCACCAGCATCTCGCGGTTGTCCGACATGGACGTGACGACGAACATGTCCTCGTCGACGCGGCGGTCATGGGCGCGCAGGACCCTAACCTGCTGCCGGCGCATGTCGATGAAGCCGCCAAACGGGCGCTCATAGGTGCCGTCGTCGATCTCGCTGATCTTTCGCATTTCGTTCCCTTTCGATGCGCACCGCTGCGCTGCATCGTTCTTGTGCATCATGTGATTGGTGGATGCGGCTGGCTTAGGTCAGAAGGTGCCCCACAGGGGGTTCGCCTCGATCTCATCCTGCGCGCGCTCATCTGCGAGCTTGGCGTCGATGGCCGCCTGGGCAGCCTTCTCGCGGCGTTCCCTCAAGGCCTGGTGCGCTTGGCGCCGAGCCTCCTCAATCTTGCGGAGCGCCTCGACCGCCTTGCTTTCCATCTCCCCAAGTGGCGTTCGCGGCCCATCCTCGTTCATGAGGTTCGCGTGATGCGAGAGCCATGGCGTGCCGTCTGCCTTGTAGTAGATCGGGTTCCCGCCCTGACCATCGGCCTTGACCATGAAGCGTACACCCTGGCCGAACTGCTGCCGGAAGTGGTCGGTGATATCTCGACCGATACGGGTAGGCGACAGCGGGACGACCTTGCCGTCGTCATCGAGCATCGCGACGAGATGGACAGAAGGGCCATAGTAGCCACCGTCTGAGTCCTGCCGCGGCACCATCCTGAGCGGGGCTTCCCAGTCGATCATTGGCCGGCGCTCCGCATGCCTGCGCCGAGCTTCTTCCACTCAAGCTCACCGCGGCGGTTGCGAACCTGGACCATGCCAGGCTCGGGCGCGAGTTCACGCTTGCCCTCGGGAGGCTTGCGGTAGCGCCCGCCGCGCTCGAAGTGGCTGCGGTCGCGGGGAGGTGCCGCTCGATCGATGAAAGGGTGCGCGTTGAACCACTCGTCATGGATCACGATCATCTTGCGTGCGGCCCTGGCAGCGTGACCCGCTTGCTCGGCGGCTGCACGCAATGCGTGATTGAGGAGCATGAACGACTTGCCCTGCTGGCGCGCGCCGACAATTGCGATGGCTCGATGAATACCGTCGACCGGCACGTGCGGGGCGATGATAGTAGGCTCCATCAGAACATTCCGAACATCGGGTTGTCGAGCATGGCGGCCTGCTCTGCTGCGGCAGCTTCCTCCGCCTCCAGCTGGGCGACGGTGATCTCGACGAGCTTGGGCGCTCCGTTGATCGGCGTCAGACGCGGCCACACGTAGAGATACCGCTGCCCAGATGCCGTGACGAGTCTGAGCTTGGTCCCGCGATCGAAGATCCGGCCGGCGATCGGGTTCGTGGCGTCAGGGAAGCGCAGCAGCGGCATCTGCGTGTTGACGATCCTCGGAGCGCCTGGCCCGCGCGCTGCGTCGAGCGTGCCATCGGGATTGACCATGACAGGCTTGGTAGTGCTGAGCTTCGGCATGGTCGCGGCGTTCCAGCCGCGGGGCGTGTCGATCCCGACGACCATGTAGGCGGTGAGCTCCTCGCCGTCGCACACCCGGCGCCACTCGGTCGGGTCAAGCTCGCACGCGGTGCCGTCGTCCCACTCGATCGGCATCCGCCAGTTCAGAACAGTCCCCACAGGGCGCTTCCTTCCATTTCAGTTGTGTCGATTGGCGCAGGCGGCGGGGCAGGGGCGCCGACAGCTGCCTGAACGCCCGCGTCAAGCATGATCGCGAGCGCCTCGTAGGTGATGACCTGGGCGCCGCGGGCGGCTGCCGTCTTCGCCTTGACGGTATTCGTGCGCGACGCGACCAGGATGTCGCAGTTGTCGGCGGTGTCCGTGTAGACGTAGCCCGCATCCTCGATCATCTTGATCCAGTCAGGCCGGTGCACCTGGACATTGTTCTTCATGCCCTTGCCGGTGAGGGCGATCCGCTTCCATCCCATCAGAACATCCCCCAAAGCGGGCTGCTGGCGTTGGCGCGCTCGGTCTCCTCGCGCGCTCGTCGAGCCCACGGCGTCTCGACCTCTTCCTCTTCCACGAAGAGATCCTCGGTCGGATCGAAGGTCTCGATCTTGCCCCAGGGGCAGCCTTCATCCACCGGGCTCCCGAGAGCGCCGTAGACAAAGCCGGTCCCGATCGCGTCAGGGCGCGTGTCGAGGCGCTGGCCGCCGGTGACATACAGCCGGCGACGCGTGCGCACGGTTCGGATCGGAAGCGAGAAGTCGATCATCGTTATTCGTCCAGCTCGGGGAGCTCAGCGCCGTCGAGGATCGTGCCGAGCTCCGGTTCGCGCGCATCGAGGAACAGCGCAGCATCGAGCACCGCCTGGGAGCCGAAGCCCTCCATGCTCTCAAGCCGCAGACATTCCGCTTCGATCGCTTCCTTGGCGCCAGCGCGCGCGAGATTCTCCGCCTGTGCAGGCGTGTCGGCTTCGATCGTCGCCGTGATGTAGCGGCGGCAGTTGAACGCATAGGTGACGGTGAACTCCGCCATCAGAACTGCGCCATTTGGGAGTAGCGCGGATCGAGCGCTTCGGGCGCGCGATTGGTGGGCGCTGCGATTGCCGCCTGGGCCGGCGTGAGCTGCTTGGGTCGCGACATCTGAATGGCGATGGCAGCAGTCCGAGCGAACTTGAATTGGCGTCCGGTGCTCTCGCACACGCCGTCAATCGGATACTTCGGCCTGCTCGGAGACACGCCGGTGAACCGGTAGCGTTTGCCCAGGCTCGTAAACACGAGCCCATAGTCGCTGCCCGCCAGGCCGAGGGACCGACCGTTGACGTCGATCAAGCGGCGCGCGGCGTCATCTGCCGCAGTCGTGTCGGCCGAGGACGCGACCAGCGAGAGGGTGAGGCTGTGCGCGCCTAACTGACCGCCCTTGACCTCGAACTTCAGCCCATGCCGCTGCCCGAGCTCCGCGAGCTCGGCGACCACGTCAGCCGAAAGCGCGCGGTGGCCGGTCTTGTTGAAATCTTTGAACATCGAACATCCTTCTCGTCTACGGTCACCGCTGACCGCATGTGTGTTATTCACCATATCTAGCAGGCGTGCGAATGGCTTCTGTTACGGTGCTTCGCCATCCACGGTGTCTTGCTCAGCGGCTTGGACCAGGAACTCTCCGTGGCTGGCGCAACGGCCTTTGAAGATGGGTCCGTCGTCATCGATATCGACCGGTTCGCCAGTCTCCAGGCGAGCGCCACATTTAGGGCACGCGAATGGCACGTCGTAGAAGACGAGGATCTCGAGCATCAGGCGACGATCGCCGTTGAGGGAAAGGGGCCGAGGACCTCGAACTTGTCGGCCGGCGCGATCAGCGAAAGCGTGCGGCCATTTTCCCAGTTTACGCCGATGTGCCAGGTGCCATCGAACCTCGTGCAGTCCGTGACCATCGTCACTTCGCCTTCGGTCCCGGGGTCAATGGGGTTGGGGTCCTTGCCCATCTGGATCAATCGAATGCGCTGCCCGAGCATAACGGGCGCCGTGTTGTCGGTCATTGGTGCTGCCTCGCTTCGCGGTCACCGCTGACCGCATGTGTGTTGCTAACCACACGTTGCGATTCGCGCAAGAGGGCTGTGCTTCGGGCAAAAAGAAAGGCCGGGATCGCTCCCGGCCACTGACTTCAACGCTGAAGGCGTTCACTTCTGGGACTCGTGGTCCTTCACGAAGTTGAGCCGCGGCTTCTTTCGTCCGACGAAGGCCGCCGTAGCCCCGTAAACGACAACCGCCGCCAGCACGCCGGCGAGGAACCCGCCGAGATGGAAATACTGCATGGCTTATGAGTTCCCCGATGGATAACAGGCCGATCGCGCTCAGTTGCGCGTCTCGTTGTTCATGATGTCGGCCAAGACCACCGTGAGAATCGGGAAGGCGACGAAGATGCAAAACAACGTTGCGACAACACCGAGAACGAAAGAAATAGAAAGTGCGAGCATGTGTCCCCCTGTTGAACTGTGAAATTCTACAGTCGTTATCGACCTTGTTAGCATGACTAGCAATCGGCTAATTGCGATCATTCACTGAACGGCGTCTCGGCATTTACTAAAGCCATGGGGACGGACGCGACCAACATGCAGGCAGCATAGATACCTAACGGCCAAACGGGACCGCCGTGCAACACAAGCCAAGCAGAGTGGATCATCATGCCGGCGGTCGCCAGCACGAGTGCGAATGAGGAAATAGCGGCGATCAAATCTCGCAAAACAAGCCCTTAACGTAGCATCGACTAGATGATGCTTACGTTAACTGCAACAAAATATTGCAGTCATGAAATGGGTTTGTGTGGCTTCTTTACGAGGTGTCCCGCAATGGCATAGCCCTCGGGCGAGTGCGAGAGGACGCCGGAGTGCCCGGCATTCAGAACATGCGCCAGCTCATGCGTGGGGCCGAAGTCGCCGATCACCTCGAACGTCTCCCCAGCGAGCGCCTTTTCCGTAACGTCAGCGAAGCGGCGATACTGCTGCGCGCGCCGAAGGTGCTTCACGCTCTCGGCGATCAGCAATGCCTCGGACACGTCTTCTGCGACGATGCAGAGCCGCTTGTAGGATCGGTTCCAGACCACAAAAAGTCGCCGCAAGTGTGCCCCCAAGTCGTCGATTTGCTCCGATTCGGGAGCCTGGTCCAGCTGCGTTGTAACATGATGCAGCGCCATGCCTAGAAACGTGCCATTCATACGCGGCCACTCGCACACCGCGGAGAGCCTGTCGTCAAGCCGTCGATTCGATAGTGATCGTAGGCGCCGAAGCGCCGCTCATTGGTCATTTGCCCTCCCTGTGCGCATCGCGCGCTTGCATGTGTGCTATCACGCACCTGCAATCGATGCGCAAGCTGGATCGACTTAACACCAATGCTTTACAGGGAGGTCTTCAGATAGCTACGCATCTGGGCTCGCGACGGCGCGGGCGCTGCTCGGTTCACCTCGCGTTCAGCGTTCGCGATGAAAGCTTCGCGGCTGGCGCCCTGTAGCGGATCGGCCAAGCACGAAATAGCAGCGCGCAAAATTGCGCGCTGCTCGAGGGTTTTTGATGCGTCGTTGCCCATGGTCCCATGGCTACGAGCGCTCTGACTGGTTCGTCAATCGGTGGACTGGTCCGACTCCGCTGTCTTTGCGGTCATCTGTTCCATGGCCGCGAGCATCAGCATGCCCAGGCCCTGCTCGACAGATCGCGACCCGGGAGTCCACGAGTAGACGTGCTTCGCGAACGCGCCCCATCCATTCGTACCAGCGATCTCGCCAAGGCGACCGATCGCGGCCGAGAGAATGGCTGGCAGCGCCGCGACGTCGAGCTCGAGGATCTCGGCGCCCAGGTCTCGCTTGGGTGCCGTGGGTTGCTCGCCGGGTGGCGTCCACCCCAGCTTGCGCGCAACGGACTCGAAGCGCTCCAGCTGGGCCGCGCGCATTTTGGAGGGGTCCGGCTCTGTCGTGCGCGGCGCTTCCTCGATCGCTGGCGAAGGTGGCGCGCTTTCTTCCGTCGTCGGGCCGACGGCAAAGGAAGACCACCGATCATTGAGCCACTGGATCAGCTCGGGCTTGTTGGTCGGAACCTCGATCGTCTCGAAGCCCGCGCCGCCCTGGGCAGCCTTTGCGTCGGCTTGCGTGCCGCTCCAGATGCGGGAGAGGGAGAGATAGAGCTTCATTCCTCCCGGTCCCCCTCCTTCTCGTCGTCGTGGTTGCCCTTCGCGCGCTGCAGGAGCTGATCGAGATCCGTCACGCCCGCATCGCGCCGCGCGAGGTGGAGAAGGTTGCAAATCAGATCGCCGATTCGGGTCTCCAGGTCTTCCACGTCATCCGCGTTGCCGAGGTAGACTTGAGCGTCGAATGCCTCCTGCGCGGTTCGTGCCCACTCAGCGCGATCGGCGTTGGTGGGTCCGGTGGTCAAGCCCATCATTTCTCCTCCTCGACTTCGCTCTCGCCATCGACGTCGAAGGTGCCGGTGCTGTCCAGGACGAGCGCAGCCTCGCCGAACTCCTTCAGCTGGTCCGAATAGCCCCGGATGTAACTCCCAGTGGGCGACAGGTTCTCGACGAATAGGTCGGCGGCAGCGCGGGCAGAGGCTTCGTCAGGAGCCTCCACAGCCACGCTGATAAACGCCTTCACGTCCACATTGTAGCGGGGCATCAGCGATCCTTCTCAGTGGGCAGTTGAGCGTCGCCACCTTCGAGGATCTCGATGATGGCGGCATAGTCAAACACGTTGGCGGTAAGCTCGAGCCGTTCCAGCTCAGCATGATAGGCGGCGATCCGCTCAAGGCGATCGGCGGCTACGCAGGTCGCTGCTATGGCATCATCGACGGAGGCCTGACATTCATCCGCATCCGTGTAGATGTCGCCCGTGCTCGCGTTGCGGAGCTCGGCTGCGAGCTGCGGAATATCGCTCATGCCGACACCCGCGCCAGGTCGCGTGCCTTGAGGTCCAGCGAGCGCGCCTTCAGCTGCTCGTAGGTCTTCTCCGTGTCTTCGACGGCGTGGCGGGTCAGCAGCAGCGAGAGCCCCGCCTCTGCTCCGAGCGACTGTGCGCGGCGCAAGCAGTCCAGCAGCATCCCGACGCGCTCTTCCTTCTGGAAGGCGTCGAGCGTCGCCGGGGTCAGCGGCTCGGCGTCGGCCGGGATCAGGTGATGCTGCATCCAGTCGATACCATCGTGGTCGGTGAACATCGTCGCGCCGGCGATCTCGACGGTCTCGATCGCGTCCCAGAACATCTCGGTGCCCGAGCCGTCATGCTCGAAGCCACATGCTTCATCGGGGGTGAAGACGACACCTGCCGCGCCGGGGACAAGCTCCTGTGTCCCCCGGATCTCGGTGCCGTTCGGCGCTTTCAATTCGCTCATAGTCTGCTCCTCATTGCTGAGTGTGTTATTCACAACATGCGGAAGGCATGCGGGCGGCTTCGGTGCGCTGATGCAGGAACCTCACGTTCTTCTCAGCGCCCTGGGTGGAGATGATCGCCGCGCGGACCTTGTCGGTTGCTTGGCGCGCGTCGGCGAGCTTGAGGAGGTCGCGGGCTTCCTTCAGCAGAGAGTGGGCGCGCTCGACAGCATGGACGCGATCAAGCGAAGCCTTCTTCACCCTCGTCCTCCTCGGTCAAGGGCCCGGTGGTCACCTCGATGGCGTGGACCATCCACTCCTGACATTCGCCAGAGCCCTCTTCGGACATCGTCACGTCGTCGGGGCAAGACGAGTCGAACTCGCATGCCATCAGCGCCGCAATCTCTCTGGCGTGCTGTGGACTGGAAGCTTCGATCACCCTCGTTACGCGGTCGACCTGGATGACCTCGCGTTCAAAATCGATCTGGAAACGGGCCATTATCTGGCACTCCCTTTCCGTTGCGGCTCTACGATGATGCTGGCGATGGCGTCGGCCGTGGCGAACAACCCGTCTTCGGTGCGGGTAACCACGAGCCGAACCTGCCGACCCTTGAAGTGCGTCAGCGTTCGCGCGTCGTCCGCGTTCACAGATAGCTGGCTCCAGTCGGCGCCGGTGATTACGAGCCCGGTCAGGCTGGCCAGCTCAAGCCGTCCACTGAGAACGGCTTGCTGGCCGTCGCGGAGATCGAGCCAGTCGATATGTCCGCCGATCTTCGGTAGGTCGCTCACGCGGCACCCGCCAAATTGTCGTTGCTCGCCACCGGCACTACGCCGGTCGGAGTGAGGCAGCGCAGACCGGACTCGCCGACGAACGTTCTGACCTTAAAGCCGCGCCCATAGTCACGAACGATTTCGCCGAAGATCAAGCCCCAGAGGTAGTAGAGCATATCGCCTCCTTGTTGTGCATGTTGGTATACACCGACGCAGCACGCAAGTCGGGTGGCGATTGACCACCTCGACCGCAGTTTACTGAGCTCCGAGCCGCTTCATCACCTCGTCCGCGCGGCACTTGCTCTCGCCGCCGCTGAAGATCGAGGCGCACGGATCGCGCCGAGATTCCATATAGTTGAAGGCGAGGAAGGCGACGATTGCGATCGCCGCCAGCAGCCAGGCCGTCTGTTGCCCGCGCGTCATTTCCTTCCGCTCGGGTGCGGGGCCGCCGCGGCCGAACATCAGCCGGTGCAGCAGTCCGCGGTCGTTGCGCCGATCCATCGTAAGCTCCTCAGTGAAGAGCCCCACATAGACGCGGCGCCGCGCGGAAGGAAAGGGCACGTCAGCCATCGTCGAGCGCATCGAACTCGCGCAAACGGCGGGCGACGCGGCGATCTCGGCGGCGATCGGGATTGGCGAGGGGCCGGAACGATGCGGCCATCGGGCGTCGGTTGGTCAGGGGAGCCTCCAGTTGCTGTTGCATCATTCGTAGATCCTGTTCGTCAGATTGTCGGGTGGGTTAACTGTCGTCGCGGGTAGGGCGCGAGCGGACATGCACGGCGAGGATGTCGTCGGGGTCGACGATCAGGAAGCCGGCGTTCCGTTCAAGGGTGAGCTCGAGGGCGAAGCCCTTGTTGAGGATCGCGGATACGCGCTGCAGATCGGCGATGCCGCGGATCGCGATCGCCGGCTTCTCGCCGGCGGCGATTGCTGCTTGCGCGCGCTGGATCTTGTAGGTGCTGGCGGTCTTCACGGTTCGTCCTCGATGATGTCTTGGGCATTGAACTTGCTGGGCTCGTCACGCTCGCTGCCCTTGGCGAACACGACGGTGTCGGTCTCGTGAATCTCGAGACTCGCTCGGACGTCCCAGCGCGGGTGGTAGAAGTCGGGTGCGCCCCAGATGCGAACCGCCGTCGTGTGCTCGTCGCCTCGGAATCCTACGAAATGCAGGGCAGGACGGACTATGCCTGGCGGCGCTTGAAGCGCGGCTTGCTGCCGTCTGGGTTTGGCGGGCTGAATGGGCACTTGTTCTTTCTCTGGTGCTTCCACCAGCTCCAGCCACAACGGGCGCAGGTGTTGGTGGCCATCAGTTGCCCTGCTCCAGAAGGCGAAACATTCGCTTCAGCTTGCGGCGGTCGTAGTTGCCGGTGCGCATCATGCGCACCCACATGCGGCTCGACCGCAGCTCACCGCGCCACAGCTTGAGCAGTGTCGGATTGGTGATCACCAATGTGTCGCCCGGCTGAGGCAGGCTGTCGAGAATGGCGTTAATACGCTCGAACGTGAGGCCGCTGCCGTCACATGCCGTTGTAATCGTAGGCATCAGCTGCGGACCTCCAAGCCCATGACCCGCAAAAGGTGCGCTTTCGCGAGAAGGAAAATCCTATCTATCTCAGCCCAGTCGTCGGGGTGCGCAGCGCCCTTGAAGGCGTGATCGCGTGCCGCGCGCTCGAAGCGGGTCACCGCTCCCAGTCGACGACGGCGCTCCTTCGCGTCCATCACCACAAATCCTCGGAGAAAAGCCCGGGGAAACTGGATCCCGACTTCCGGTTGGCCGGATCCACCTGGCCGGCGGCAACCGCGATCTCCAGCGCCTCCGCGCGTCCGACATAGCGGCCGATCGAAGTCGTGAAGCCTTGATCATCGCCGCCTGTGCCGTGCCCGAGAATGTCGAAGCTGGGGTGCAGCAAGGTGTGGTGCCGCGCCGGTGGCGGTGCGCTTATGGTCAGGAAGTCGGGATAGGGCTTCGCGCAATCATGTTCGCGCTTGGCCCAATGATCGGGTACACGAACCCTAATTGCCGCCGCGACGATCGTTTCCATCAGAACATCCCCCAAAGCGGGCTGCTCTCCAGCACGGCAGTCTGCTTCTCGGTCAGCGGCTCGTTCTTGCCGACAGCAGGCGGCGAGCCGGCGAAGGCTTTCGCGCACGCGTCGGCAGCATCCTTGCTCTCCCAGAGCTTGCCGGGCACGACGACGCGCCCGGTGGGCAGATGCAGCGTGGTGCTGCTCGTGCCGCGGTCGAAGAACACCTGGACGGTCTTGTCGCGCCAAACAGCGCGGCGCCGACCTGTGGTGACGTCTTGCGGCAGCAGGCAAAGGGTCTCGAACTGCGCGCCACGGGTACCCTGCGGGCCGATGCCACACAGGGAGATGAGCTTCTCGGGATCAGGGCGGCGAAGGTTCGCGCCGGTCTCCCAATCGTTCTTCGGCAGCAGACCGTTCCAGGTCTTCGCGAACAGCCAGTCGCCCTTGCTCTGCTTGATCAGGCGGAAGTGGTGCCCGTTGCGATTGACGAACACGATCGGGCAATCCTGCCAGCGGTCATCGGCATCGAAGTGGAAGATGTGGATGTCGTTGGCCAGCGAGACCACCGCGGGCTCGCCGCGCTGTGCAACGAAGTCGGTTACGGACTGCAGGTCCATGAGAATCTCCTTGTGCGAGCACCGCTGCTCGCGTTGTGTGTGTCACCTAGCACAGTCTCAGCGTCGCGCAAGTGGGTTCTTTCGGTGCGTGTTCGCGCCGGTGAAGTTTCTTCGAGGTGTGCAAGGTGCGCTAGATTGCGCTGCGGTGCGATCTCAGCGCGATTTGAGCGCTTGAGGTAGTCTGACCAACCTTGCGCAAGCGATGCGCTCAGACGCGCTTAAAATCGCCCGGCCGATCGTCGTTATCGTAATCCCCAGGTTGTGTGACCTGGGCAGCCGACGTGAGAGAAGCGTACGGCAGTGGGGTTGGGGGTCGAACCAGACTCCACGAAGCCCTTGGACAACTCCTGAATAGCGAAATTCGGGCCGTTGTCGTTGTCGGTCCCGTGAGCGGTGCCGGTCGCGCCGCAGCTGCATGTCAAAACGTAGTGCCAGTGATCGGTAGCCATAGCGGTCGTGTAGCCGTATCACCGCCGTTCCACCAGTGGATCTAAGCGGCAAGATCCATTGGCTCGATGCCGGTGATCTCGGGCAGCCGCTTGCCGGTCATGCTGACTGTAAAGCCCAGCTCGATCTCCTTGTGGCAGTATCGGGCGTAGACCTTCGGCTGGAGCTCGGCTGCGCGCGTCAGATCGTCCTTGGAGGACATGATGCAGATGATACAGCTCTTGCGGCTCATCCCGGCACCGTAGGTCCAGAACGGCTCTTCGCCCGCTGCCTTGATCAGCTGAAACACATGCTCGGTTGAGAAGCCGTGGATCGGCAGCCAGTCGTACCATTCGCGGCCGGCGACGGAGTTGCGCTCGTTCCGCTTGAAGTCGACCAGCTTGCCACGCTTCGGGCTTTCCGCCGCGCGCATGCCCATGCAGTTCACGACCAGCCCGCCGAACTCCGGGTGCGCGGCGAGGAAGCGACGGATCTCGCGTGTGATCGGGCCGGTCTTCAGGTCGGACGTGCACTGGCGGTTTGAGGGCGAGGGGAACATGCCGCGGTGATCGACCATCTGCCAGAACGTCTTGCAGGCGTGCGCCTCGATGATCGGGATACCCGCGCTGTACCGCTCGATGTGCTCGACCGATGCGTCCCACTCGACCTCGGGCAGAACCGCGTGAACGATCAGCAACTGGCGATGAGGGATCAGCCGCTTCAGCATCACCTTCATCGCCTGGCTGTCCTTCCCGCCGCTGTCGTTGATGACGAACAGCCCGCCGCGCTCGACAAGATCCTTGATGTGCGCGGGCAGCATCAGAAAGCCACCTCGTCCTCGATGACTGGATCGATGACGATGCCGGCAGCCGGCAAGCGGCGTTGCCACTCAATTGCACCAGCTTCGGGGAACGCCTCACGAAGTCGATCCAGCGCCTCCATCTCGGTAGAGCCGCGGATCGCTCCCGCGCTACCGCCGTCGATCTCGCGCCAGAACCACGTCTGCGCGTCGGGGTGCGGCTCGCCATAAAGCTTGCTCTCACGGCCCAGGATCTGTGCAGCGATCCATGGTATGACGGCATTGTAGTCGCCGATGCCGGGAGGGACGCAGCCTTCCCAGACGATGGTGCCCGGCAGCCCCTTCGACGCTCCTTCGACGTATACCAGCCCGTCCTTGAATACGCCCGACCACGCGCCATTGAGGCAGTCGAAGTGCCGACCCCGTTCGTCCACTTTGGTCTCGGACGCCCACACCGTCACGGTGCTGCCATGACCTAGCGCGAAGTGCTTGCTCATCAGAACGTCGCCCCCTCGCGCATGCGCCGCTCATCAATGCCGCGGCCCTCGTGTTCGACGGCGGCGGTCACATCGATCTTGATCGTTAGGTGATCTTTGAGGAGCTTCTGAGCTTCCTCGCGAATGACCTTCTCGATCAGCTCGTTCAGCTTGGTCACGCCCGAGCCTTGCGGCACACGCCATTGCGTCAGCTTGCGGCCGACCTCGTCGCGGATGATGCTCTCGATGAAGGCACCACCCACGAAGCCCTTGTTCACGCGGGTCTCGACAACCTCCTTGAACAGCCCCCGGATCATCTCCCTAGGATCGACACCCACCTCGTTGACGTAGGTGCGGATCGCCTGGAGCAGACGCTGGTTGCGCTTGCGATTGGCGGCATTCTTCTTGCGCACGGGCTTGTCCGTCATGCCGCCACCGCCAGGTCGACGCGAGCATTGGCATTCTGCGAGACGTGAATCAGGCCCGCGATGAAGTTCACCTCGCGCTGCGAGAAGCCGCCGACGCTGGTGCGCTCCTCACGATCCACGCCGTCGACGGCCCAGCGCGCGGCGTTTTCGAGAAGGCTACGCGTCAGCTTATCGCCGGTCCGGCGGTTGTTGTAGACGAGCATGTAGAAGAGGCGTTCGGTCTTCCCGCGCTTGCCGGCAACCCACGCGAAGAAGCGATGAGCGAGGCCCGGCCACATGACGCGCCGTTCGATCAGCGTTGCCGCGACCGTCGCGGCCACGTTACCGCGGAGCGCGCGCAGATCGAGCGCAAGCTCCATCATATCGGTACGCTGGGCAGCGCTGTAGAACTTGGCGCCGGGGTGAAAGGGGACGATTTTGGGGAGGCGGGTGCCGCGCATCAGTTGTGCTCCGGGTGCTTGCCGTGGATCGGTGCGTGACGGCACGCATCAATCATGCCCAGCATGATGAAGGCGCGACGCTCGCCACCGACACGGTAGGAGAGATAGAAGGGGCGGGGGCCGATCGGGAAATCGTCGGCCCAATATGCGTCCTGATTGAACATCTGGGAGTTGTGCCAGGATGCGATGGACAGGCGTCGATCGCCCTTGCGGAAGAAGATGAGGTTGAAGCGACCGTGCAGCAGCACCGCATACAGCCAGATCAATGCCGCAAGTACGAGGAGCGTGGCGATCGCTGCGGTCGCCCCGACCCCGATCCAGTAGAACGCTTCGGTCATGCCGCTTCCTTCAGCGGCGGTAGGCCGAGCGACTGGTTGAGGTTCACGAGGGGCACTGCCGGCAGCTGCACCTTGGCGACCGCCTTGATGAACTGCTCTGCGATGGGCATCACCTCGGGCCATCGCTCGCGCAACTGACGATCGGAGCGGATCTCAGACAGGATGCCCGTCACCTCTGCGCGACGAGTGTTGATTTCGTCGGCGATCCCCTCTTGGTAGAGGACGAACTCCATGACCTCGGCGCCAAACGCATCGTCAGCCTCGAAGCTCGCAAGAGGGTTGTCGCCGGTGTCGCTATAGGGCACGTAGAAGCCAGGCAGCTTCACCTCGGCCGGCTTTAGGCGATTAATAGCGTTGCCGGAGGCGTTCGAGTTTCGCCCCAGCGTTACGCGCGCGCCGGCGATGTTCAGCGGCAGCGTGTTGCGGAAGTATGTCGAACCTTTGTGCGTCTCGCTCATGAGCTTCAGGGCCGCCCGAACCTCGGCGGAATAGATGCGCTCGAATACGCGCCGCATCAGCGGTGCCTCGAGTTGGAAGAAGGCCAGCAGCTTGTCACGGAAGCCGTGCTTGAGCACCGCGTTCGTGATGTCGGCGCGGATGTCGTTGTTGATCGCGACCATCAGCCCCGCACCCCCTCGGGCCAGTAGGAGATCTCGGCCTCGCCCTCGCGCTGTTCCTGAGCGTCATCGGGGATCGCGCCGTGCGTCAGCAGCCAGTTGATGCGGTGGGCGGCGCCGTGCGCGGTGTTGTCGGTGTCAGACCAACCGCTGCCGAAGCACCACTCCCACACGGCACCTTCGTAGCGATATTCCTGACCGTCCTCGTCGACCGGGGACGGGACGAAAGCGCGATATGAATAGCTGATCCAGTTCTCGCCCGCGACGAAGTCGATGCCCGCGACGGGGCCGTGACCGACCGCGCATGCAGCGGTGCCACATTCGGCGCGGAAGGCCGGGTGGTGCCCCCTGCCGTGAAGTTCGTTGTCGACGAACAGCCGCATGCTGAAATCGGGATATGTGGCGGGCAGCTGCAGGAGATGGTCCGCCAGACGACGCAGATTCGCCTGCTGCTCGACGCTGATCGTGGTGACGAAATCCGTTTCGCCGGGCTCCTGGATGATGATCGGTTCGCTCATTTCGCTCCTCGCGAGTCGTTGTTCGTTTGCGATGTGTGTCACTTACCACAGGTCGCAGCGAGAGCAAGTGGCAAGCGACACACACAATGCATTAGGCGGCGAGCTTCACCAGCTCGGCGGCGAGGGCTTGGTCGGCGATCACCAGATCGCGGGGCGCGGTGGGCGACGGCTGGACGAGTCCGGTGATCTTGAACAGCGCCGTCATCTGCTGCGCTTGGGCGCGGGCGGTGCCGGTGGAGAGGTTTTCGCCCTCGTAGGCGGCCACGAGCGACTTGCCGCTGATCATGCCATCGGCAACCAGGCGACGGACCGCGACCGAGGTGTACCGCGAGAGGCGCTTGCCGGCGGCGATCGACTGGATGAGGTTCTGCGCCTTCTCCTGCACCTTCTTCGCGGCACAGGCGTCGAGGTTAGCCTTGAGCGTGGCGGGGTCGATCGCGGCGATCGAGTGGAAGTCGCGGGCGGGGGCGGGGGCCGCTGCCGGCGTGGTATTCGCGGCGATCTTCGGCTTGCGTGCGCTCTTCTGCTTGGCGGGCTTGGTGACGCTCTCGGCCGCTTCGATCTCGGCGAGCAGGGCGTCAGCGTCGTTGGCGATGACCTCGCTCACATCACCGCTGGCAACCTGGGCGGTCGCGCTCTCACCATCTGCGGGAGCTTGGAAGCCGAACTCGTCCTCTTCGGCTTCTTCCGCCGCGGCGAGCATGTCCTCGATCTCTTCGTTACCGGTGGCGACGTCGATCACGACGCTGGAGGGGGTGACGTCGATCGTGACCTCCTCGACGTCCGCGAGGCTCATGATCTCGTTCGTTTCGTCCATCTCGGCCTGGATCGCGGCGAGCGCCGCATCGACAGGATCTTCGAGGTCGGTGGCGACCACGAGTGCCGTGGTCGCCTGGGTGTTGTCAGCCGCGTCGGCGGCGGGCTTGGGGCTGCTGTTGCGGTTGCGCTTGCGGCTCATCGTCGATCTCCTCGTGCTCGACGCTCGATTGCGTCGTTGCAACCGAGATAACCGCATCGTCGGTGCCGGTCGGCTGGCTTCCTGCGACCGGCTCGACGGCAGCCGAAGCCCGCGCGAGCTCGTAGCGGGCCGAAGCGATGTCGGTGCGGAGCATCTTGAGGCCCGCGAGCTCGTTGACATCCTCGCGGCCGACGATCTCCGCCACGACCTTGTCGTCGAGTTCGGCGAGGCGTTCGACCTTGTCCTCTTCCGACCCTTCGCCCAGGTCCCAGGCCAACAGCGCGCCTTCGCGCTTGACGATGTTCTGGTCGCCGAGGAGGGCGACCGCGGTGAGCGAGAGTTCGCCCGCGGAATGCTTGAACTTCATTGCGTGATCCTTCTCTATTTGGACTGGGGGCCGGTGGGCAGATTGAACCAGTTGAGGCGGCGGCCGACGAAGAGGCACTGAGCGAGCACATCCACGTCGTATTCGGCTGCGTGGGCTTTCGCCCGGTCGTATGGGACGTCGCAGCACGTCGCGAGTTCTTGGAGCCGGGGCAGCTTGCCGTTGGCAGTTGCCCAGCGTCCCTTCATCATCGTGTCATAGGTCGCGGGCCAGGTCGTGCGCTGCCCAACGCGCTCCAGCTCCCGCTTTAGGAACGGGAAGTCGTACCCGTCGCCGTTGTGAGCGACCACCAACACCACCTCGGGGTGCTCGATGACGCCGCGGACCTGCGGCGCGATCACATCGAACGTCGGTTCGTTGGCGAGATCGTCGAGCCGAATGCCGTGAACCTTCTGGGCAGAGGCGTCGATCTTTCGCAGCGGGTTGCAGCGCCACACGAAGCCCTTCACGAGCTCTTCGGTGTCGAGGTCGTAGAGCCGGCAGCAGATTTCGATCAGGCGGTGCTCGGGCTCATTGAGGCCGGTGCCCTCGGTGTCGCAGACGTTGACCAGGCGGCGCATCAGACGCGCGCCCCGTCGACCGTAGCAAGCGAGATCTTGCCCACCTTGCGCACAGGAGTGCTGACCGGGCGAGCTAGTTCCACCTCGATGGTGTCGAGGGGGAACGTCTCGCGCTGGGCGCCCTTGCCGTGATCGACCAGGACGGCGTGGATCGCCACGCAGTCCAGATCAGCCAAGCCGACGGAGGTGTCCTTCACCACCTGCGCGATTGCCTTCATGAGGGCGTCGCGTGACAGGGTGAGCTTGTGGGTCTTCGCCATCACCGCAGCACCGCCGCCGCGGCGCAGTATCCCGCCGCGAACGCAAGGTAGCCGACGATCGCATAGCCGGTGAGGTTGACCGCCGTTCGCGCCTTGACGCGCATTTTGCGGAGGCGCGCGATCATGCCGCTGCCCGATTGGCGAGGCCGAAGGTGGCTGCCACGAAGTCCGCCGCGGTCGCGATACGGTCGGCGCGGTCGGTGTTCTCGCGCAAGATGGTGCCGATCCGCGGCGCCATGTCCGCCAAGCTCTCATCGAAGAGCATGCCGCGCACCAGGAAATGGATATGCTCCTGGTAGGCGGCATTCATCGGCGGTTTGCCATCCATCGGCTCGAAGGTGATGGCCGGCGGGACCAGGATCACGAGATCGAAATGCTGAGCGGTGAGGCTGATGGCGCTCTCGACATACTGAACGCAGTCGTCGCGAACGCGAGGCGAGCCGGCCGCCGCCGAGGCATCGGCGAGGTAATAGGCGGCTGCATCGATCGGCGTTCGGTCGCACACGTAGCTCACCGGGCCGCCGTGCGCCTTGCTGAGCGCCGCGGACGCCTCGATCTGGCCCACCATGGCGTCCATGATGCGCCCCTGCATCACAGTGCCCGTGTTCAGGCGATTGTGTCGCTCCATGTCGAAGCCGTGAATTTCGGCAACAACGCCCGCCGAGCTGGACAAGAAGGGGACGTCGAAGAGCTTGGCGATGGCGCGGGCGAGGGTGGTCTTGCCCACGCGGTGAGCGCCAGCGAAGCCGATGCGCGTTCCGTTGAGGTGTGTGTTGTTCACCATACGCTCCAGTTAAAATGGGTGCCGGAGGACGAGGTCCGTCCAGGTTTCCAGCGTGATGTCGCCGGCCGCCGCGCCGAGAACGAGGGCCTGCGGCGCCGCCCATCGCGCGTTCTCGATCACGTCCTCGAACTTGGCAGGATCAATGCCCGGCAAAGCCTGGACGTCGATAACGGCCACAAGGCCGACGTGCACCTTGTCAACATCGGACGCCGCCGAGCTGATCACCGCCGCCCAGTTGCACAAGCCCGCGCGCTGTTCGTCGGAAAGGCGCAGCAAGCTGATGCCGAGCTCTTCCTCGAGCTCGCGGATGCAGGCGGTCTGCATCGTAGCGCGAAGATCGATGACGCCATCTGCGTCATAGACCGCGTCGCTTCCGTCGACATGGCCCCCGAACCCGATCGACGCTTTCGCATGCAGCCGAGCGTCGCCTCCGCTGGCGCCGCGCTGATAGACCAGCACGTTCTTGCCATCACGGATCACGATGTAGGGGATCGGCTGAACGAAGTCGAAATCCACTTCCAGCTTCGGCCGCGGCCCGATCCACACCTCGCCTTCTGCGAAGATATGGCCCACGTCGTCCGGTTGGTGACTGATACCGAAGCCCAGATCACCAAGCGAAGCTGCACGGATCGCGATAATATGCGCGATCTTGGACATCAGAAGTTCCCCTTCTCGGCCATGATGCTGCTGATGCCGTCTTCGCCGACCATCGCAACGAAGTCCGAGAAGAACTGCGGCGCATGGGAGCGGGCGGACTCGAGGATCACCGGCGCCAGGCGACGGATTTCGAGGTCGGCAGGCTCAGCGCCGCGGATCGAAAGAATGTGGCGGAGCGAGCGAAGGTTGGCGGTGAAGATCAGTCGCGTCTCGGCGGCATTGGGAAGAAGCGACCGGGCTGCCTCGTTCGCGCGCTTCTTCAGCGACACGATGGCATTCTCCTTCGCGCCGGCGGCCTGCATTGCGCGCAGGCGGGCGACGAACTGCTCCTGCAGCGCGACATATTCACGCAGGGAGTTGTTGCACGAACGGCGGAAGATCGTGAGTTCGGGATCGGCCTCGAGTTCCTCGGGCGTCATGCCCTCCAGGTGGTAGGCGAGGAGCGGCGGCAAGACGAAGCGAATGTTCTTCGCATCGACATAGCGCTGGCTCTCTTGGCTGTAGGCGACTCCGACGCGGTGACGCAAAAGTTCGTGGGTCAGGGATCGCGAGACGCCGGAGATCAGGAAGCAAAGGCTGACATGCTCGTAGATCGAGCCGTGCCGCTGCTCCTTGATATTCAAATGATAGGCGGTCGAGTCGCGACCCTTCTCGAATGAATTGTAGCACTGGCGGCCAGCAAACTCGGCGATGTCATCACCGTTGCCGCCAAACTCGGCGTCGGGCACTGCGAAGGTGCGGCCCATGATTCCGCCGATGGGCGACGCGGCATTTGCGGCGGCATCTTCGACGTCGAGCTGGCTGACGGCGTCTTCCAGGCCAGAAAGACTGAAAACGGTTCCGGCGAACTTGGAAACGGCCGGATTGAATACGATTTTATCCATCGAAATGGGCATGAGCTTGTTTGACCCCTATGCTCTCTACTTGCGACTCGTGTGTGTCACTGCGCACAACCTCTGTAAGAAGCTTCGACAGGTAACGCAAACAAAAATGTGTCGGGCAACACGGTTTTCACCAGTGTTGCCCGACACATGCAGGACGCAAATGATACGGTCTAGAACGCTTCGCCCCACTCGCCTTCGGTTGCTGCGCGGCTGTAAGCCGTGCCCTGCTGCTCGAAGAAATTGGCGTGCTCGACGCCCGAAGCCTGGGTGTCGAACCACGGCAGATACTTGGCGTCGTCGTAGATGGGGAGCTCGCCGAGCTGCCGGAGGCGGATGTTCGCGACGTTACGGATATGGGCCTTGAACTCGTCCTTGGCGACGCCCGGCATATCGCCGTGCTGGTGCACCAAGTCGATGAAGGCGTCCTCCATCCGCACCGATTCACGGCACGTCTCGATGTTCTTGCGGGACAGCCGCTCGCGGTCGATCTCACCAGCCTTCTCGCGCAGGTAGGTGTGATAGAGCCACATGATGCCTTCGCAATGCAGGCTCTCGTCCCGGACCGACCAGCTGACGATCTGACCCATGCCCTTCATCAGGTTGTGTCGCGGCAGGTTGAGCAGCATCGCGAAGCTGGCGAAGAGCATCAGACCCTCGCCGAAGCCGGACACGCCTGCGAGCGACGCGGCCACCTCTTCGGGATTGTTCGGGTTGAAGCTGTGCATCCAGTCATGCTTCGCCTTCATCTCGGTGTAGTCGAGGAAGGCATGATACTCGCTCTCGGGCAGGCCGAGCGTGGTCATGAGGTGGCTGTAAGCGTCGATGTGCACCGTCTCCATGTTGGAGAAGGCGCTCAGCATCATCTGCACCTCGGTGGGCAGGAAGATGGTCTGGTAGAGCTTGTGGTAGCACTTGTGGACGTCAATGTCGGCCTGGACGAACATGCGGAAGATCCACGTCAGCGTGTCGCGCAGTTTCGGATCCAGCTTGGCCCAGTCACGGACGTCCTGACCCATCGGCACCTCGGCCGCGAGCCAATGCACCTGCTGCTGTCGCTTCCAGAACTCATAGGCCTGCGGGTACTGGAACGGTCGGTATGCCTTGCTCGGGAGGATTAGGGACATGTCAGTGGCTCCCCAGGTACTGGGCGAGCGAAACGCCGACATAGACGAACGTGCCGAGCGTCAGGACGCCGGCAATCCCGCATGCGACGAACGCCGCGGCCATGCCGAACTTGAAGGATTTGGGCACTGTTGCTCCTGTTAGTTGATGGCGGCCCTGATCGGCCGCGCATTGTTGGGGTGGATGTATCGGATGGGGGCGAGGGTGCCGGCGGGCTTCGCCCAGTCCCAGACGAACCAGGCGTAGCTGTGCCGCGGCGAGCCCTTCGAACCTTCTATGAAGCGCGGGCGCTTGGTGACGCACACCTTCATTGCGTATGCCGGGTGGCCTTCGAACAGATCGGGCCGGTCCTCGGAGCTCATATCCCACTCGTTGCGCAGGAACATGGCCACCGATCCGCCGCGGGGCCGCATCAGCTCCAGCGCCTTCCGCACGAACGCCTCCGCTAGATCAGCGAACGGCGGATTGGTGATGATCATATTGACCCCGCGGGGCGTCACGTCCGCACGCAGGAAGTCGATGCCGCCGCGCCCATAGCCGCGATCATGCAGATCGGTGCTGTAGACGCTGGCGGTGGTCACCTTGAGGAGCCGCTTGCTGATGTGGCCCTCGCCGCAAGCCGGCTCCCATATGACGCGCTTCGACAGGTCGACGAAGTGAGCGAGGCAGTCGACGTTCTCCGGCGGCGTGGGGTAAAAGTCCCCCTCGCGTCGCTCGTAGACCACCTGGCCCAGCATAGCGCCGTCCCGGTGCGCTGCCTCGCTCAGCATCAGCTCTGCGCCGCCAGATCGGCGTTGAAGCGGTCGACGATCTTGAGGGCGTCGGTGCGGTTCGAGAGCGCAACGTGCATGCTGCGTTTGACGCCGCGCGAGCGCGCAGTCGGTTGCGGCGTGATGTGGGGATTGCTCACCGCGCCGGCCGCATCGACGATATCGAAGCTGTGATGATTGTGGTCACGGATCGACCAGGGGCCAGTGCCCGGCAGCTCGACGTGTCCCAACCCCTCGATGAGAGTTGCGGGCAGATCAGTCATATGATTCTCTCTCTGTTGGTGCGCGTGTGCGTTAAGACACACACGCGCACAGATCAAGCGTTTACTGGCAGGACTCGCAGACCGGCTCGTCGATGTAGACGGGGCCGGCTGGCGCTGCCTCGATGTGGGCCTGCGGCATCTCGCCGGCCTGATTGCCGATCGCCATCGCCTTCGAGGCGGACTTCGACCGGAGGTAGTAGAGGCTCTTCACGCCCTGCTCGTAGGCATAGCGATGGATCTCCACGAGGTCCTTCTTGTGCACCGTCGACGGCAGATAGATGTTCAGCGACTGCGACTGGCAGATGAACGGCGTCCGCATCGCGTGATGCTTCACCACCCAACGCTGGTCGATCTCGAAGGCGGTCTTGTAGTTCGCCTTCTCGAGACGGCAGAAGTAGGCGAGGTGCTGCACCGAGCCGTCATTGACGGTGATCGATGCCCACTGCGCCTCTACCCACTCTTGCTCGCTTTGCTCTTCGACGCCGCGGAACATGGGCTGCTCGCGCAGCAGCACCGCGACCGTCTTGTTGGCGGCTGCCAGGCTGTCACGCAGCTGGTGGTAGCGCCGACGCAGCTGGGCATCGAGGTACTTGTTCCGCACATTGAACGAGCCGGAAAGCGTCTTCTGGGTGTAGCTGTTCGCCGGGATCGGCTCGCCGCAGGCGCTGGCGCCGCCGCAGATGATCGAGATCGAAGCCGTGGGGGCGATCGAGAAGCGGTTCGTCAGGCGCCGCGGCTTGACGGACGGGTCGAGCTGGCGGGCGTCCGCGGAGTCAGGGTTCTCGCCGCGCTCGCGGACGAGCTGCTCATCGGCTTCGTCGGCCTCGGCCTTCATGAACTCCCAGAAGCTCATGTTCTCCTTCTCGGCCGCGACGCTCTCGAAGGGGATCTCCTTCGACTGGAGGTAGCTGTGGAAGCCCATCATGCCCAGGCCGACCGAGCGCTCGCGCATCGCCGAGTAGCGGGCTCGCTCGAAGCCCACCATGCCGGCGGTCTGCGCGATGAACTCGGTGAGCACGTTGTCGAGGAAGCGCAGGACGTTCAGCACGAGCTTCTTCTCGCCGCGCCACTGATCCCAGGTTTCCATGTTCATGGACGAGAGGCAGCACACCGCGGTGCGCCAGTTGCCGAGGTGATCCTCGCCGGTGGGCAGCGTGATCTCGGAGCACAGGTTGGACTGCACGACCTTCAGGCCGAGCACCTTTTGGATCTCGGGGAGCATGCTGTTCACACGGTCCGAGAAGACGATGTACGGCTCGCCCAGCTCAAGGCGCGCGGTCACCAGCTTGATGAACAGCGCACGGGCATCGACCGTCTTGATGACGGCGCCGGTCTTGGGGCTCTTCAGCTCCCAGACACGCTCTTCCTGCGTTTCGAGCCATACCTTGTCCATGAAGGCGTCGGGCACCATCACGCCGTGGTGGATGTTGTGCGCCTTGCGCCGCTGATCGCCGCCCTGGTGCCGGCGGATGTCGATGAACTCTTCGATCTCCGGGTGGGCGAGGTCGAGGTAGACGGCCGCCGAGCCGCGGCGCAGCGAGCCCTGGCTGATCGCCTCGGTCTGAGCGTCCTGCCAGCGGACGAACGGAACGATGCCGCTGGTGGTGCCGGTGATCGAGCCGCCAATGGGCTCGTCGATCGAGCGCACGTCGCCCCAGAACGTGCCGATGCCGCCGCCCATCGCCGCGAGCCAGATGTTCTCGTGCACGCCCTGGGCGATCGACGTCATGCTGTCGCCGATGCGGTTGAGGAAGCAGCTGATCGTCAGGCCGCGCTTGGTGCCGCTGTTCGAAAGGATCGGCGTTGCCGGCATGAAGTAGAGGCGCGAGATGGCGTCATACATGACCTGGGCGTGGCCGGTCTTCTCGCCGCGCACGACTTCATCGGAGTTGGCGCAGGCGACGCGGGCGAACAGATCCTGGTAGCTCTCGCCCGGCAGGAGGTAGCGGTCGCGCAGGGTCGCCTTGCCGAACTCGGTCAGCAGTGCGTCGCGGCTGTCGTCGATGGTGATCGACACGAGGGCGCTGGCCTCGGTCGGGTAATGGTAGACGCGAGTGGTCGCGCCCGGCGCTTGCGTGTCCGCAGCATCCGTCATGAAGGGGTTACTCCTAGGGTTGAACGTCGAGGGGATTGTATCAGACGTGTGTGTGTCGGTCGACACATTGCATTAAGAAATAAGAGCCGCCATCATCCCCGCGAGCTGACGGAATTGTTCGCTGGCGATCGCCGCCTGCACGCCGGAGATGGCGTCGGCCTGGTGCTCCATGTCCTTGAGGATGTAGCCGCCGCGGTGCTCGATCTCGAACTCGTTCTTCCGGGGACCGACTCCCCACTCGACCGGACTGTCCGTGCGTTCGGTGAGGGCCAGCGCCCAGCGCATGATGTCCTCCTTGTCGGCAGTCTTCGAGCCTACCGAAGCCATCTTCACCTCAGCCGGGCTGACCTCGATCAGCGGAATGGTGAGCGATGCGAGAATGCCGATCGCGATACCGAACGCGCTCGCTGCGTTCGCGCTCTGACCGCCAGACGGTACCTCAGCAGCACCAACCCTGATCTGGTGCTGTGCGATCACCTCGCGCAGCTTGACCGCGTGAGCGCGTGCGCGGTGCATCTTGTCGCTCGAACTGCGAACCTGCTTGTTCTTGGTCTTCTCGGTCTTGATGGTGCTCATCTCGAGGACGCGGATGATCTTCCGGGTCTCCGTGCACACCTCGCACACCGCATAGCCGGTGTGCGTGAGGCTGGGATCGATGCCCAGCATTCGAATGATTGTCACTGCTTCCTCTTGAGCGCGAGGTGAGGGCAGCCGCCGGAATACAGGCGGCAGTTAAGCGGCGTCTTCGTCCCGCCGGCTGCGTGGTGCGTCTTGGCGGCCTCGACGATGCGTGCGGGTGCGCCGCAAGGGGCGCAGCTCATCAGAACTGGCCCCATAGGGGGTTGGATTGATCGATGCTGTTCGTCACCTGCTCTTTCTTATCCTGCTGGGCGACCACAAAGCCCTCTGAGAGGATCTTGTGCATCGCCGCGTTCTTCTTGATCGCATCGACCACGGCTGCCTGGATGTCGGCGACCTTGGCGCCGTCCAGGTAACTCTCGACCCGCTCAGCCAGGTCGCCGAAGCAGTTGATGATGTCATCCCAGGCCAGCTCGATCCATTCGACCGGACCCTTGTCGCAGACCCATTCGCCGTCGACCGGCATGACGAAGATGAGCCCGTCGCGTTTGCCGAGCCGGATCTCCTTCGCGTTGACGCGCGTACCGGTCGGCACGCTATGCCGGCGGTACCCCTTCTCCTTCACAGCGCACGCGCAGAGGATCGGGAGCTCGACAGGGTAGGGGCCGTGGACACTCGCCCGGGCGAAGGCCGCGGCCAGCTTGACCAAATCCTTCACCGTCGAGGTATTTGCGGCCTTGGAGATCATGTCGGCGGTCACCTGGACCGCCGGTGCTTTCTTGCTCATTGTGCCTCGTTCAGATGATGCTGACGCTTGCCCGGCCGCCCGACTTCTCCACCTGGATCGTCTTGCGCGCGTAGGCCGCGATGTCGTTGTGGCTGATGACCAGGACAGTGCCGCGGTCGCGGGCCTTCTCTTCGAGCACGCCCATGAGGCGTTCGAGGCCGGCTGCGTCGAGTGCGTCGTCGATCTCGTCGCCCAACCAAAGCTCAAGGCTCTTGGTCGCCCGGGTTGCGACGAGATCCTGGAGCGCGAGCGCGCATGCGAGCCGCGCCTTGCGCTTCTCGCCGCCCGACAGGTTGTTGAAGCTCGGCGCGCTGCCCGGCTTCTCCACCGTCACCGAGAACTTCTCGACCAGCTGGCCCTTCTTCGTCTCGGAAAGCGTGGTCCAGAATGCATCGATCGCGCCGTCCGACAGGCTGCCGAGATAGTGTGCGGTCCGCTCGTTGAGGAAGGGCGTTGCCTCGTCCAAGCGATGGGCACGGACGCCGGCAGGCGCGAAGACGCCAGCAACAGCCTCGGCGTAACCAAGCTCTTCGGCCGCCTTCAGCAAAGACCCCTTGGACTTTTCGAGCTCGGCGGCGCGCGCGACGACCGTGTCGTCGGCATCCTTCAGCATCTTGTTGAATGGGTTCTCGGCCGCAGCCTCATCCTTCCAACGCTTGCCGATGGTTTGGGCAGCGACGCGCAGGCGCTCGACTTCGGTTCGCGCCGCCTGGGCGATCTGAAGCTCGCGCTGCAGATTCTTCAGGCGAGCGCCCTCGGCTGACACGTCGGTCATGCTGGCGCGATGATCGTCCAGATCCTTCTGGGCGGCGGTGACCGCACGCTCGAATGCAGCGACCTTCGACTTGGCGGCGTCACGGTGAGCGATGCACTTGTCTCGGTCGGCCCTCTGCGCCTTGAGCTTGGTCTCGGCGTTGGCGATCGCGTCGGCGAGATGCTCCTCCTCCAGCGGACGACCGCAATCATCGCACGGCTGCCCCACGCCGTTCTTGGTCCGCTCCAGCGCCGCTTCCGCCGCGGAAACGGATCGATCAGCTGCCGCGGCAGTCGTTTCTTCGGACGCCAACCGGCGCTGGATTTGCGCAAGCGCCGACTGCGCCTGCGTAAGGTCGGCCGCGAGGTCACGCTCGCGCGCGACTTCGGACTGCACGGCTTCGATCTTCTCCTGCGCATCGACGATGTCTTCGCGGACCTTCTTCAGGCCATCATCGTCGAGCTCGGCCTTCGCCGTCTGGAACGCCTTCACAGCGGCGCCGGTCTGCGTCTTGAGCCCAGCGATCTTCGTGACCTGATCGGTGTCCCATTGTGTCTTCTGGTCGTTCAGACGCTCTACAGACGCGAGCGCGTCGCGGTGACGCTCGGTTGCTCGGTCGAATGCGATTTGCGCTTGTGCGCGCGTCTCAGCGACCTTGCGCATGCGTTCGCGCGCGATCTCATACGCCCCGGCGAGCACGTCAACGCCGGCGGCCTGCTCCACGAGGAGCTTCAGCTGACGGTCCGTCATGCGGGGGATGTCGGGCATCATTTCCTGCCCCGAGTAGACAGCGGCGTTGAACACTTCCTCGGAGCAGCCGAGCAAGCGCTCGATCGCCTTCTGGGTGAGGGCAGTGGTCCCCTTCGTCGCGTCAATCCATTCGCCGGTCGCGGCGTCATGGTGCGCGAGGTTGAGGCTATTCTTGCCCTTCGGGTGCTTCCGGTAGCGGGTGACCCGCCAGAAATCGCCGTCGTCATCGATGGTGATCGACACGAGGGCGCCCTTGCCGACGATGGTATTGACGATGTCGTCGCCCGAGACGCCGCGCGCCGTCGAGCCCCACAGGCACCAGCTGATCGCATCGCCGATGGAGCTCTTGCCAGATCCGTTGCTGTCGGCGCTGGTCTCGTCGTTGTTGATGCCCGAGATGTGCGCCAGGCCGAGCGTGTCGAGGCTCAGCTTAGCCTCGCCGATCGCGAGCACGTTCTCGATCTGAACGTCGGTGAATTTCATCGCGTTTCCTTCTCGATAAGGGAGGCTACCCGCTTCGTGATGCCTGGTTTGCCCTTCAGGCTTTGGAGGAGCGCCCTGCGGTTCCTGCGTGGGCTGGGATTGATGACCGGGCAGAACTCCGGCTCCCAGGTGTGATGGTGGCTGCCGCCGCAGCACGGGCAGGGCGGAACCTCCATCACTCAGCTCCGACCATGCGGGCTTCGCGCAGCACATCCAGCGCATCGACGGCGATCCGCTTCTTGGACAGCTTGCCGGCGTCCAGGTGCTTTGCGACGTAGGAGGCGACGGACACCTCGAGTGTGACATTCTTCGTGCCAGTCGACTGTCCACGCGTGACTTCGCGCTTCTTGGAGCTGTGATCCACCCAGGCGAGCGCTCCAGCCTGCTTCAGCGCTTCGCGAGCGCTGGTGAGGGTGTCAGCGTCAGCATCCTTGAGACGAAGGCGCACATAGTTGCCGTTGACCGCGTCGACATCGATCTCGGCGACATCGTCGATATTGACGAACTTCGGCGCCAGGCTTTCGTGAAACTCGACGCTGGTCGGGTCGACGATGAGGAAGCCGGCGAGGGTGCCGGGATCGCTCCAGGTCTGATGCGTCGTTGCACCGATCGAATAGACGCCGGGAGCCGGCTGCTGGTGGTGGTGGTAGTGCCCGATGAATACGCGGCGATAGCCCCACGCCTTCACCTCGGCCGGGTCGAGCCCGTGGTCGGGCAGGCCTTTGATGACGCCGTTCAGCGGCGCGTGAATGATGAGATCGCGCTCCGGGTCGGCACTGGCCTTGCAGACCTCCCGGAGCTCGTTCAGGTCCTCGATCCAGGGGACCATCATCACCTGCTCATCGTCGGCGGTGTCGATCAGGGTGGAGTTGGTGACCGCGGTGAAGCCGTCGAGCTCGTCGAGCGCCTGCATGGCGTTGCCGAGCGCCGAGGCGTGCTTCCCCTTGAGATCGTGGTTGCCCGCGAGCGCCCAAACGGACACGCCCTTAGCGATGATCCGCTTGAAGCAGGCGATGACGGGGTTCTGGACCTCGGGGTCGATCTTGCCGCGGACGTGGTAAAGATCGCCGCCGAGGAACAGATCCTTGCCTCCGGCCGCCAGCACCGCGTCAGCGCTACGCTCGAGTTCGCCCAGGATGATTGCCAGGCGGGTGTTCACGCCGTCCGCGTTGGTGGTAGCGAAAGCGGACCATTCGTGCGCGTGCTGGTCGCTGCTGAGGCCGTAGGGCATAGGATCCGATCCTTAATTCGCGAGAGTGTCGAGTGCGGCTTCGGCGCCTTCCACAGCGGCCAGCGCATCGGTGGCGTCGTTACGCGCGATGTAGGAGGCGTGCTTCAGCTGCTCCGCTGCCGCGCGGAGGCAGTCGGTGACCGAGGTATTGCCGCGCATGGCAAAGCCATCTGCCTCTCCGTTCAGGGCCGCAGCGCGGGCGTCCATTTCCTGCGCGAAATCGAACATGGCCTCGACGCTTTCCTCGGTTTCGTCGATCAAGCCCTCGAGCTCGGCGGCGGCTGCCTCATTCTGCTCGGCGGCCCAGGCGGCTTCCTTTGCCACAGCCTCTTCACGTTCCTGCTGAGCCTGCCGTTCCTTGATCGCAACGGCGAGAGCGGCGGCCATCGGATGGCCGCTAGTCCGAACGAACTCGTTCGCCTGGTCGGCCGGCGTCGCGGCGGTCTTCGCTTCATCGTGGATGGCGCGGCACGCGCGTTCGGCGCGGGCGAAGCTCGAATGGTAGTTCATGGGCAATCCTTACTGCTGGGCGGCCGACTGGCGTTCGCGACGGGCGATCTCCCGCGCGTCGCTATGCGGGTCGAGTGTGTGTCGGTTGGCACGCGACATGCGACCGAAGGCACCGGCGGGGACGCGTGCGAGCGACTTTTGCAGGCGCGTGGGTGCCGCGAACTGCTCGTTGAGCTTCTTGCCGGCGAGCTTCGCCTTGTGCGCCTCGAGGCGCTCGGCTTTGGTGGCGTTGTGCGGGAGGCGAGCCATCAGCGGCAGGCCTCCACGGTCTTGGCGATCGTGAGCGCGATCAGCCCCCAGATCCCCAGATTGAAGAGCGCCGCGACCGTAATCCACTGGCGCACACTCAGAACGTCGATATTCATTGCTGACCTTTCGTCGGTGTGTGTTGTTTAACACTCGACCTTGTTAGCGGTGCGTTTGCGCTTGCGCAAGCTGGGACCAAGAAATTTATTCGTGTAGCGCGTATACGGAAGCACCCGGTGCGCGCGGCCGCGATAGTCGGCCTTCGTGCGGTAAAGCTCGGCGTCATCGAAGTCATCGATCGGCGTCAGAAAGATCCGGCGCTGCTCCTCGACGACGACCATCACAACGGAGACGTTGTGCTGTGGCGCGCGGCGGAGCAGCTCTCGATCAACGCCGATGCCTGCTTCGCCTCTCTCGATCGCTTCGGCGATTGACTTCGACCGGCCGCGCCAGATGTCACGCCCCTTCTGCTCCACGATCAGGAAGCGCGTCCCGCTGGGCGTCTCCATGATCTTGCCCTGCACCCTGGGCGCCACTTTCAGCAGCCCGATCCGCTTCATGCCCTGCGAGATAGGTCTCAGCATCTTCGACAGAGAGGCGTTGAAGGTAAATGGCGGTAATGCGGGTTTTTTCGTTGATGATGCGGGGGCCATAGTTCTGTCTCTGCCATTGCAGGAGCGCGCGCGCCGCTTCGTAGCTGGGCTTCTCCTGCATGAGGTGGTTCATGGATGCGTGCACGGCGAGGATCTCGGCGATCGGGCCGGCGAAGAGAGCCTTGACGCGGCTGTAGCCGAACACCGTTTGCTTTTTGGCGTCGTAGAGGGCGATGACCTGGTCAATGCGCAGGCGCTGGGTCCACGCGACGCCCACGCGCACGGTGTTGGCGAACCGATTGAGGCCGGTCTCGTCCTGGAAGGGGATGGCGGGCACGAATATCGCGCAAGCCGTGCGGCGCTGCAGTTGGCACACGTCGTTGACCGCGCAGTGGTCGCACGGGAGCTTGCCGGCGCCGGACGTATAGGTATCGTCGGGGCGACGCTTCAGCTGTCGTGTGTCCGTGTCGATCAAGTATCATCTCCATAAAAGAGCGCTCGCAAAGTGGTTAGACCTTGCGAGCGCTCGCTTCTACTTGGCTTGTGGTGGCTTACGCTGCTGCGTTCCAGCCGTTCACTACGTTGCGCTCCTCCGGGGCCAGCGACGCTCCCCACCCGGAGAAAATGAACTGCGGGTCGTCGCCGGTGATTTCACGAAATGCCTTCGCGACCGCGGCACGCATAGGAGCGTCCGAGCCCGGCGGAAGCTTCGACGCATCAACTTCCCCGATCTTGCAGCCCCAGACCTTCATGCTGCCGCGTCCTGCGCTTCGGCGATGTCGATCAGGATATCAAGGTTGGCCGGGTCCTCGTTCAGATGCTCGATGAAGGCCGCCTTGCCCTGGATCCGCTTGCTCTGCCAGGTGAACCAGGCGCCGCCCTGAATACCGAGCTCCGTCAGGTGTTCGGCGCCGATGTGGTCGATCATGGAGTCCATGACGTCGATGTAGCCGGTGCCATCCTTGCGCCACTTGAACTCCCAGCTGGTCTTCTGGAACGGCTGGTAAGTCTTGTTCTTGATGGACTCGGCCTTGATCTTTTGCGCGATGACCTCCTTGGTCTTCTTGTCGCGCTCCATCTCCCGGCCGAGGAACAGACGCAGCGATGCGTAGTAGGGCAGGGCCTCGCCGCCCACCGTGTACCGCGGATCGCCATAAGCGACGCCCGGCTTCATGCGCAGCTGATTGAGGAAGATCGCGAGGACGTTGTTCTCGGTCACGAACTGGTTGAACGCCGGGAGCTCCTGACTGGCCGCCATCGCGAGCGCCAGATTGTCCTTCATGTTCTGCCCATCGCCCTCCTTCTTGTCGCGTGCGAGCTTGGCGGCCGGCACCATGCTTGCGAAAGAGTCGAACACCATCACGAGCGGCGCTTCGAACGGGATGATGTCGGCCTTGCGGATCGTCTCCATCCAATCGATCGACTGGTCGAGCGAAGCCTCGAAGGAGCGGGGGCGCTTGTAGTTCCAGATCCCCGGCGTGTCGTCGAGCCCAAGCCCCTTGGCGAGGTTGAGCATGAACGAACCTTCGTGATCTTTGAACCCTGCGGCGCCACCAGCCTTTTGAGCCTGCGCCATCACCGCGGTCGCCAGCTGCGTCTTACCGGCGCTCGGCGGCCCTGCGATCTCGACGATGCGACCGGTCTTGATGCCGCCGCCGCGATACTTGCCAGATAATGCGCGATCGAGGTTGGGGACGCCGGTGGAGAGGAACAGGTCGTGGTCGGAAACTTCATCCGACGTCACGCCGCCCTTGTCGAGAGCTCCAGCCAACTTTGCTGCGATACTCATTACTTTCCGAACTCCTGTTCAAGCTGAATAAACGGGGAAATGAACTCGTCCATCTTCGAGAGCATGGACGTGAAGCCGAACTCGGCGCAGAACTTCTCGAAGGCTGCGCGGTCGACCTTGGCTTTGGTGCCGCGAATGTTGGTCGGGGCGGGGATATCCGGGTGACCCAGATCCATCATCTTCAGCGCGAACTCGAACCGGGCCTGAAGCTCGGTGTCATCGCGCAGCTTCTGGAACTTGGCCGGGAGCAGCTGCGGGTCGCCTTTCTTTGCCTTCGGCACAGTCTTGCCTGCTGCCAGCCACTTAGCGACGGCATCTTCTTGGCTGAGCCGCATAAAGCTGTGCACGCAGTCGAACACCGAGAGGAGCTCCACCGCGCCCGCGTGACCGATGCCGGTGCGAGGCTTGACGTTGTCGCCGGTGTCGCCCTGCAGCGCCTTGGCGTGAATGAACGCTTTTTGTGAGGCGAACTCGGTGAACTCGTGGAAGTTGGTCACCGTGACCTTGCGGTCGATCTTGTGATCGATCCAGGCGACGCCGCGCTCGACGAGCTGGATCCAGTCCTGGTCGCCGGTGATTAGCGTCACCTGATCGCCGCGGGCCAACGCCTTGCGCGTCAGGATCGCCGCCATGTCGTCGGCTTCCATGTTGCCGGCGACGAGCTGTGAAATGCCGAGGAGGTGAAGGCCGCGAAACATGTCGCGACGCTGGGCCTTGTAGCGCTCGCGCTCGGCCATCTTCTCGGCGGTGTCGGTACGAGTGCCCTTGTAGTCGGGGAACTCGCTGTAGCGCCATGAGCGGCCATCCCAGAGGATGATCGGCGTAGCGGCCAGGCGGGTGCGGAGGATCTTCTGGATCGAGCGCAACATCCCGAAGATGGCGGTCGTCTCGCGTTCGCCTGCGTAGAGCTTGCCCTGCTTGCCGTTGCCGTGCTGCGCGGCGTGACCGACCGAGTTTCCGTCAATGTAGGTCCGGCGGATCATGGTATTCCTGTCGGGTAGAGGGTGCGGGGGAGGGCAACGCGCGCTCCCCCGCCTTCAATCGGCGGCCTGGGCCGCCCGCCTGGAGCCGAAGCCCCAGGCACCTTCCGTCATTCGAGGCCGGCGAGGATGTCGTCGATGTCGTCCGAGTCCGCGGCGGCCGGTGCCGGCTTGGCGGCGGGCTTCGAGGCCGGCTTGGCGGCGGGCTTCGCCGGTTCCGGCTCGGCTTCGGGCTCTTCGTCGACGACCGACGCGATCGCGGCGTCGAGATCGGCATCTTCGAAGTCGGCGTCCTCGACTGCCGGCGCTTCTTCCTCGTCCTCGTCGAGCACTTCGGTCACCGCCGCGGCGTTGGTCTTGCTCGCGGCAGCGGTGCCGCCCGCGTTGGTCAGGCGAGCCTGCGACGTCGACGACGCGCTCGTGATCGCTGCGGCAACGGTGATGCCCGCCGCGCCATTGATCTTGCCGAGGAACTCGAGCGCCTTGCCTTCGAGATTTTCGAACTGCGAGGCGATCCAGGCGTCGAGGTCGATCGCCTTCTCGAGGATCTTCGGCGTGAGCTTCGCCTTCTTCGGGGTCACCGTGAACTGGTACTTGGTGTCCATGCCCGAGCCCGATTTCTCGCACTTGAAGACGTGGCCGTTGTCGAGGCTGGCGATGTCGTAGTCAGGGTCTTCGTCGGTCCACGCCTCGAACTGCGACAGAATGCCGTCGAACGCACCTTCGCTGACCTCGATCAGCACCGGCTCGTTCGGCGCCTGATCCTTGTCGTCGAGGATGAGGGCGCAGAAGATCTCGCGCGGGCTGGCGAGCATCTTGCGGTAGTGCTCCTTCGTTTCCGCGTCCGGCGCCTGGCGCATGGCGTCGAAGAGCATCTCCTTGATCGGGTCACGCTCGCCATAGGTGATGTCGCGGTCACCGATGCCGAAGAAGCTCTGGCCGTCGAACGACTTGAGGTAGGTCTTGCCATACTTGCGCGAGAAGTCGCCCGAGACGGTCGGCGTGCCCGAGGTGTCCGGCGCCGGCAGAATGCGGAACTTGGTCTCGCCGTTCTTGAACTTGTAGGGGCGGAGACCCTTGCTGCGGTTGGCTGCGATCGCCTGCCGCTTCTGCTGGATCCGCTCGCGTGCGGTGAGTGCGCCCATAATTCCTAATGCTCCTGTGTTCACTTCGAATAGAGTGTGTGTCGTTCATAACTCGCGCGAGACACACCTGTCGCGCGGCTTCGTGGTGGGTTATTCGGTTGCGTCAGCCTCCTGTCGCATGGGCCGCGCCCGGTTGTTGCGTTGAGAACGGCGCTGGTCGTAGCTGGAGGCTGCTTCGCGTGCGTTCTGGATTACGAGATTGGATTTCAGCTGCGCCTGGGTCAGGATGCCCAGGGACTTCAGCATCTCCTCGCGCGTCTTGAACGCGTAATAGGCGACCTTGCAGATGGCTTCGATCTCGTCGGCGTCCATCTTCTTGATCTGCCACTCGCGTGAGGACTTATCGAGCGCGACGGCGGCGGCCACCATGTCTGCGGTCACCCGCTCGGGCTTGGTGTTGGTCTGGGAGGCCTCCTCCTCGGCGGCCTCGCGCAGCTTGGCGCGGTGGGTCGTCGTGAGCTTGGCCTCGATCGCCTTCAGGGTGAGCGCTACCTTAGCCGCCTGCTTCTTGGCTCGGGAGTGCTGGATACCGTACCAGGCGGCGCGAGCGGTCTGGGTTCGCATCGCCTCGGAGATGTCGCCGATCTCGGCGTCGATCTCCTTGACGAACTCATCCACGTCGATGAAATCTTCAAGCGTCATGCTGTTCTTTCGCTGGGTGTGATGTGTGTTGTAACGCACGCGCTCAGAAGGTCAACAAGAATTGTCGACCAGAGCGCGCACTTCGGAGAAAACTTTCGTCAGCGCTTCCCGCTTGCTCGCATCGTGATAGATCTGCGTTGGCTTGAACCCAACGATAACCGTGGCATCGAGCTCGGCCGAGTAGGTCTTGCGGCCGACATGATCGGCAAGGCCCTTCAGGTCGGGGTAGAATGTCTTGATTGCCTGCGGCCCGAGGAGCACGATGACTGGCGGCTTCATCGCCGCGATTTCGCGGTAGAGGTAGGGCAGGGAGTCCGCCACTTCCTTGGCCGGCAGATCCCGCTCGCCCTTCTTCAGCGGCCGGCGAAGCACCCAGGTCCACACGGCGTCGTCAAGCCGCATACCGGCATCGTGGAGGCTCGGCGCCACATAGTTCACATAGGAGAACTGGTGCTTGAGCTCCTCGTAGTCGTTGAACGGCGCGTCCAGGATGACCATGAATTTCGGCGCGCGGCCGAGCTCGCATGGCACCGCAGCCTCGCCCAGGTTCGCCATCATATCTTCGACCACCTGCACCACCGTGTCGGCGACGAGATCGTCGACCGGGATGTCGCGGGTCGCGACGACGCCCTGGTCGCTAATTGCCGGCATCAGCTCGATCTGGTCACGCTGACGGGACGGGTCAGTCGACTTGGCTTGACCGGGCACGATGCGCGCGAACGCGCCGACGCGATCGAGATGGTCGATGGCCTTGCTGTTCACCGCGCGGCTCGGCACGCGAGCCTTGAAGTCCTCCATGCTCACAAACCGGCCAGGGCCGAAGGTCTCGGTTGTGGTCACCTTGTTCTTGCGGCGCCCGGTGCTGCTCTCGACGACGACGGGGTTCGGGTCCGAGCGCGCGGCCATGATTGCACTGGCGCCCTTCTCGGACACGTTCTTCACCGCGGACAGGGGCGCGATGATGATGCAGTCGTTCAGCGGCTCGAACTGGCCCGTGGAAATGTTGACGTCGGGCGGGATGACCCGGATTTCGTCCTTGGCCGCCTGCTTCACGATGCTGGCGAGCTTGTCACTGTCCGCGATGCCCATGCTGGCGGTATAGAACTCGACCAGGTAGTGAGCCTTCAGGTAGGCGGCCTGATACGCGATCAGCGTGTATTCCACGGCGTGGCTGCGATTGAACGCGTAGCCGGCGAAACCTTCGATGTCCGTGAAAAGGCGATCGGCGTCCGTGTCCGGCATGCCCGAGGTGTCGACGGCGCCCTGCACGAACTTGTCGCGCTGCTGGGCCATCATCACCGGGTCCTTTTTGCCCATCGCCTTGCGGAGCACGTCGGCTTCGCCAGGCGTGAAGCCGCAGAGGACACGGGCGATCTGCATCACCTGCTCCTGGTAGGCGATCACACCATAGGTGTCCTCGAGGATGGGCTTGAGGCTCGGCCACGGGTAGCTCACGGCCTCGGTCCCGGCGCGGCGCCGGATGTATGCCTCGGTGATGCCCGCATCGAGCGGGCCGGGACGGTTCAGGGCGTTAAGCGCGACGAGATCCTCGAAGCTGAGCGAAGCAGTTTTCGCCATCTCCTTCAGCAGGCGCCGCACGGACCCGCCCTCGAACTGGAACACGCCGGCGGTCTTCGCGCCCGAGAAAATCGCGAGCGTTGCCTCGTCGTCCAGCGGCAGCTTGTTGATGTCGACGCGGACGTTCCGGCGCTGGAAGATGAGCTTGAGCGCCTGGTCGAACATGTCGAGCGTGGACAGGCCGAGCACGTCGAGCTTGATGAGCCCCTGCTCTTCGCTGACGCGCTTGTCCCAGTTGATCACGCGCGCGTCGCCGCGCTTCTCTACCACCGCGCGCTTGGTGAGCGGCTCGCCCGCGACAACGACGCCGCCGGCGTGCGTGCCATAGGCTCGCATCTTGCCCTCGAGCTTCAGCGCCCGATCCCAGATGTGCGGGAACTGCTCCGCAAACACCTGGATCTCATGCGTGGTTTCGAACGCGTCCTTCAGCCCGGCCGAAACGCCGTGGGTGTCGCCGATGAACTTCGTGGCGCCCAGCTGGTCCTGCGGGAGGCCATAGATGCGCGCGACGTCACGGATCGCACCGCGGGCGCCCATGGTGTTGTAGTTCACGATGCCCGCGACGTTCTCCGCACCATACCGGTCTGCCAGGTAGGCGATCACCTCTTCGCGGCGCGTGGACATGAAGTCGAGGTCGGCGTCGGGGAGATCGAGACGATCGGGGTTGATGAAGCGCTCGAACAGCAGCTTGAACCGGATCGGGTCCACGTCGGTGATGCCGACGAGATAGGCGACCAGGCTGCCGCCCACGGAGCCGCGGCCCGGGCCGACATAAATGCCCTTGCTCTTCGACCAGCGAACGAGATCGGACACCAGCAGGAAGTACGGCGCAAAGCCGAGGCGCCGAAGCGTGTCGAGCTCGAACTGGAGGCGCGGCAGGTATTCCGCCTTGAGCTCCGCCGGGCTCGGCTGGTGCGCGAAGATGGGCGCGGTGAAGCGATCGCTCCAGCCTTCCTTGCATAGGCGCTTGAGCTCTTCGTCAGGATCGTTGGCGAGTGACGGCAGCGATGGGTCGAGCTTCGCCCATTTGTACTCGGCCAGCTCCACCAGACGCTCGGTGTTCATCAGCCCGCGCTTGAACTCGGCGCCCCAGTTGCGGCCATAGCGGTCGGCGACCGCGTTGCTGGCGCGCACTGTGGCGGCGGCCAGCTCCTTTACCGTGTGCGGCTGGTACCGCGGGACCGGCTGGAGGTAGTCGCTGTAGGGGCGACGATCGGCGATGCCCGCGTTGCAGCTATAAGCGTCGTCGTCGTGATCGAGCCAGAACGCCGGCTGCACCACCAGCGGCTCCCACTCGGGCATGGCGCTGAAACAGCCGTTCAACTTCGCCCAGTCGATCACGCGGTGGTTCTGTCGCGAGAAGTAGGGCGTGTCGCTCGGCACAAGCTCGTAGAAGCGCGCTACGAAGCGAACGCGCTGCGCGAGGTCAGACATCGCTTTGAGCATGTCGTCGCGCTGTGCGACGCTCTCAAGGTCACCGGTGCTTATGACGAGACAGTCATCGTCTAGCGTCGACGCGAGATCGTCCCAGGTGACCCGCGGGACGAAGTAGAAGCGGTCAGCGTCGAACCCGCGGGTAAGCAGGCGGTAGAGCGACCGCATGCCCTCGTCGTTGGTGGGGTAGAGCTTGAGGAAGCATGCTGTCTCGCGCTCGCTTTTGTCGCGGCCAGCGTCCTCCTCCATGATCACGCGGACGCGCACGCCGGCGAGGAGCCGCTTGTCGAGCTTGCCCAGCTTCTTCGTCGCCTCCACCACGGAGGAGATCGTCATAGTGTCGCAGATGCCAACGACGTCAGCGCCCGCCTTCTCGGCCACGGCCGGCAGATCGTCGATGCCCAGGATGGACTCGCCAAGGGAGAAGTCGGTGCGCACACCGAGCAGGGGGTGGATCATTTCAGCTCCAAGGTTGCACCGTTGCGCTGCACGCGCTTGCACACGGTGAGAATAGAAACGGTCGCGTAGGTGCTGCGCTGCGCGTTCTGAGCGCTGAGCGAGAAGCTTTGCGCGATGCACGCGGTCAATTCGCGCATCGTGTGCGGTCGCTCTCGCAGCGCGCTGATGACGGCCGCCATGATGCGGTTCACGCCGGCCACGACTTCGATATGCGCGTGCCGCGGGTCGATGCGATTACGAACCATTTTGTCGATTGTGGAATGCGCTCGCAGATCCAGGTGCGTCTTGAGCGCCATCACGCCTTCTTCGTCCGGCATCGGGGCGGGCGGGGTTGGCTCGGGCTTCTTGCGAGCAGCTGCCTTCTCGGCGCGCGTCTTCCAAGCCTCACTCATTTTCTTACCCGTGCCGTCGCTGAAGCGATCAAGCAGGCGCATCATCTGCGGCCGACGCTTGTCTACCATAGTGGCACAGTCGGCGTGCGCCGCGCACGCGGTGCAGTTCGGCGAGCCCGCGTCGAACGCGAGCGAGGAGCCGAAGCAACCAGGGGCGGGCATGTGTGTCACCTTGCACGGATCCAGATCAAAAAGGTGGGCGACATTCCTGTCGCCCGAGGTGAGGAGCCGAAGGTGAGCGCCTTCGACGGGAGTTGCTTATCCGAAGATGCGTTGCGCGGTCTGACGCACGGCCTCGGCCTGCGTGGAGTCCAGGCGATTTGCGTAGGCGAGCTCGATGCCCTTGCGGAACGCGCCGCCCTTGATCATGCCGATCATGGTCGCGCGGATCGATTCACGCGGTGAGATCGGGAGCGACAGTTCGCCATTGCCGTACATCTGGCGGATGCGGCTGGCGAAATCGACCATCTTCTCCGCGACGTCCTGGCTGACGCCGACGCGCTGCTTCAGGATTTCGATTTCCGTCTTCGTCTCGGGATAGTGGACCTGGATGGTCACGCCAAAGCGTGAGTAGGCGGCGGCGTTGCCGATCTTGGTGCCGCTGTAGAGACCGGTATCGTCGCCCGAGCCGTTGGTGTTGCCCGTCGCGATGAAGCGGAAATTCGGGTGCGGCTTGACCAGACGCTGATGGGGAGGGGCCTCCTTGATGTAGAGCGGCTTGCCCTCGAGGATCGGCTGATAGACCGCGATCACGGCGGGGTGCGCGAAGTCGTATTCGTCGGCGACATATACCCAGCCGCGCATCATGGCCTCGGCGAGGGGGCCGTAATCGAACTCGGTGCCCCCGTTGCGGACGACCATCTGCCCGATGATGTGCGCCTCTTCGGTGGTGTCGGTGTGCTGGACACGGACCCAGGGACGATGGAGGCGGGCGCAAATCTGCTCGACCAGCGACGTCTTGCCGGTGCCGTGCATCCCCCAGGCGAGCAGCGGGAAGTTGAGCTGCACGGCCATCACGGCATCCTTGAGCTCTTCGGCGCGGAAGACGTAGCTGTCGTCGATCGCCGGCACCGCCTCGGCATCGGAGACGTCCAGGTTTTGCATCACGTCGATCTGGATGGGGTCACCCTGCGACGCGCCGCGCTTGGGCGGCGAGCGAAGCTCGTCGGTCAGCGGCATGTCGAACACCTCGAACATGGGCTTCTTGACGGTCGTGCCCGGCTGGGTGAACGGGAGAACCTTGGCCGCCATCTTCTGGCTGGCCTCGTCCTGGGCGCGACGCTCAGCGGCCCGCCGGGCGGCGGCCTCTTCGAACGTTTTGCTTTTGGTCGGCGCTTCGGGGTAGTCCGCCTTGTACTTCTGCTCCGTGACGCCAGGATGGGCGTTCGCGAGATGCTTGGGGATGAAGTGCTCGGCCGATCCGCAGATCTGGCAGAGGACCTTATCGCCGGCTGCGTCGTAATAGCCTTCAGGCTGCTTGAGTGCGGTCGCGGTGCTCATTTCTCACTCCTCAGTGCGCTTTTGCGCTTTCGATGTGTGTCAGTTACCACACGCACAAACCAATTCAAGCGGGAATGTGTGTGGCAGTTCGCATTGGATCAGCCGACAATGAAGCGCTTTAGCAGCGCCAGCAGCTGCCGGGGCATCTCGTTGACATCGTTGATGACGATGGCGTTGCTGTAATAGGCGGTGGGGCCTGCATGCTGAATGCCCACGCCTACCAGGTCGATGCCCGAGGCCTCGATCGCCTTCACCACCTGGCGGGACTGCCGGGCATAGGCGCCATAGTCTTCCGCGCTGCGGGCTTCAAAGACCAGGCTGCCCGGCTCGCCGTCGGTCATGCAGATGAGGATCTTGCGGCGCTCCTTACGCTGCAGAAGGCGACGGGCTGCGAACTCAAGGCCACAACCTTCCGGCGTGTAACCCATGTTGTACCCGCATGCGCCGGTTTGGCCGCGTGAGTTGTGAACATGCCCGAAACGCCGCATCACCGGGATCGTCCAACGCTCCTCGAACGCCTTGAACTTCGGCATCACGATCGGGAACATGCGGTGAATCTTCGCAACCTCGTCCGCGGCGCGCACCTCCTGCAGGTAGCCATGTTCGCGGACGCGCGGATCCTCCGTTTTGTCGGTAAAGCCCAGGCACTCGAACGCGATGCCGAGTTTCGCGAGGACCGAACCAAGCGCGTATGAGGCCTCCGTGGCAAGCACGGTGCGGGCGCCGTTCATTGACCCGGAGCAGTCGATCAACAGCGACAAGGCGGTGTCGAGGCTCTCCGCCTCCTGCCGGCGCGTGAATACACGGTCGTCATTCGCCATGATGCGGTGCAGGTTCGGCCCATGCAGCCGGCCGGAACGCATGCCCGGCACGCGCTTGACCTGGCTACGGGCGGCGATCAGCCGGCGGAGATCCTTCTGCAGCGGCCCCGTCGCCGATGCGACCTTCTGATCGATACCTTCGAGGCTCACCTGATCGGGAATGGCGATGTCGACCATGGCGTCAAAGTCTCGCGTGAAGACGCGGAACTCTTCGCCAGCGGCATCCTCGATCTGCTTGCGGATGAACTCCTGCATCAAGGCGTCCATGTCCTTGATCTGAGAGGCGTCAACCTCGATGATCTTGTCGTCTTCCTCCTCGCGCTCGCTTTCAAAGTCGCCGCCGTGGTTCGTGTTGCTGACGTCCGGCCTGCGCGAGCCTGCGTCGACCGGGATGCTGCCGAACGGGAAATCCTCGAGGTCTTCGTCCTGCTCGTCCTCGGCGTCTTCCTCGTCGGTGTCGCTGGGGCGGCGGCGCGGGCCGTCCTCGTCGTTATCGAGGTCGGTGTCGAAGTCGATTTCGGCGCCATCGTCCTGGTAGTCCCAGTTCTCGAGCATGCTCTCGAGCCACTTGGCGTCTTCAACATAGCTGCGGAACTCAGGATCGCCGGCGACGTAGCGGTTCATCGCCGCGACGTGTTCGGGCGGCCAGAAGGTTTCGTCGGGACCACACTCGTCGATGAGGTCCATCGCTTCGTTGACGGAGAGCTTCATAATCAATTCCGCGATCCCTTCATCAGCTGCCCCAGGCGGCGGCGTGCATTGCGCAGCATGCCCGAAACTTCACTTTCCGACTTGCTCATCTCCTTCGAGATTTCACTCACCGACATCTTGCGTTGCTTATACAGAAATAGAGCTTTGCGTTCAGTGGGATCTAGTTGCTTCAGCGCGTCCGTGATCGAGAGACCGCTTTTCCCGCTGCCCGGGCGATCGCCTTCATCTTGGTCATCGGCGTCCCCATCATCTGCTTCTCCGGCGCTAACTTCCGAGTCGTCATCGGCGGCATCGCGGTCGTCTTCCCCGCTTTCGCCCTCGCCATGGTCGTCCGACGAACCGTCGCCTTCATCGTCCCCGCCGGTGCCCGCGCAGCTATCGGCGTCATCGCCATCTTCACCGTCGCTCTGACCTTCGCCGTCTCCGTGACCCTCTGCGTCGCCTTCGTCCTCGGCGCTTTCGTTCTGCCCCTGGTCGTCGGAGGCATCTTCTGCATCCGGGGTGTCGTCGGCGTCTTCATCCGAGGTGTCGTCCGAGGTGTCGTCGGCGTCTTCGTCTGCGGGATCGGGCGACGACGGTGCCGGCGGAGGCGGCGCCTTCTCTTCGCCCTTCTCGGGCTCGGGCTCGGGCTTGGGCTCGCGCTTGGGCGGCTTCATCGCCTCCAGCATCGCCTCGACGATCTCTTCGACGTCGTCGAAGGTCTCCATCGCCTTGAGGCGCCGGGAGAGATCGGGCAGGCGGCTTAGCAGCGGCATGAAGTGCGGCCAAAGCTTGTGAGCGTCCATATGCTCCTGAAAAGCCTTCTGACCGGCCAGCGCGCGCATTGCGGCCACCATGACCCCGCCGAGCGCCTGGCCGGCATCGCCAGAGGCAAGCGCCTTCTCGATCGCGGGATGGATCATGGTCGGGATGAACTGCTCGTACATCCGCTCGAGATTCTCTTTGGTGCCCGGCAGATCGCGCGGGAGAAGCTTCTCAAGCCGGATGTCCTCCACGATATTGATGAGCGCTGCGGCCTTTGCCGTCCGGCCGGCCTTCGTCGCGCGAGCGAACGGGGTATAGAAGATGTGGCCGACCTCATGGTCGAGGTAACCGTGGATCGCCGCGAGCAGCTCGTCCGACGCGTTGTCGTTCAACTCGGGCAGCACCAGCTTGAGCGCCTTGTTGCCCTTGGTAGCGACATAGGGCTGGTGGCCGCGGAATTGTACCGCGATGCCGTCCCGCGTGAGGAGCCGAACGGTCTTCGCCAGCGAGTCGCGATGCGACACTGCCTTCAACGCTCCCGGTGCGCTCATCGTTGCTCCTCCATGTGTGTGTTGCTCTGCATACGATCGCGATAAAGAAAGAGCGCGAAGCAGTCTAGTGGCTTCGCGCTCTTCTTTTGTGTCATGCTTTGGCAGCGAGCTCTTCAGCGACACCGCTTGCGATCGGTGTCAGAGCTTCGCCAGGAACTCGTCGAGCGCCTTCCGCTGTACCGGCGTAAGACCCGCCGGGTGGTGGTTGCGGATCGCCTCGACGATCGGCACTTCGCCCAGGCTCATCCAGCGACGCGACGGATTACGATCGGTCACAACGTCACGCAGCACATTCACGACATTCTGCGGCAGGCTGTCGAGCTCGGCGCCGGCCAGCGCCTCCAGGTCGGTCGCTACGAAGCTGTCGCTACCCTTCGCCTTGGGGGCGGCCCGGGCGCCAGAGAGCATGCGCGCCCAGTCGATTTCGGGGTGCCGCTGCTCGAGCACAGCCATGATGAAATCGCCAGCGTTGAGCTTGAGAACGCGAGCAATGTCCGGGGCACGATCGATGGGAATGGGCACGCGGCCGGCGGCCATGTGCGACAGCACCACGGCCGTCTTGTAGTTCAACAGCTTTGCGACGGCGCGCTGGTTCCACTGCTTCTCACGCTCGACCTGATTAAGGCCGTCCGCGAGCATTTTGGTAGCACGGGTGTGCTGAAAGGGGTAATCACCCTCCGCTGCGTTCAGATTGATTGCCGTCGTTACTGCCATCTTATTTGCCTCCTCGTTGCTGCGTCGCTCGCTGCCTGACGCTGGTGTTAACACACACTTGGTTAGCGACACTGCACACGTTGTCAACAGTGTTACTCTCGCTAACAGGGCATTTCGTCAGAACGAAAACAGAACATACTGGCTCAGTCACCTCCATTCGCTTGGAAAGCTTCGAAGCCACGAAATATGTGTCGACATGCACACCAACATGAACGGCATGTTAACGCCTACCATTTCGGGTATGTTTCGGACGGCACTACGCGTAAGGGTTCCGCAATTTGATCTTGATCCCCAGTGCCTTCGAATACGGCAATGCTCGATCAATAGCTTTCCTTACGATCTCACCCGCAACCTCGGCCGGATCCTTCCCCCGCGGCAAGAAGCCGATGCGGACTGCGAAGCCGTAGCGCACCAGTTTTTCAGCGGCTTTGACGGCGCCAGTCAGCGCCGCGCGCTCGCCGTCCCAAAGGATGGTGATGATCTTGAGCCCTGCCGCCTTTAGCTCCATCAGCGCCTGCAGCTGCGTCGGCATGCCAGGCTCAGCGTCCAAGGTGAGATTCTTGCCGAATGAGCCGATGGCCCCGATCCCGCGCCAGTTGCGATCGCCGTCTATTGCAGCCTGGATTGCCCAAACGTCGGGCGCGCCTTCCCCCATCACGGCGTGCGCCCAGCCCTCCACCTTCGCGCGATGGCCGTTATAGAGGTACCTTGCCGTGGAGCTCAGGCGAGCGGGGAAGAGATACTTTGGATCCGCTTTTCCCGTGACATCGCGGCCCTGGAATGTGACCAGTTGCCCGCCGAGATCCCGGATGGGGATGATCACACGGCCGGAAAACACCTTGCGCCGGTCATTGCCGTCCTCGTCCTTATAGAAGAACGCTCCATCGTGACACATCCTTAGCTCGAACGCCGTCTGGATGGCGGCCGAGAAGCCGCGGTCGTTCAGGTAGGGAATGCCCGCGGCGCCGGCGGCCACACTCATCGGGAGCTTGAGTGCGCCCGACAATGCGGGGGTTACCTGCTTCCGCACGCGCTGCTTGGGCCGCCAGCCGCCGCCCTTTGCGATCTCGTCAAACTTCGCGCCAATCGCCTTGTTGTCCTCTGTCGCCAGGTGAGCGGCGGCGAAAGTCCACAGGTTGAATTTCGTGTCGCAAGAGCCGTGGAAGCAGTTGCCGTAGCCCGAGTCTACTCCCAGGTAGACCTTCCAGCTGGACCCGCCGCACTTGGGGCACTCGCGAATGTTGAACTGGCGCCCGCGGCTGCCAGATGTCTGGCGATATTCGATCCCCTCATATTCAAGGAAGTCTTCCGGCGTGACGTTCTGGTAGCCGCTATCGCCGTTCATCAGTCGAAGCCCATGAACTCGGTGAGGAACCGCATGCACTTCAGGTCCTGCTTGAACCGCATCCGCACACCGCTCTCGGCGTTTCGCATTTCGGAGAAGTAGAGAACCACCTCACCGTTCGCGCGCTCGTCGACCGACTGGTTGATGGTGATCAGCACGTCGGCCGTGCGGACCACTTCGTAATCGTCGGCCGCGTCAGTGCCGTCCGAGACGTTTCGCTGCGCCTTCTGAGTGCCGGTGCGGTTGGTCTGGTAGCCGGTGATGACCGCGGCGTTGAAGGTGGTCCCCATCGCGCGCAAGTCCTGACCGACTTCGGCCAAGCCGAACCGCTTGTCCTGGTACTGCTGCTCCGGCCTCATGATGCCCAGGTAGTCGACGACGATCAGGTCATAGTCCTGGCCGTTCGCCTGCTTCTTCTTCAGGATGCGGACGAGCTCAGAGACCTTGAGCGTGCGGATCGGGAACGCCTGGACGTCGAAGACGCCGAGGCCGGGCTTCTTCTCCCATGCCTCGAGCGCGGCATCGACTTCGGCCTGGCGCTGGACCAGCTCCTTGAAGGCCACACCAGAGACGTTCGCGTCGCTGCGATCCTCGATGATGTCCTCAGAGACTTCGCAGCTGGCATAGAAGACGCGGAAGCCCGCCTCGGCCGCCTTGAGCGCGAAGGTGATCATCGAGGCGGTCTTGCCCGACTTCGGCGGCCCCATGAGGATATTCAGCTCCTTGCGACCCCAGCCGCGGTGCGGCGTCAGCTGGTTGTCGAGCTCGGGGAAGCCGGTGGTGATGCCGCCGTTCGTGTAGCCGCCTGCTGCTGCCTGCGCGCGCCGCTGCTGACGGTTCGCGCGCCCCGACGTGAAGGTGCGCGCCACCTGCGCGTCCGTCGCGCCGACCTGCTTCGCCTCCTCAATTGCGGCGAGCCCCTTGAAGATCTTGGTCTGATCTTGGCTATCCAGCGCGTCAGCGAGGCCCATTGTGGCGTTCTCGAGCGCGGCGTGGCGGGCGAAATCGGCGATGGTGTCGATCACGAACTGTCGGTCGGCCAGCGGATCGCGGTGCAGCACGCCGAGAAGCCGCTTCACCTCATCGAAGTCGGCGATCTTCACCTTCTTCGCAGCGACGAGGCGCTTCATCACCTGCACATAGGTCTGCAGGGTGGGGCAGTGGCCGTATTTCTCCAGGTAGATCTTCTGGATCGCGACGATCGCGGCGAGGGACTCGTTCTCGAAATACTCGGGCAGCACCAGGCCGCCGACCGATTGCACGAACACGTTGTCGCGCAGATAGTGGGCAGCAAGCTGCTCCTGAAAGGCTTGATCGAACTGAGACATGAACCCTCTGGTGTGTGTCACTTCGCATACGCTGCAGGGTGCGATGCGTCAATGCGGTTTGCAGCCGCGGATCAATTAGCGATGAGGCGGGCGCGCTCGACTTGATGCTTGCCGAAAAAGGCGAGGGCGTCATCCACGGGCAGCTGGGGCGTGCGGTAGACGACGTTGGCGAGACCGGTCGCCTTATCTGCGCGCTGCTGGATCTGTTCTATCAGCCAGGCGCGATAGGCGTCCTGGGCGGGCAGCCCGGCGTAGTTTTCCACCTTGAACATAGGGTGCTGCGCGGTGAAAAGCCGGCTCTCGCTCAGCTTCTCCCATTCTTCGACCACCAGGGCGCCGAGCTTGGGGGAATAGAGCTGCGCGGGCTGGGGCAAGCGGGTCCACATCGTGTCGATCGCCACTTGGTTCGCCAGCCGGACGAACTGGTCATAGGGCATGCCGAGCGCGTCACAGGTGAGCATCGCGTTCCACATGCCGGTGATGTGCTTGGCATCGCGGTCCCAGATCTCCTCCACCGTGTACTGGACCGGAGCCACGCCGATCAGCGCGGACCCCAGGCGCTTCCCCTGTGAGGCGGACTGCCGGGCGCGCTCGCGAGTGAAGCGACGCGCTGCGATCTTGAAGGACCGATAATAGTGGTGCGCGAAGAGCAGGAAGCTGTGGCCCGGCGATAGCCGGCGATAGTCCCACCACTTCGTCCCGTAGACCGCCGCGACGTCCTTGATGTGCCGCTTGGGCACATGCGCCGCGATCAGGCCCTCGATCCTGGCGGCCGGCAGGTTCGTTCCGAAGAACGCGCCCTGCACGGCCGCCATAAGGACGGCGTCGTCAGCGTGATCCTGTGCTGAGAAGACGCCGAGGGTCATGCGTTGCCGAGCGGCTGGGCGGAGTAGTTGAAGAAGTCAGGCACGGGGTTGGTGACCGGAGCGTCGCGCTCGCGCGGCTCATCGGCGTAGCCGAGGCACACTTCCTTCGCGATGCCCGAGCGCACGATGTCATCGATCCCGAAGCGCACATAGCCGAACTGCGGGTGGCTCTTGAAGCGCTTGACCGCGTCAGCGAGGCCGGAAGGGCCGGTGATGTCCGTCTGCTTCAGGTCGCCGTCGACGATCATCGACGTGCCTTCACCGATGCGGGACAGGAACATCTTCATCTGCTTGGGCGTGGTGTTCTGCGCCTCGTCCAGCAGCACCGTGCAGTTCGAGAAGGTTCGACCGCGCAGCATGCCCAGCGGGGCGATCTCGATCCGGCCCGTCTTGAGGAGGTACTCGACGAAGCTGGTTCCCAGGCGCTCGTTCAGAATGTCGATGACTGGCTGCGCCCAGGGGAGGACCTTGTCTTCGAGCTCGCCCGGGAAGAAGCCGAGCTCTTCGCCGGCGCCGACTGCGGGGCGGGTCAGGACGAAACGATGCTCGTTGTCCTCGATCAGACGGTCGGCCGCGGTCGCAGTGGGAACGAACGTCTTGCCGGTGCCGAACTCGCCCTCAACGAAGGTGATCGGGTAGACGTTGACGGCGTTGGCAAGCGAGGCTTGAGCGTCGGTCAGTGGTGCCCAGGCCTTGCGCTTGAAGGGGGCACGGGGAACTTGGAGGCTGTCACCGGGAAGCTCGTTGCGCGGCGCACGCTGCTGTTTGCTGTTGCGGCGCGCTTGCTTCCCGGTGTTACGGGCCTGCTTGGTCATTAGTCACTCCTAACGCTGTGCGTTGACGTGTGCGTTCTTGCACACACATTCTACACGACGCAAGAAGTTTCGTCGCGGCTTAATCGCCGCGCGTTATGCCAGCTCGAAATGCGGGCTGTCGGTCTCGCCCTTTTCCCGCGGCCGGCCGTTCTGGTTCCAGTCGGCGCCCCAGCGGAGCGAGACCCTCTCGAGCTTGGCTGCCTCAAGCACCAGCTTGGCCAGGGCGTCGAACCGCTTCAGGTTGTTCCAGTCGACGGGGTAGGGGATCAGATCCACCGCGTGCCCGAAGCCGTCCTTCTGTTTGCGGTGCTTGCTGTTCAGCGGATCGCTGAGCCAGGTGACCTTCGGCAGTCCCGGCGCCGCATGCACCGCCGGGACGCCCTTGGCGGCGCACTGGGCCGCAGTACGACCCTTGCCGTAGTTGATATAGCACTGCTGATCGGTGCGCACGCCCTCGATTACCTTGAAGTCCAGGTCGGCGGTTGCCATCAGAGCAGCGCGCGTCACCACGCGCACGATATCGGGATGAACACCCTTCAGATGGGCAAGGGATTCACTGCCCAGACGGATTGCCATTGCTCTCTCCTACTGTGTGTTTCGTACCGCATAGGCCGCGGTCGCGGGTTTGGTTGGGACGGTTTGCGAGGGGCGGCTCAGCCAGAGCGCGAGCGCGGCAAACCCCCTCACTTCAAGCCGTCCTTGTCGGCGTCGGCGTCGCCCACGCTCTTGCCGAAGGTGGGCAGGAACATGCGCGCGAAGTAGCTGGCGACCTTGATCGGGCTATCCGCGAACTGCCGGCTGGTCTTGAGCACGCCGGCAAGGACGTTCTCGCAAACGACCGCAGCCACGCCAGCCAGGAACAGGGTCGCGTAGAAGTTCCAGTGCAGATCCTGCAGAAACCCCCAGCCTACAACGGCGCCTGCGCCACCATAGACGCAGCCGGCCAGCAGCGAGGTCCAGCGGCGCTTCACGTCGCTGACCATGGACTGCAGCAGGATCAGGATCGCTCCGCCCGTGAACAGCCAGATGTGCTGGATGAGCGTTGCCTTCTCGTTCTCAATCGGCACTTCGGTTCCCTTCGCCCCACAGATACTTGTCGACGGGACCGACCTCCTTGCTCAGCGTGACCGCGACGAAGATGTGCGCGAGTGTGAACAGGATGCCGGCGACTGCGTGAATGAAGAAGAAGCGCTGCCCGTAGGGGGTAGCGATGCTCCAGTCGTTGCGAATGCCGAACTCGACCAGGACGCCGGTCAGGTACAGCGATAGGCAGGTACTGGCGGTGACCCAGGCGTAGAGCACCGCATTGCGCTTGCCTCGGAAGTAGTCGGGCACTTTGAAGCGCCAGTGCTTCCCGGAGCCGACCGCCACGATACCCGAGATGATCGCGAGGATCGACATGACGAGCGTGAAGCCCACAATCATGCGGCGCGCTCGCTGGGGCTGTGAAAGCCTACCGGGCTTGTCGGTTTGTGTTCAGCCTGCACATCGACGGGCTGATCGCTCTCATATTCGATGGCGATTGCCATCTTCCGGCGGCGGGCGCGAAGGAAAAGCCAGACGGCAACCCCCAGCGCGAGCAAGCCAATGCTCATCCAATTCATGCGCTTCCTCGCGTGTGCGTGTCAGTTGGCACATACTAACATGAACGCGAAGAAGCGGCAATGAAGGCTTAGGTGGCGGGCTGCTCCACCAGCGTCTTGGACAGCTCCTCGATCTGCTGTGCGATCGGGAGCGCGTCGTAGCGCAGGATGGTGCTGACCCGCTCCAGCCGGGTGTAGGTGTCCCGGTCGATCGTAGGCATCGAGGCGCTGATCGACTGTACGACAGAGTTGATCATCGCGGGCGTGAGGATGTCGGCGAGCGTGCCGAAAGACTTGAGCTTGGCAATCCGCGCAGCTTCCTTCTCCTGCTGGGCAGCGCGGGCTTGCTTCTCCTGCAGCGCCTGAAGTGTAGCGAGCTCCTCCGCCGTCAGCGTGTCTTGTTCCATAACCATGTCTTCTCCTTAGCTTTGATCGTTCGTTTCTTCCGACGAAGGGAACGGTGAGGGCACCATCTCGAAGGAGTGCCCCTCCTGCGCGTTCATGAGCAAGTCCTCCGGGGACTCCGCGTAGACCCGCTTCACTTCCACGCCGTTCTCTTTTACTGCATACCAGGGCATTCCTACCTCTTCACTTCTTCTGCCATGAGCTGGACATAGCTGACGTCGAAAAACGCCGCGGCCGAGGTCGAGTTTGTTTTCGTCACCTCAAACTCGAGCCACATCGTCGTTGTGCCCGGCAGCGGTGCGGTGAGTGCCCAGAACGTGTATGGGGTGCGCTTGTAGGGATCGACAGGGATGGTCCTGCTGATGGGGAACACCTCGCCATTGGACTGCCTGAGCATGAGCCTGGCGTTGCAGCCGCCGGTCCCCTGCGTATCCTGGGAAAGGATTGCCTCGAACTGGGCATCGACCCGCATGCGGCCGCCAGTGTACCCGAAGGTGATGGCTTCCGAGTTAGTTCTCGTCACCGTGAACTGGGGGCCGCTCGCCGTGGCGCGGAACCCGAGTTGCACTGTGCTCACAGCGTTCGAGATCGAGCTATTGGCCATCGCTCGCGTATTGACGGACCCGGTGACGAACAAGTCCCCGCTGATCAACACGTCACCGACGATGTCGACGCCAGCGCGACCGTTCGCATCCGCGCGGATCATCAGCTGAGCGCGGTTATTCCCCGCAACCGCAACGACTTCCCAGAAGGCAGCGGTGCGACCGTTCAGGTTCGAAACCGCGCTCTCCGTAGTGGTGACGCGCGCGGTCAGGTTGCCGGTGCTGTCGAGCGCCTTCTTACCCTTTATTTCGCCGTCCGTAGCCGGTCGAACGACGCACCGGTGCCAGTAGGTGTCGCTCGAAGACCCATCAAACCCGAAGGCCTCCCAGCCGCCCATTGCATGAAGCGACAAATTGGTCTGCGCGGAATTGTAGACCAGAACACTCCAGGTTCGACGATTATACCCAGGACCTGAATACGTAAAATCGTTGATGTCGGGTGTATTACCAAAGCCAATTTTATAATTCTCGCGGTACCAGAAGTCGATGTAAATTCCCGACCCCTGCCAATTGCCCTCGAACTGCTCAACCTCTGCCTCGATGACATACCAGCCCGCGGGGATATTTTCGAGATCCTGCTTCAGGCCGATGTTACTGTTACCGACGCGGTGCATGTAGACTGGCACCGTACCATTGCGCCCGGGGTTTGTGGTCGACGGAGTAACGGTCGACCCGTTACCTCCTCCCCACGGGTTCCAGCCTGTTGGAGCAGAGCCGGTGAAAGGTGCAGTGAACCGCGCGTTTTTGTTCATTGCGATATCAGACGACGCTTCAATGACGGCGGTTCGCGACGCCAAGGCGCCGGTGTCGCTGACGCGCGCCGTTTCTTCGGACTGGATCCTCGCCAGCAGCTGGCTGCCCTGCGAGCCGTCGAGCTGCGCCTCCGTTTTGGTGATCCGGTCGCCCAACGCGCTGTCCTGCGCGGCCCTGGTCGTCTCTTCGGTCACGATGCGAGCAATCGCCTGGCTGGAGACCTCCAACGCGCGCCCTGCCTTCACTTCCGCATCGCTCGCGACACGGATGGAGCAGCGGTGCCAGGTTAGGTCCTTATCGTCAGACCCGAACCCAGTATAGTTGGTCATCAGGTGGAAGTTGCCGTCAGCGTCGGCATCCTTGTGAACCAGCAGGCTCCAACGGCGGTTGCCGAGTTGAGTGGCGCTGGCGACATCCGCGTTGTCGGGTGCCGTGTCGAAGGTCAGGTTCCAACGGCCGGAGATAGACACGCCGGCGCCCCGCCAGCTGCCGCTGTTCAGATCAACATCCGCTTCGATGACATACCAGCCCGCACCCTTGAGGGTCGCGAGGGACTGATACACGCCGGAATTGATGTTGCCGGAGGACGTCTGTCGCAAAGCCCAGGTCTGCGATACGCGATCTTCGGTTACCCGGGAGATCGTATGCACGTCGCCCCAGAACTGCCACCCTGTCGGAATTTCCTGGCCATCAGGCCAGATCTCGAAGAATGCGTTGGCGTTCAGCGCGCCAGTAGCCGCGCCATTAGACGACTCCACCACGCTTACCCGATTTGCCAAGGCATCGTCGGCCGTCGCGCGCGCGGTCTCTTCAATGATGATGCGTGCCTTCAGCGCGCTGTCCTGATCGCCCTTGAGCTGAGCTTCAGTGGTCGAAAGCCGATCGCTCAGCGCCACGTTGTCGCGCGCGCGGACAAGCGCCTCGTCGGTCACCGCAGCTTCGGCCCGGTCTGCGATGGTCTTGGCGCTGACGATGGAGGTCGTGAGCGTACCCTCGGCACCCTTGGCCCGTTCGACCTCCGCGGTCAGGTCGCTCCGCACCTTCTCCGCCTCGGCGCGCGCGGCGTCGACAGCCTGGTCGATCTCTGCCTTCACCTTCAGGAACTGATCGCGCGCGGCAACGACGTTACCCGTCGCGTCCTTGACGGCGTCGGCGATGTCTTCTGCCGGCACGCCGCCGACGCTCGTTCCCGGCGGGGCGCCGACCGTCGCATTGTTGGCGGGCTTGCCTGGTCCGTTCACACCGTCCCAGTCAGCGAGCTTGGAGGCTCGATCGATGATTGCGGCGTCGAGATCCGCCTGCGCCGCATTCATGGTGGCGAACGCGGCCTGAAATTCCGCGGGCTCCACGGGGGTGTCTTGCGTGAAGTCGTTCCACTTGGGCTCGAGCCCAGCGAGGTACGCGCGCAGCGCGACGTTCGCGCCGTTGGCCGCGTCGATGTAGGTGTCCACGCCGCCGAGCTGGAGCGCCTTTGCGCGCGAGGCGTTTAATGAAGCGGTCAGCTGGTTGTAGAGCAGCAGCACCTGCGGCTTCTCTGCGCGCGACAGTACCCGGTCGCTCGTGACGCCCAGTAGGTCGAGAATGACCTGGCTGGCGTCTACGCCGTGGATGGTGCCTGTGATGTCGCCATTGAACGAGATCTTGTCGACCGGGCGGTAGCGCAGCGTTTGCGCAGCCATCCAGTCAGAGAAGATGAAGCCGCCCGGCGCGACATCGTCATCTACCTTGCGGTAGCCGCGGACCTTGAAGCTGTAGAACTTGTCGGCGGCCACCCCAGGCAGGATGATCGAGCGCTTGCTCGAGGGTACGAAAACAGAAGTCTCGGGGAGCGTCGTCATGCGGGGAGTATATACGTGTGTCGTCACACACGCAATAAAGGCGTGCGCGACAACACACTGTTAGGCGGTTTCTGCGCTCCAAGCCACCTCGAAGCCATCGATCGAAGCGTCCTTGCCCTTCCACTCCCACTCGAAGCTGATGTCGGCGGAGCCATCGCTGTTGATGACATGCTCGACATCGCCGGCGGACGTAATCGGCGCCATGATTGCGCTCCCGTCCCGGTTGTTGCCTTTGGTCGGATCGGTCGGCGCGTACGGACTCACGGCGATAGAGAACTTCTTCTCCACCCACTCGGAAAGGCTCGAATCACTGGTGGAACGGACCTGAGCCACATAATTCCCCGTGTCGAGGCCCGAGATCGTGAGCGACCGCTCGACGTGCTCGCCAAGACTGGTCCAGGTCTGCGCGGTCGCGCGCCGATAACGCGCCTCGTAGGCTTGGACCCCGGTCATATCGGCTGGCTCATCCCACGCCATCTCAGCGACGCCAACGACAGCAAAGTTCGTCGGCGTCACCGCGACGTTTCGAGGACCGTCCAGCGCGGCATAGAGAACTGCCACCGTCCCCTTCACAGAGGGCGCGGACGCGAATGGAGCGCGATCGCCGCGGGTGTTATAGGCCACCACCTTGAACTCGGGCACATCGCCCTCATTCACCGCGACCATCAACTCGTTCGAGTTCACCGCAGAACCGGCCGAGCGGAAGGCTGAGCCGTTAATGCTGACGTAGACGTCGGCGCCCGCATAATTGCGAATGTTGATCGGGTTCCAGTGCACGCGCGCCGTGATGGTTTTGCGATTGGCTGCGACCAGGCGCTCGTAGTCGAACAGGAGCATTGAGACATGCGGGACCTGACGGTCGGTGACCACCGTCACCGGGATCGGGATCTCGACTTCAGCCGGCCCATAGACGCCTTCGTGATATTCGACGAAGGTCAGTCGGCGCTTCTCGATGCCCGACCCGCTGATCCCGGTGAGGGTGTATGGCTTCCGAACCTGCTCGATCTTGCCAAAGATGAAGTTCGCCCCCTCGGCGGGCGCTTGTGGGAGATCGGCGACGAGCTCGACCACATTGGTCTCAGCCGGGCCGCTCGTGGTGACGTCATACTGCAGGACGACGTCCGTCGCCCACAGGTTCACCTGCGTGCCTGGGAACATCAGCGGCGGCTTCACGGCCAACGTGATCGTGTGATAGGGATTTCCGTCCCGAAGCTGCACGATCTCGTAGTCCTGGCCGTCCATGATGAGACGCTTGGCCTTGGTCGCCTCGACACTATCGCCGGTCACCAGAAGCTTCTGCCCTACGATGCTGTAGATCGCGTTCTGGCCGGTGTGGATGGCGTCGAAGTGGACGATGGTCGAGTAGCGGGCACCTGCCTCGATCTGCACGTTCTGGTCGAGCACGAGCTTCCGCGTTGTGCTGCCCGCGAACAGACGGCCGCTGTTCGCCCAGGCCATCATGTCGTGCTGGATCAGCGCGACGTCGCCCAGCAGCACGTTGATGGAGTCCATGGCCGTGTCGAACGTCAGCGTGCGGATCAGCAGCCGGTTCTGGTAGATGGCGCGCCACAGCTCCTTCGTGGCCTGGGTCACGTTGTCGATGCCGGGGAACGACACCTGCGCCACGCGCGAGATCTCGTTGAAGGTCACCGCCTTGGGGTCGACGTACCGGATCGTCTTCTGCTTGTTGCGGTCGTTGCGGTCGTAATAGGTGATCTCGTATTCGTTCGACCGGTCGGCCATGGACATGTAGCTCAGCTCGAGCGAACCCTTGAGGATGTTCGCCTGAGTAAAGCTGGCGACCGGCTCGCGTGGCTTATCGACTGCGACGCTGATCTTGGTGCCGAATGGGATGGGTGCTGCGTGGCCGATCCGCCAGACCGCGCGCAGCGCATCGCTGAGATTTGAGTTGGTGTCGAACACGCCGTTGAAGGTGATATTGTTCGCCGCGCAGTATTCAGCGAACTCAATGATCCGCGGCCAGTCGATGCGCCTGGTCGGAACGCCGGCGCCTCGCTCGATGCCGGCCAGGATGTCGACACCGCACCACGCGGGGTTGTTCGTCCACGCCTTCTCGGTCGGATTGCCCTCGATGTCATAGAGCTGAACGCGACTGCCCTTCACGCGCGCGGTGACGGTCGGGATGGCGCTCAGCTGCTCGTTGAGCTTGATCTTCAAGGCCAGGTATGCGGTGCCGCGCATCGCCACTGGATCCACCGTGATCTCCGCGACGTCGGTCAGATAAACCTCGTCCAGCTTGTACTGATCGGTGGAGGTGGCGTTCGTTCGCCGGATGCGGGTCTGATAGAAGCCATGCGCCAGCTGCGCGGACTCGAAGGAGCGGCGGATCTGGCGAGTGCGGCTGTCGGTGACCGTTTGTGAGAACGTGGCTACGCTGGGGTATGCCACAAGCCGCGTGATCTGTGCGCCCGGCGCCGCTCGCACCTCGTAGTCGCCACGCGGCAGCGCGACGTCATACTGGCCGGAGACGTAGGGCGTGATGTCGGTGTCGCCGGCAATGCTGCCGTCCCCACTGGCGTCGAAGATGTACCCGGGCGAAGCGACGGCGTTCAAGGGCACGGTGACCCACTCGTCGGTCCCGGCCTTGCGATACTGGACGGCGCCGGTGCTCTGCGAAACCTCCGAGGTCTTGGTTTGCGAGTGGGCGATGAAGCGCAGGATGTCCTTCAGCTGCACGCCATCGCGGTCGATGTCGATATAGTCGTAGGAGCCGTTCTGCCACTCGACCGGCTGGTAGTTGCCCAGCGGCTCGCGAGTAACCGGATCGACCTGCCGCGCCTCCATCTGGAAGGTGACAGAGCGATTGCTATAATCGCCCTTCTTGCTGTCGATGTTCACCAGGCCCTGCGAGAAGGCCACATCCCATCGGATCTTGTCGACCGCGGAGGTGGTATAGTGCTCGACCCAACCCGTATCGATCTTCTGGGACTTGTTGCTCTGGACCGTCGAGCCGTCAAACCAGGGGTGCGCCGCCTCATTCAGCGTGCCCTTGCTCACATAGTATTCGACGTCCGTGAACGAGCTGATCGGCTGCTCATTGAGCTCGATGCCTTCCACGCTCTCCACTTCCCCGTCGTTGAGCACGACGCGCATGTAGAGGTACTGATCGTCCCCCACATTCTTAGTGAAGCAGTCGGCCAGGTTGCCCGCCGTGCGGAACTCGCCGTAGATGACAGGGTAGGGGATGTTCTCCGTTGCGGAGTTCTTCGCGCCGTCGATGCCGTAGGATCGGCTGTCGTCGTTATCCGCCTTTTTCGGAGCCTTGGGCGCCAGTAGGAACGCGCTGGCCAGGCCGAGGCCGATCGCGATGCCGATCGATGCGATCTGGCCGATACCGGGGATGAACTGGACGGCGATCATCGCGACCTGCATCAGCACGCGCAGCACCGACTTGAACCCGTCGCCGCCCTGGGGGACGAGCACGAGACCCAACTGGTCGCCGCGTGAGAGCTTGTGGCCGAGTTTGTCGGCCGGCTGGATCTCCTCCCCATTGAGGAAGACCATCCACTCGCACTCTTCGGGCAGGCCTTCGAGATAGTCGGAAAGCGTCGCAGACTTGCGCCAGGCAAGCTCGTGCTTCTCGACGGTCTCGGGCTCGAAGGCGTTGTAGAGCACGCTGAGGTGCACGACGTTCTTCTGGCGCGGCGGCTTAACCATAGACATAGGCTCCCAGCGGCTTGATGAGGGGGTCGCTGAGCCGGTCGGTAGTCACGCCAGTCGCGCCGGTGGTGTGGAGGTAGCGATCGCGCGCGATCGTGTAGCCGACATGGGCACCGAGCCCCTCGACGCGTAGCGTGACGAGCGAGTTGACGGTACCGAGCGGCACGCGCCTCCAGCGTCCCTTTTCGCGATCGATCAGGCTCTCGACCTCCTCGAGACTGCCGGGCGACACGAAGTCGGGGAGCTCGACGCCGTTACGACGGAACATCTCCTTGGCCAGGCCGTAGCAATCGAAAGTGCCCGGCCCGCGTGCGCCGCGCTCGAAGGGGAGCCCGAGGAGGTCGAAATAGTGGGGAACGACTTCAGCGATCATTCCCAGATTGTAGCATATGTGTGTTCCAGTCACCACATTACAAGTTCATGCGAACCAGGCCTGTGAGCGCCCGAAAGTTGAGCAGGTTGCCCTTGACCGCGCACCCCCTAGGCCCGTCGCGGGTATAGTCGCAAACTGTCTCGGCGCCGGTGTATCCGCAGCCGTAGCCCCGGAAGCGCCATGCGCAGCTCGTCTTCGACTGCCGATGCTTGGGAAAGGCGATGTTGAGAAGGTTCTCGGCGCCGAGGGTGAAGCTGACCGCGTAATCCTTCACGCTGGAGGTGACGATCTGGAACCTCTCCTCGAACTCGACAGGGCGATCCAGCCGCGCTGTGTTGAGCACGATCATGACCGCCTCGGAGAAGATGCCGCCGGCCATCTCTTCCATGCGACGCTGAATGAAGCCGGTCTGATCCTGCGCCTCGATGGAGACCGAGGGAGCCTCATTCTGTTTCTGGTCGACATTGAGGCTGAAATTGCCCGCCAGGAACACGCGCGGCTTTCCGTCGCCATCCACCCCGAACACGATGTTCTCAGGGTTGCGGGCGATGCGGATGGTGTCGACCGTCTGCCGCGTGTTCGGATTGACGATGTTGACCTCGAGGAGAATGACCCAGGCCGTGTCAGACGAAACCTTGTTCTTGTCGATCACGCTCGCGACGGAAAGCTGGCGGCCCAAAACTATACCTCAGTCATCTTGATGGTGATGTCCCACATGCGATTGCGGCCGACACCCACATACTTCGTCTTCACCTCGTCGAACCGAACCTGGTGAAAGGTTCCATGCAGATAGTCGAAGTAGGTGAACGGAAGGCTTCGTGTGTGTGCGGCTTCGAACGCCATTATGGTCTGATAATCGGCGTGAGGCAATGCGATAAATCCGGTCGTGAACGTGATCCGCCGCGCGCGGGTGAACCGCGGACGACGGAACTCGTAACCGCCTTCGGTGTCGCTCTTGACGGTGTTATCCTCCAGGACACGATCGAAGAGCGACGGGCTCTCGCCGCGCGAAAGGACCGGTTGGGTAGGGAACTGCGCCATTACTGCCTCACTGCCGCGACCGCGTTGCGCAGCCGCCCATCTTTGCCCATGGCCTCCAGGACCACATCGACGATCATGTCCCGGCCGTTGAACCGGGTGTCACCCTGTTCAGCGTCGACTTCATGGCCGCTGTTGTTGATGACGTTGACCTCGACCTTCGCCGGGTGGCCGCCGCCGTAGCCCGTCTTGCCGAGGAGCCGCTGCTGCTCGCGGGTCAGCACCACCTCGTCGTCCAGGCCGATCATCGGAACCTCACCCGACTTCAGCTGACGGCCGCCGATCCAGCCGCCGCCGTGATACTTCTTGGCGTTGGCGAACACGTCAGCAGGGACGTGTGCGCTTGCCGACGCGGCGCCGATGACGCCGCCAGTGTGTGCGGTGCCCACCAGAACGCTGCCGATGCCACCCAGAACGCCCTTCAGGGGGCCGCCGAGCGGGATGCCGTTGCCGATGCCCGGACCCATATCGAACGTGGGCTGGTCGCCAGGCATGATGTTGCTCCCGCCCGAACCGTAGCCGATCTGTGCGCCCGAGTTGACCTTGCCGGTCGTAGAGAAGCCGCCGCCGAGCTGCCCCTTCAGGAACGTGCCCATCGACACCTTCTCGCCGGCAGCATTGTTCGCCATGCCGATTGCCGACAGGATCGAGTATGCGATCATCGCCTGGAGGATCACCTGCAGGATCTTCTTCAGGATGTCGCCAACCAGGTCGCCGAAGTTGGTGTTCGCCTCCGTCATGCCCTGGACGATTGAACCGAGCGCCTGGGCCATGGACTGCTGGATGCCCTGGCCGAGGCTCGCCCACTGGCGCGCCTGCTGGATGAGCGCACCTTCGGCCGCGCGCTCGTTGCGCGCTTCAGCTGCGGCCTTCCACGACAGAAAAGCCTGCTCGGCGCGCTGCTTCTCCGCCGCGCTCATTTGGGCGTTGTTGCGCACCGCCTCAAGCAGGACCTGCTGACGCGTCATCTCACGGCTGAAGTTCGCCTCGCGCTGCTGGTCCTCGTTCATGAGGCTGATGCGAATCTCTTCGGCGGTATCCTCCCAGCCCTTGACGGTGTGCGCGGCATCAGCGCGCTCGATTGCCGCCACGATCTCGTCGATCTTCTGCTTGGCGTTCTCGAGTTCTTGGCCCGAGAGCCCGATCAGCTTGTCAGCGAAACGCGAGCGGATCTGCGCCAGCCGTTGGTCGGCCTCCATCGTCCCGCGGTTGAACGAGGTCCAGAACTCGTTGCCCTCGGTGGTAGCCTGCGCGAGATCGCCAGCGAGGCCGTCCATGACCTTCTTCACGTCCTGTTGCTTGGCCGTATCGTCGATCGCCGAGGCCATGTCGCGCAGCTGCTGGATCTGCTGCGGGGTGAGGCCGAGATGGTCTGGGCTCGCTGCCAGCTGCGCATTGAACTTTGCAAGCTCGCCCTTGCCGTCCGTGAGACGGTCGTTGAGCTGCGCCAGGCGGCCGGCCATGGAAACGATGCGGCTTTCGAAGGCGTCCTCCTGGGCATTCGCCTTGCGCGCATGAGCGAGCGCGTCCGTCGCCGTGGCAGCGCGGCGGATGCGGCTGATCTGCTCTTCGGTGGCACCGGCGTACTTGCCGCCGGCCAGCTCTGCGTTGAACTTGGCCAGGGCCGGACCGCTGCCGTTCATGCGCGCGGCCGCGGCCGCAGCTGCACCGTCAGCGGAAACAGCGGCGCGCTCCCACTTCGAAAGACCCTTGGCGCCGTTGCCGGCCAACTGACCCAAGGCCTGGGCGCCCTGAGCGACCTTCGCCTGGCCCTCTTGGACCAGCTCACGAGCCTTGTTGACGGTCGCGATCAGCGGGTCCAGCTCCCACTGCGCCTTACCCGACGAGCGCGCTCGCGCCAGGTCGGTTCGGGCCTTGGCCAGCGTCTGCTGGTCCATCGCGAGCTTCGCTCGGTCAAACGCGGCGGTTCGCGCCTGCATCTTGGCGAGGGCGCCCTTGTCGCCCTTTTCCAGATCGGCCTGCAGCTTGTCCATGTCTTGGCCGTACTGCTCGCCCATGCGATTCAGGACGTTGGTGCGGTTCGAGATCAGGCCGTCCCACCGCTTGTTGGACTCGTCCATCGCCAGCTGCGGCTGCGACTGCTTGATCTGACCCGCAAGCTTCGCGTCTTCAGCCTGAAGCTCAGCGCGGCGCTTGGCGCGCGCGTCGTTCCCGCGCACGTTGAGGCCCGTATCCCACCAGTGCTCGCCCTTCTCGACGGAGATCCCGAGGAGGGGGTTCTGGGCCTCGTTCTCCTTCATCTCGCGCGCGATGCGCTCACGCCGGGCAACCAGGGTCTGCATGTCGGATAGATTGCCCAAACCCTGGCGCAGTCGCTCAGCGGCGGCAGCGGCACGATCTGCCTGCGTCTCAAAGACGCCGGCCGCCTGGGCGGCCTGATAGAGGGCGACGCCAATCATCACCGCCGGGTGGAGGGCGAGAGTCATGGCGCCCTGCAGCGCGCGGGTAGCACCGCTGGCGAGCGTGGCTGCCGTGGCCATGGCACGCTTGCCGAGGGTGTTTGCGGTCTCGGCAAGCGTCAGGCGCTCGGTTGCAGCCGTCTCGGCAGCCATGGCTGCGGCCAGCTGAAGCTCCAGCTGGATCTGCTTTTCCTTCTGCACGAGAATGGCGAAGCCGCTGCGCTGGGCAGTCTGCGATGCAGCATTGGTGCCCGCGGTAGCGAAGCCCTCGCGCTCGATAGCCGCGGCCAGCTCGGCTTCGACCGCGACCAGGCGCTGCTTGAGCGAGATCTCCTGCGCCGTCTGGGCGCGACGCTGGGACGCTTGGGTCGCCACCTCAGCCTCAACCTGCATCAGCGCCTGCTCAGCGAGCGTGCGCGCCCTCACCGCCTGGGTAAGCTCCGCCTCGACGACTGCCTGCTGGCGAACGAGCGTGCCCAGTTGGCGCGAGCGGTCAGCTCGAGTGAGGGAGCTGTTGTTCGCAACCGCGTCCGCCTGTGCGCGCGCAACATTGACGCGCTCGATCGCCGCGATCTCTTCCGCGGCGGCGAGCTGCGCTTGCGCGCGGGCCTGCTGGATCGCCGGGTTATTGCCGATGTTCTTCAAGGCTGCGGCGTTGGCCTTCTCCGTAGCAGCGTCCAGCTGCACCTGAAGCGCGGTAACGCGGTTCCGTGCATCGCTGACGGCCTTGGCTGCCGAAGAAGCGGCGGCACGGTCTGCAGCCGTAGCCACCGCCTGATTTGCGGCCTTCAGCTCGGACAGTGCGGCGATCTCGGCGCGGATCTTCCCGATCTGACGTTCACGCTCCGCGGTGGTGGTGCGGATCGCGTTGATCATCGTTCGTTCTTGCTCGGCGACCGCGCGGTTGCGAGCCACCTCCATCCCCATGCGGTTGCGCTCCAGGACCCACAGGTTCTGGGTGGTGACGTTGCCGCGGAGCACCTGACCATAGGCGGCGGCCTCGGTGCGGGCTGCGGCAATGGAAACACTGAGGGCGCGGAGGGACGCGACGGCTTCCTGTGCGCCGGTCAAGATCCAGGCACCAAAGCGCTTCGCGGTCAGCGCGGCGATACCGATCGCGATGGCCTTGATGCCGGCGCCGATCTCATTGCGGAACTCTACGGCGACCCGGATCGCGCCCGCGATCGAGGAGGCGATCGAATTGACGGCGCCGCCGAGACCTGCAGCGAGCTGACGCCCCTCGGACCCTTTGAGCAGGTCGTTCAGATCCTTCAGGCCCTTGACGCTGGTCGCAAACAGGCCGCCCTTTTCGTCCAGCCCGGTGAAAGCCGTCGAAAGGGACATGATGTTGGTGCGGAGCTCGGCCAGCTGGCCGGTCATCGTCGCCGCGAGCTTGCCGCCAGCGCCCGTATAGACGCGCTGCATTTCCGCGAACATCAGCGCCAGAGCGGGGCCGGCGCGCACGGTGCCGGTCGCAACCTCCTTGGACAGCTGTGCGACCGTCTTGCCCATCGAGCGAGCCATCAGGCTCATAGCGTTCGGGACGGCCTCACCCAGCTGCTGCCGGAGCTCTTCCATCGACACGACACCCTTGCCCGCCATCTGTTGGATGGCGATCGAGGCGCGGTGCATGGTATCGGAGGTGCCGCCGAACGAAGCCACCGCGTCAGCGAGAGCCTGGAGCGAGCCGTCCCGCGGATCGAGCTTCGCTGAGCGGAACTTCACGAACGCGTCGGTCAGATCGTCGACCGCGAAGCCGGTCTTTCGGGCCATGTCGAACAGCTCGGAGAGGTTCTCCTTGGCCTCGGTGGCCTTCCCCAGCGCCGTCGTCTGGTTCGACAGGCCCTTCATCAGCACGGTCAGGCGTTCGACTTTGGCCGACTGCTGCAGCAATGCGCCGACCCAGCCCACGGCGAGGTCGCGCACATTGAGGAGCGCGAGGCGCATGTTGCCGAGGATCAGAACGTAGTCGCGCAGCTTCTGCAGCGGCGTCGACATCGCGCTGCCCGCGCGGTCAAAGGTGTCGGTGAATTTGCGGACGGAGGATGACGACTTGTCGACGTTGCCGCCGAAGGTGCGCATCTGCGCGCCGGCCTGAGCCAGGCGACCTGAATACCGACCGGTATCAAGATCCAGAACTAGACTAAGCCGGCGCGTTGCCACTTCCTCATCCTCTCGTGTGTGTGTTGGTTAGGACTTGCCGGAGGCAAAGCGATCCCGCAGCTCGTCGAACTTGGCCTCATCGAACTTCTTCTCGACCACCACCGGGCTATCGAGCTCCAGTCGGAGCGACTCCACCAGTGCCGTGACGGGCTCTTTGCTCTGCGCCGCGGCGGTGATCAGGAGTCGAAAGGTTCGCTGGTCGCGCTCGGCACGGATGCGATCGATCTGGCGATTGTACGACCAGAAGGTGCGAAGCGGGAGCTTCAAGACTTCCCGGTAGCTCATGCCGTATTCAGCGGAGACACGAGCTACGAAGAACGGGAAGTCGATCTGCTTTAGCTCTGCTCCGCCACCTCGTTTCCCACCGTGACGCCTTCACCGGCGTCGGGCGAGGACACTTCGTTGATCTTGGAGCTCATATCGTTGAGCCAGCCGAAGATCGTGAAGAGCGAGGGGGTGGGGAGCTCGCCGACCGGCAGCGTCGGAAAGAACTCCTGGATGCTGTCTCGGATCATCGAGACGACTTCGACCATGTCCTGGTCGCCGATCGCTTCGGCGTCGGCCACCATCTGCTGCTGCTTCATCGCTCGCTTCTGCTGCTCGATGAAGCCGTCGACGTCGAGCACCTTCATGTAATGAGACGTGCCCTTGTGCTTCACTGCGATGTCGGAGACGTCGTGCTCGAGGTCGTCCAGGTTCAGGATTTTCGGTTCGTTGCCCATGGTAACTCTTGCTGCTGTGTGGAGGGTGAGGGGAGGGGCACTGCCCCTCCCCAGGCTGGTCAGGCGGCCGCCGGGTCGCCCATGGTGAAGAGCTCACCGGTGGTCAGATCGACGAAGCCCTCGAACTCGACGGCGAAGACCTTCTGGTCGTCGTGCTTGAAGGCGAACGAGAAATCGCCCTTCACCGAGGCCAGGCTGATCGTGACGTCCTTGCTCTTGTCGTTGGCCGCGCGGGCGAACGGGTGCAGGACGAGCTCGCCGGCCTGGGCGCGCAGCGAGGTGCCGACCGCCGACTTGATCACGAGCTTCTTGGAGGCGCCGGTGCCGATCAGGGTCGATCCGGGAACGCAGGCGGCGAGCTTGGTGAGGTCGCTCTCGGCCATCGGGAACTTCACCTTGACGGAGCGGCCCTTGATGACGTTGTCCACGACCGTGTCGCCGTACTGATCGACGGTGATCGGCGTCACCTCGGTGCCGAACTCCACTTCGACGCCGCCCTTGGTCAGGCCGAGGTCGGTGCCCTTATAGGTGCCCGTGCAGGGACCCATTTCCAGATTGTCGAAATCGCTTGCCATTGCATGCTCCAAAATGAATATCGTGAAGCATCATACCATAAGTGTGTGTCACTTGCCACACGCTTGGATTATACGAGAGCGAAGCCCAATCGAAAGCGGACGCTCGTCTCGATGTCGTCGGCTTCGCCGCGCGGGTAGCTGATCGGCCTGGTCATCGGTCGACACCAGACCACTTTGACACCGTCGCCCTCAACGCGTTCGAGCGTCAGCGCCTTGGCGACCCTCTCCGCAACGGCAAATCCCTCAAGCGGATCGGGGTTACGAACGACCGCCTGAATCTGCGACGAGAAGAAGCCACCAAGCCCCTCATCGATTTCGTGGCCGGATAGCGGATCAATCAGCATGACGCCGCGCGGGACGTCTGCGGGCAGCGTGCCGACGAACAGGTCCACGCCAGACTGCGCGATGCCAGCTGCCTCGATGAACGTTGCGAGATAGATCAGGTGCTTCACAGATTCATCAATCCTTCTACCAGTTCGTCGAGGATCTCGTCGAACTCATGATCATGCTCGGCCAGCGCTCGCTCCAGGAAGAGCGGCCCGACCTTGTTCTTGGGGCTCATCATCATCTTGGCGCGCGATGCCGGCCCCAGTTTCCAGTCGAAGCTCTCGTGCAGCCACACAGCGTAGAGGTCGACATTCACCCCGCCTACCATCCCGCCGATCTCGATCGTCGTCTCGATGCGGCCGCCGGCGCCGTACTGCTCGCGAATGCGGTGCGACTTCTCCAACTCGTGACCAGGCGCCTCGCCGCGGCGCGAGCCCTTCCAGTCCACGGGTGAGTTGGCGATCGACTGCTCCATCACAACCTTGGTCACCTGGCGCATATGCCGCAGCCCGCGTTTGCTGGTGGTTGCTCCCTCCCGCGCGAAGTGTGCGCCGAGCTCCGTTGCGCCGGTGCCCTTGAAGTAGAGCATCAGAGGTCTGCCCTGATGTGGCAATCGAGCTCGAGGTGATCCAGGCGCCCCATGACGTCCGCACGCGGTTGGACGATCGACACCTCCAGCGTATAGCCGTAGACCCGCAGCAGATCCCCGCACTTCACATCGAACTGCTTGCCCGCAAGGATTTTGGCGGTCGCCTCGTGCTGCTCAGCTGCGCCGCGGGACGCGGAGCTGTCCGCGCGGACGCTAGTGTGTGCGCTGGTGTCCTTCAGGTCCACGACCGATATGGCGATCGGCTGCGGCGCGAAGAAGCTTTCCTTGCCGGTGATGGAGCGCTTGGCGGCTTTCTTCAGCCATTCCGCCCGTGCGTTGGGAACGAACATTGTCGGGTCCTATGGCTTGATGGTGAGGGTTGCCTGGCTCGAGGGGTGAAAAACCTCGGCCTTGATGTCGTAGTAGAGCGGGCGGTCATCGTCGGCGGAGACAATCCGCACCTGCTCGCCGAACCATCGGTAGCTTGCGTCCGGGTGCGTGATCGTGACCGCATCCCATCCGAACTCGGCAACGCTGTCCATGTAGACCTCGTTGTAGATATTCAGGAGATGCTGCCGATAAACGTCGCGCATGTGCTTGGTCGACTTGAAGCTGCGGCCAGCGCGATCGACGAAGCGGAACGCTGGCGCCTGACTGTCTTCGATCATCACAGCTGCCGTGGCGGATGACGGCGTATGGCGGCCCGAGCGCACGTACAGATCCACTCGCAGGGCATTCGTCTGGTTGTGCTGAGCCATCGCCATCACGTCGCGGTCGACCTGCGCGGCGATGATGCGCGCGGTGTAGAGCGCCGCGCTGAAGATGAAGTCTGCGAAGCGATCGGGGATCGTGCGCTGCTTCGCTTCGAGATCGGTCATAGCGCGCTCGTGCGCAGCGATAGCGATCGTTTGCGTGTCATCGTTCAGCTGCGCTTGCTCTGCGCTCACAAACGCTCGCGCAGCGTCTAGCGCGGTATGAAACGCATCGCTGCGCAAGCTCTCGTCGGTTGCCCCGCGCCGGAACACCACTTCGGCCTGGCCGACGAGCTGGGCGGTGAAGCCTTGGTACCGCTGCACCGCGCGCTCTGCCATTTCGCTGATCGCGTAGATCACGCCCGCAGCACCCCGAACTGCAGAACGACATAGCGCTTCAGTTCCTCGAACGCCTGCCGGCTGACCGGCAGGTTCAAGTAGGGCTTCGAGCTGAAGAAGATCGAACTCTCGCCGATCGTTTCCGAGATGACGCCGTCCTGGCGCTTTTTGCCGACCGCATCGCCGCCAAGCAGGACGTTGGCCTCCATCAGCTGCGCGCGCTTCACCGCCCGGCGGAACTGGTCGGGCAGCGCGTCGAACTGCTCGACCGTGAGCGATCGCAAACGGAGCCGCCGGGTGGTGTCGAATGGTTCGTCGGCCCCGGTGCCATAGGCGGCATAGCTCGACGCGTGGGTCATCGGGTCGATGTGGCTGATCTTGAAGATCATGCGCGCGATCCTCTCGAATGCCTCCGCAAGCGCCCCCTGGCGCATCGTGAGGCTGGAGGTTACGTCCCATCCGTCCAGCGTGGGGCCGAAGCTGCTGCGGACCGACAGCGCCTCTGCGTAGCTCATGAAGCTGTTGACCATGACGACGAGCGGGCGGGAGGCGACCAGCACGAAGAAGTCGCGCGCCTCGACGGGGCCATCGGCCGTCTTGAAGGACACGACAATCTCCCGCCCGGCGCTGGGGATGTCCGCGGCGAGCGTCAGGTGTTCAGCTTCGATGCGGAACGCAGCTGCATCAGCGCCGGCCACGAACGACGAAACTGGACCCGCCGCGATGGGCAGGCCTCGATCGTCATAGAGTGCCCACTCGGCAGCGGTTGCCGCGATCGCCTGCCCGGCATCGTCGAGCGCAGGGATGGCGAAGGTCGCGGCACGGCCGCTGGTGCAGCTGCTCTGCATCAGAGGACCGCCTGCGCGGCCTGAGCCTTGAGGATCTCCTCGACCAACTCGCGGATGCCGCGGCCATTGACGCCGAGCGGCTTGCCGATCTCCCGCAGCCCCTTGATGCCGTCATTGCCGCCGATCGCCTCCAGCTCGGCGCGAGTGTAGATCACGAAATCAGCGTCCAGCTCGGTCGCCTTGGCCTGAGCGGCTTCCAGGGCCACCTTCTCCTCGGCCTTGCGCGCGGCCTCGGCCTCGATCAGCGCCGCGCGGTCGATCTCGTCGGTGCGCTTCACGATGTCCAGGGTCTTCGCCTGCTCGACGACGGTGATGGGGGAATGATGCATACGCAGCGCGAGCATGGCAGGGCCGATCTGTTCGCCGGTCTCGGCGTCGACCACCTTCACGCTGGAGGCGATACGGTTGATCTGACGAGCGTCGAGATCCTCGACCGACACGCCGTTCTGGAACTGCGCCTTGAAACCGAAGTTGCCGGTGAAATTTTCCCAGCCGGCGCTGGTGATACGTACCTTCATGGAACTCTCCAAACAAAAGAGGGCCGGGACATGCCCGACCCTCTCCCAGGGCAACAGAATATGTGTGTGCCACATCGCACACACAAGAATCAAATGTTGGTGATGCCCTTCAGACGGGCCAGCGAGCGGGTCGACTTGAGTGCGGTGCCGCAATACCACTTCATGCGGTACCGCTCGACGTCCTTGTTCTGCACCGTGCCGATCGACTGGACCCGGAAGCCCGCGGTCGGCCCGCCGAAGATGCCGTGCATGCCATCCGCCTCGTTGAAGCGCACCGCATAGATCGAGCAGCTCTTGCTCTTGGTGCCGTGCAGCTCGTCGCCGGGGAGGAAGTCGTTGATGATGATCGGCGTCCGGCGATAGGCGGGAACGCTGATGCCCGTGCCGGGGAGCGTGACGTCGTTCGGCGTGGTGCCGCCCAGGTTGCGCAGCATGGCGAGGATCGCGTCGTGCGTACCGCCGCGCATCACCAGCGCGTCGGCGCCCAGCGGAACCATGCGGAGCAGCTGGTCGAGACGCTCGAACGTCAGTGCTTCGCCGTCGCCCGAGGTCGGCAGCACCTGGTTGTCGGCGCAGAGCTCGGAGATGCCGTCGAACGACTTGGGGTCGGTGCCCGAATTGCCGGTCGCCAGGGTGCGCTGGAACTTGCGCGCCATGCCCTTCGCCTTCGCCGCGATCTGGGTCGCGGTCTGGTCGTTGGTGTCCGACATGGTCTCGTCGAGGAAGTTGTCGATGTCGACGTCGCCGATCAGGATGCGCAGCTTCGCCACGACCTCGTCGAACTCGGCGCCGCCCTCGGGGACGGTGTCGTACGGGTCGAGGAACTCGCCCTCGCTCAGCGTCTTCTCGCGATTATACATGTAGGCCTTGCCCACGACGCGCTTGAACGGCAGCATCGCGAACATGGCGTCATTGTCGATGATCTCTTCGATCACGCCCTGCTCCAGGACGTTGTTCGAGAGCTTCTCAGCTTCGACACGAAGCAACGGCATTGATCTCTCCTAAAACTTCGAAATTCTTTTCGGTGCCCATCATACCAAATGCCGACTGTGTGTGCAAGCACACACAGTCGGCAGGCGTGGTTATCGAGCTTCGCGGAGCGCCTTCAGGCCCATCGAAAGCTTCGTGTGGCGATCGACCGGCTTGTCGCCGCTCTTGCCTTCCATCGTGCGCGATCCCGCACCGGGCGTGATCTTGCTCTTCAGGAACGTGTCCTTGTCCGGCTCGCCGTCGACCACCTTCTTCATCGCATCATCGAACGAAAGCGGCTTGCCCTTGGCGTCCATCACCATCGCGCGACCGGCGGCACCCTTGGGCTTGTCGTAGACCACCGGCACGCGGTTCTCGATCTCGACATAGTCACCGTACAGGCGCTCCGCCTTGGCGGGCGTGAGGATGGTCTCGGCGGCGAAGAACTTGCTGGTCGCAAACGCAACCTGGCGCCGCGCGAGAGCGGCGTCTGCGATCGCCTGAGCATGCTCCGTACGGAGGTTGTCGCGCTCGGCCTGCGCCGCAGTCAGTTGAGCCTGATGCTCTTCGTTCTGCAGTTCACGCAGGCGCTCGAAGTTGCCTTCCGCGCGGGCGCGCTCTGCCTCGGCGTCTCGTGCCGCACGGTCGAGCTCGGCGACCCGGGTCGCGTTGGCCCGGGCAGCCTCGGGATCGATGCCCTCGAAGCGAGCGGCGGCGGTGCGCGCCTCTGCGAGCTCGGCGCGAACACGCTCCAGCTCGGCGGCGGCTTCATCGCCTGCATTCCCACCGGCGGGGCGGCGGGCTGCTTCGGCAGCAGCAGCTTCGGCGGCCTCCCGAGCAGCCGCTTCTGCGGCCAGGCGCTGTTCTTCTTCGTCCATGAATACTCTCTATTTGCTCTGTGAAGTGTGTACCATAACACACATGCCGTTTTGTTGGAAGGCTGTGCGCTGACATGGCTCGTCCGCGCGCGCTCCAAAAAGAAGGCTCGCGATGCCTGGAGCTACCCAAACATCGCGAGCCTCAGTCGAAACGGATGTGTTACGCTATCAGACGAGCGGCAGGCGGGATTCCACCCGCGCCCACCAGTCCCGAAGGCTCAGGATGTCGAAGAGGCCGGCCGCGCACCCCGCGGCGAGCCGCTGCACGAGCTGGTTGAAGTTGTCGTCGTTCTGGGCGGGTCCGTAATGCATATAGCACACCAGGTCTTTACCACCGTCGATTGCGTCCAGGACCTCGGCGTAGGCCTTGTCGACAAGATTGGTGCTACCGCCTGCTGCCGTGGTGTCGTCGAACGATGCGGCCGGGCAGCGAATGGCGAAGTAGGGGTCAAGGCCGTAGCCAGTGTAAACGCCATTGCCGCTGCCGGCCGAGCCCATGCGCCCGAACTTATAGCCCGCGCCAAGAAGCGCGTCCTCCATCTTGCCGATTTGGAAGGCAGCGTCCTTGAGGTGGAAGTTGGCAAGGCCGCCGGTGATCGCCGGCACATTGCCCGACATGGTAACGGTTCCGGTGGCGCCTTCGACGTCGACCGACAGAATGGTAAGTCCATCCGGCACGCCCAAAGCGAACATCGTCATGCCAGGCACGAGGTAGGTCGTGTCCACGTTCGTGAGCTGCGCCGTGCCACTGGCGGTGTAGGTCACCCCCCTGCGCGAGGCTGAGAAGTAGCACGTTCGCGAAGCCCCGGCCGGGATTGCCCGGTCGAAAACCAGGTCGACCTGCGACCGCCCGTTGCGCTTCATCTGAAGCAGAACAGGGTTGCCCGAGGCGCCCGTGTTCTTCACAACCATGCCGGCGGCGATACCTTGGTTTACAATGGTGTTCGCCAACGTGATCGTGCTCGTCCCGTTCGGCGTCAACGCGATCGCGTGATTGGGCGCGCCGCCGCCGCCCCAATACGTCCCCGCGCCGAACGACCAACAGAACAGCTTTGCGTCGTCAGCGTTCGAGAAACCACCCGCGATTGCGCGGTCGCGCAGGGCGTTCAGTTGCTCGACGGCCGCAGCTGGCGAGGTGAACATCGTGAAGGACTCGTCAGCGGGGCCGCTGTCGAGACTCCACGTCCACCCATAGTCGTTCCTGAGCGACAGAGCCTGGGCGGCGGTTAGATTCGTGGCGCCGTTGGTGCTCAACACGTCCTGGCAGAGGAAGCCGGTGCCCACGAACGGGTAGGGCATTCCAGCTGCGATGCCCGCGGCCTTCATAGCCGGCGCCGCCTTAGTGATCTGGCCGACGTTGCCGTCATCGAAAGTCAGGACGATCGCAGGCTTGATCCGCTGCGGGCGGATCAGCGCATCCACCTTCACCGAAGCGTTTTTGTTGCCAAGGTTCTGCAGCTGAAGCGCAAGCTGCTTCGTGCCAGCCCCTGCGTCCGTCAGCTTTGCGCCAGTCCATGAGCCGCCAGCGCGCAAGCGCGAAGCTTTGAAGGTCAGCCATCGCTTGCCACGATTGTACGGGTAAAAGTCGGTATTGGGCGCGAGGCCAGAGGCGGGGTCGAACGACGGGATGTAGGTCTGCCCGTTGGTCGTGAGGCGCAAGACGGCAGCATACAGGGAGGTGTTGTACACATCCATGCCGACATCGATGCAAACGCCGATCAGGTCCCAGCTGGCGGGATCATCGTTCGCGCCGATGCTCGGGGTCGTGAGCGACGGAAGGTTGACGCCCAGCATGTTGACCTGCACCGCGCCGGTGCCCTGCACGACAGGCCCAACGACCTGCATCGATGCGCCGCTGCTCACGGTGCGGGAGCCGAGCGTATCGAAGCCGTCGAGCAGCGTGTACGGCGTCATGGTCGCGACCGGCGTGGTGGGAACGAACGCACCAATGCTGGCAGCCGCGCCCTTGGTGGCATACCGCGCGATATAGTCTGCCTTCCGTGCCGCGATGTCTGTCAGGCCGCTATTGCCCGACCCAGTGGGATACGGGTTCGCGAAGATCGCCTGGTGATCGGTGAAGGCTTTCATGTTGGCCAGGTTGCCCTGGTTGGTGAGCTTCGCGGCCCCTGTGATGGTGGCCGTGATCGGCCCCGCGCAGACGTTCCCCGTCACGACGAGATCGCCATACACCCCAGTGACATTGATCGCCGGGATCGAGCCCGCAAGAGTCGGGTCGATCAGGTCGAGCGCGCTCGGATCGTTGATGGCCGTGTTGTTGCGAACGTAGATGTTCACGCCGACCGCGCCTGCGACATTGCCGCTCGAGTCCTTCACCACCATCGCGATGCTGTTGGCGTTCGACGTCTGGAAGCAGTTATTCTCGATGTAGATGTTCTGGTAGGTCGGTCCGGTAGCGTTCCACGGCCCAGCGAACACGCCGTGCAGGCCGGCATAGCCGCCGTCTCCACCATTGCCGCGGATGATCATGTTGCCACGCACGATCAGATCGCCGAGCACCGGCCCCGTCGTCGTGGTGGTCGAGAGGGTGTTGATCTGCACGAAATCGGGGTGCGCCTGGCTGCCGGCCGGCGTCAGCTTGTCGATCACAAGGTTGTTCGTGACGGTGACGCTGCCCGCGTTCGTGAACTGCATCCCATCCTCACCCATGTTGATGAAGGTGTTCGCGTCGACGAGAATGTTGTTCGACTGCGTGCCGTTCACGCCCATGGCAATGTTCGTCGCGAGGTTCTTGAACGTGTTATTGCGGATCGTCACATTCTGAACGGCACCGTTCTTGAGGATACCGTAGCTGTAGGTGGACGAGTCATCCACCTCGAAGCGGTTATTCTCGACGATGTAGTTGTCGCCGGTGAAACGGACGCACTCGACGCCGGGTCCTGAGAGCAGGCTCGTCCAGCGCAGGCCGCGGAGCGCGAAGCCTCCCGCGATGAAGAAGTTGCTGATCGTCGCCTTGTAGACGTTGTCAGCCGTGAGCACGGCATGGTTGCTCCCGGAGAACGTGCCGGTGGGCGCAGCGATCCTGGGTCCGGTCGTCCCCTGCGAAGCGTAGTTGCCATTGCGAAGGATGACCGTCTCGCCATAGGCCGCACCATGCGCCGCAAGCTCTGCCGCAGTTGCTACGTGGCGAGCGTTGCTGACCGTGACCACGCTGGCCGTCACGGCCCAGCCGGCGCCATCCGATACGCGCAGGCTGTACGAGGCCGCGAGCGCCGGGGGAGCAGCGCCTGCGGTGCCTGCGAGCACGAGCTTATTGTTGACGATGGTGAAGAGGCCGCCCGCGTCACCCCCGACGATCGCCGGCGTGCCCGAGCCGGAATACCCCAGGTCGAAAGCACCCATCCCGCGGCGGGTATTCGCGCCCAGCGGAACCGTGAGGGTCGCATCGTCGTCATTGAGGATCGTGCCAGCGCTGGTGACGGTGCCGATACCAGGCACGAAGACGGTGATGATGAAGTTTTCGTTCGGCTCGACCTTCATGTCGCCGATCACCTTCACGGTGACAGTCTTGACGCTCTCGTTGGCAGCGAAAAGATCGGCGCCGGTCACCTGCACGACATCATCGGCGCTGATCGGGTTGGTGGCGCCGGGCGTCACTGCCCAGGTGAAGGGTGCAGGGCCAACAAAGCCATCGCGCTTGAGCGTGACGGTGTAGACGAACGATGTCGTGCCGCTGTTGCCTTCGGGCAGCTCGATCGGATCCGAAATCGAAAGCGTCGGATTTGCCGGGATCGGCGGAACGACCTCGAGCGAGCCGAGCACGACGCCGGTCAGGTCGCTGCTCGCAAGCAGCTCGCCCTTCTTGTTGCGGCCGATCGTTTGATAGCCGATCCGATAGCCACGATCTTCGCGCGAGAAGCGGTAATCGGTGACGTCGGGATAGCTGATGACGGTATAGCCGTCGGTACCCGCCCGCACCCACCGGCCGCCGGCACGAACGCCGCCGGTGATATTCGCGTCGATAGCCGAAACGAGATCGCCGACGCGGGGGCTCGAGGGAGCGGTTAGCGTGGGCTTCGACGAGGCGACCGGAAGCGAAGCCGCCGTGATGGTGATCTTCAGTTCCGTCTGCTGCCGCGGCGTCTGCGCATCAGGGTTCCATTCCTCGACAATGATCGAGAACTTCTTCACCTGGTCCGGCAGAACCTCGAGGCGGTTGACCTTGAGCTCGGTACCGACGAGCTTCACTCGACTGCCAGCGCTATCGATCAGCCTCAGCTTCCCGCCGGCGCTGACGTTCTGGATGGTGCCGATGGGCGTATCGGGGGCCGCCCCTTCGGCGATGGTGGCGGCGCTGAGCACGAGCGGCACCAAGGGCGCGATAAAGCTCACTTATTCAATTCCTTCTCCTTGTCGGGCGCCTTCACGGACCCTTGATTGTTTTCGCCCTGGCTGTTTCGCTTGCCGGGGACGCGGCCCTTTCCGAGGGTTGGCTGGGCAGAGAGTGCAGACGCGGCATCGATCACGGGCTCTTCGAGCCAGTCGTTCTCGATGTCGTCTTGGATCTCCTTGAGATCTGCTTCCGAAGCTTGCGGGAACATCTTCTCGGACAGCCGCGCCATCTGCTTGCGGCGGAGCTTCTTCGGAGCGTTCATCACGGAGAGACGCTGCGCATTGTCCATTTCGTCGGCGAGGTTGCGCACGTCGAATGTCTGCGGGTAGCTGACGAGCTCCTCGGTATCCTGGAGCTCCTCGACATCGCCGGACCAGGCGTTCACCAGGCGCACCAGGTTGTGCTCGACGTTCTGAAGCGACCGCGCCTTCGCGGCGAGCATCGCGTTGATCTTCTCGAAATCGTAGGCCTTGGCGACGCCGCTGGAATTGTCGATGCCGGTGGCGTTGTCTTCCTTCGTCCGTTCGCCGGCCATGCCGATCGAGTGATAGATCTCGCCGACGATCTTGGTGACGGCCTTGAGGATCAGCTCGGGCTGGCTGACGTCAGGCGAGATGTACGTGGGGGCGGCGCCACCCTCGGCGTTGTAGCCGAACACGCGCTTGGTCCCCATGACCTGCATGTTCGACATCTGATCCTGGTCGATATCGCTGTCGTCACCGGCGCCGCCCTCGGTGGGCAGCATGCCCTGAAACGGGATTGCCAGCTGCGAGAAGGTCTGATCCGTGACGATCACGTCGAGACAGGACAGGTAATTCGCGACCGTCCGGTCCATATAGGCAACGTCTTCGACCAGCCCGTCGACCTTGTAGAGCTCGTCCGAGGTGATGTGGTCGGCGGGGAAGATCGGGACGATGCCCAGGCCGTGCTCACGCACGGACGCCAGATCGAGCTCTGCGGTGCGCTCACGCCCCTTCTTCGCGACCTTGATGACCGCGGTGAAATCCTTGGTCCAAAGCCGGAACTGCTCGGTCACATCGCCGGAGGAGGTGAGGGGGTTCGCGTCGTCGCGCGCGAACTCGCCGTTCATGAACCATTCGAGCTCGCCGTCTTCATCGAAGGCGTAGTCGTAGGCCTGCATCGGCTTGATGAAGTATGCGTAGATGCGCCCCTTGGCGGCCTTGCGGTCAGCTTCGGTGACGACATCTGCGGGGATCGAATTGTCGACCACGACCCAGAGCCGACCGAAGGTGCTCGACCACTTCGCGATCGATTCCATCAGGTCGCAGATGGGGCGCTTCAGCAGCGTGGCTGCGCCCCAGAACTCCTTGACCGCCGGCGGCAGCTCTTCGCTCCGCGCGATCGCGCCCTTGAAGACGTACTTGTTGACGAGGCCGACGACCTCCTTGGAGTGCGGGAAGCGATATGCGCGCTTCTTGCGCTCCGCGAACTCCTTGCGGCCCTCCTTTGGGTAGGTGAAGAGGTTCTTCTCGATCCACGAGCGGCCGCCGCGGTAGCACGCTTCCAGGAAACGCCAGTGGTCGAGGTTTTCCTTGAACTCGGGGTGCCGGCGATCGATCAGCTTCAAGAGCTGCTCGGACGATGCTGCTTTCAGCGCGGAGAGATCGACAGACATCGCGCCAGTATATCTGAAACTGTGTGTGTTGTCACCCACACGCTACGGTCAATAGGACCAGCCCACGAGCTTGGAGAAGCGGTTCCCGAACAGGTAGTGGATCGGGTAGCCAAGCGCGTCGCACATGTGCTCGACACCCTGGCTCTTATCCACCTGGGGCGTGCCAGCCTTGTAGATCGTCTGGTTGAGGCTCTCGATCAGGTGCCGGCACTTCTCGTCGATGAACAGTCGACCTTCGCCCTCGGCATTTGAGAACATGCCATTGACGGTCGCGACACGATCCGAGACCAGCGGGTGCTTCTTCTTGTAGATGATTTTCCTGAAGCCGCGCGATCGGAAGACGTCCAGGTCGGACTCGCCTCGCGAAGAGTTTCGGTTGGCGCCGGCCGGGTCGGGATAGAGCGTCATCTGCGCCTTGTGGCGGAAATATCGACGCTCCAGCTCGTCGCATACCTCCGGCACGTTGGAGCTGGGCAGCTTAATTTCATCGACGACCCAGACCTGGCCGCTGGGCTGCCGCTGCATGATCACGGTCGACATTGGATCGACGTTGAAGTCCTGCCCCAGGATGATCGGCAGCGCGGGGTTGAAGGGGTAGCGGCCGACATGCTTCTTCTGATCGAACGCGTAATAGACGCGGCCGGACATGCTCTCGAAGCTGGCCTCGAACTCCTGGCGGAACGTTTTCGGATCCAGGTTCTCTCGCGCGTGCCGGATTTCGCTCGGCGGGAAGAACGGCGACATGATCGTCGGGAACTGCCACGAAATCCACTGGCCGCTCCGCTGGTTCTTGCGGATCTGACCCTTGGCATAGAGCTCGTAGAAGTGGTTGTAGCTCTTCGGAGTGCCGATGATGAGCGCACGACCCTTGGTGGTCGTCAGCGTCGGATAGAGCACCTTCTCCCAGACGTCAGGGCGGAAGTCCTGCATCTCGTCGCAGATGCAGAAGTGCAGCGCGCGGCCGCGGAGCGTGTCGGGGCGGTCCGCCCCCTTGAGCTGGATGACGGTGCCGTTGATCAGCCGGACCTCAAGGCGGGTCTCGTGCTTCTTGGCGATCCAGGACTGCGGAAGAGCCTCGATCAGCTCATCCCACATGATCTCGCGGGCCATCGAGAAGGTCGGCGCCACATACCAGATGGTGCGGCGGCCGGCACCCTTCGCGGCGCGGATCAGCTCGATGCGAGAGAGGTGGGTCTTCCCAAACCGGCGGCCGGCGACCAGGATGCGGAAACGCGCGGCATGCCGAAACACCGCGGCTTGGCCGTGGTGCAGCTTAAGGTCGATCTTCGGGAGGGGAAAATAGGTCACGATCAGTCGTCGAGACTGTCGTCGCTGCCCTCTTCGTCTTCGTCCTCGAGGCCTTCCAGGTAGCTGGCCTCGTTGCCTTCGCGGATCGCGTCCAGCTCGCTCTCGCTGTACTCGCCGACATTCAGATCCGGCAGCGACGCGCCTTCGCCGAGGAGATCCTCGATCTGCAGGATGTCCCAGCTCTCGACGCGAGCTTTCTGGATAACCGCCATCGCATTCTTCAGCGTCAGCACGTCGGCATTGGCAGTCGCTACCGAGCCGTTGTTCTTCCCGGCGTTGATCACCTTGGACATCACCATCTTGGCGATGGCGTCGGTCCATTTGGCATAATTGTCGCGGGTCTCCGTCGCCTGCTGAACCTGGCGCTCGCGCTCGGCGCGGGCCACGTCCTCGACCTCGGTCGTAACTTCGGCCAGGCGGGAGCCCTTCGTGATCCCACGAGCATGCAGACCCTGCTGGATCGCTTGCTTCGACACGCCGAACTGCTCAGCGAGATCACGAAGGTTCTTCTCGCCGCGCTCGTAGAGCGTCACGATCGTGGCCCAGTCCGAGGGCGACAGGCGAGACGGGGCAGCCACGTTCAGCGAACTCCGGGGGCAACAGAGAGGGCACGAACGGGCTGCATGTGTGTTAGAATACACACAACCGAGGTTTTGAGCAACCCCTCTTGGCTTCGCTGCACTCCGCGGGTTCTCTTGGCAGCAAAATTGGTCAGTCATGCTGACCTTTGACAAAAAAGAACGTGCCGAAAGGCGCGTTCTATTCTTCGAACGAAGTGAGAAGAATAACGAATCTATGAATCATATATATAAACTAATATATATATAAATATAACTAATACCGCGTGCGTGATGCGCGTGCGTATATACGCGTGCGCGCTAGGGGGTTCCGATATTCCCCGAACTCGCGGAGGGCAGGGCAGTGGGCCTTACGAGATCACGCCCAGCATCAGTCGCGGCGAGGGTCCTGACCTTGCGGGATCGGCGCAGGACGAGCCCGTCCTCCCTTACCAAGCCGTGCGCCACCAGGTGGCGGAGGGTGCAGATCATCGCGCCCCGCGTCGTGCCGGGCGCGGTGGCCTCGATCAGCTGGTGAACATCGAGCAACGAGCCATCGGGGTTACCCTTGACCAGGGCCTTGAGCACCGCGTGCTGCTTGGAGGTCATCATCAGACCCCGGCGCTTCTCGGCGTAGGGTTTGAGCGCCATCAGACGACCAGCCTTTCGGTCGCGTGCTGGCGGTCGAAAGCGGTGATTGGCAGCACGTCGGGAAGCTTCGTGCCCACGTCGGGGTTTGTGAATATCCCGTAGAGCGGCGAGGCGAGAACCATCTGCTGCAGCGCGTGCACGCAGTCCCGCATGGACATGTTGGCGACCCGGCGCTCACCGACCCCGCCCAGGCTCTTGCCGGTCTTCTCCAGCGCCGAGTGGCGGTAGTAGAAATCTTTCGTCGCTGCCTCGACCGCGGCGCGCTCGATCGATTCCTTTTCGAGCCACTCGTCCAGGATCGCTTCCAGGTCGGCGGGATCGCTGGCGAAGGTGGCGCGGAAGAACTTGATCCCCACATCGTACATGTTGGACCGCATCGGCTTCACGAACTGGAACCCGGCCTTGTGGGCGAACATGTTGTATTTCGACATCGAGCTCTGGATCTCGATGAAGCGCTTGCCCTCCATTCGACTTGCGATGTTCGTGAACCGGTAGGCGAGGCCGGCGCCGCGGTACATCGTGTCGACTACGACCCGGGCGACGACGGACATGTTCGCATTGATCCACTTCATGCGGAACTGGTTCGTCATCTTGTTGTCCTGGCCGGTCGGCTTCAGCTTCGGTAGCACGACGTGGCGCTCCTTCAGCAGCAGCTTCGGGCTCGCCATCACCAGCACCCCGATCAGCTCGTCGCCCAGCTTCAGCGTGAAGTGGTGGCTGCCGGCCGGAAGGCTGCCCGATTGCTTGTAGTGGAGCGCCTCCAGCGTGCGCCAGTCGTCGATCGTGCCGCGCTGTACGGTCATCTCGTCGATCAGCGATAGCTTCGGGCGCGGCGACGCAACGCGTTCAGCCTCCCAGGGAAATTTCGGGTTGACGTCGAGCGTGCGCGTCTCTAGGTGTGTGTCAGTCAACATCGTTCGTCTCGATCTTGATCCGGTCGTGAAAGCGCTTGGTGACCATGAGGGACGGGGCAAGTTCCTCAAGGAGATCAGTGTGGGTGGTTGCGACGATCAGCGTTTTGCCGTGGGCGCGAGCGACCTTGGCGAGATTCCAGGCGACGATCTTCGCGGTGACGCGATCGAGCACGGCGCCGAACTCGTCTGCTACCCAGACGTCAGCGCCGCCCTCGACCAGCTTCGCCAGGCGGAAGCGATAGCGCTGGCCATCGGAAAGCTCACCGGGCTTGCGGATGTACAGGTAGGCGTCGGACAAGCCCGCCACCGACAGGAGGCGAATTGCTTCAGCCAGTCCCTCACCGCCCAGCTGGTCGATGAGCGCTTTGTGCAAGTCCAGATCGACGGCGTCTATGTTGGCGACAGATTGGCCCGCCTCTGCAAGCTTCTCGGCGAGCGCGCGCAGCAGGACCGACTTGCCGGCGCCTGACTGGCCGCAGATGTAGACGACGTCGCCCGGCTTCACCTCCAGCTCGACCTTGTCGAGAACGGTGAACTCGCGGTCTTCCAGGCCGAGCCCGAAAGCTTCGGCGACCTTGATGACCCGCTCCGAGCGCGCTGTGCGGCTCTGGAATGCGGCGTGAAGCTCAACCTTCATCGGGCGTCTCCGTACACGTCCCAGGCATAGCCGGCGGGCTCGGGGTCGAAACAAAGCTCGTCGTCCAGATCTTCCCATTCGTCATCGGGTACGTCGAGCTCTTCGCCAGCGCCGCCCTCACAAGCGGCACCCCCGTCTTCGAGACCCTGCGCCGCGTCGACGATGTCGTCGAAGAGCTGGCCGGGCGAGGGGAAGCAGGCGAGCCAGCCGCGGAGCGCGGCGAGGTAGATCCTGGGGTTCCGCACAAAGAACACCCAATGCGTCGGCAGAATAGGCATAGCTGGTCACCGTCCACGGCAAAATTCCACGAAGGCTTCGGCGCCGGTCTTCCCGGTGTCGGCCTCGATCTGTGCGATGAAGCGGCGCACGTCGCGCACCGCGGCAATGGGGATGGCGTTGAAGCCCAAGGCCTTGGTCAGCTTCTCTTCCGACGCATCGGTCTTGGCGACCTTCTCCTCGGTCTCGGCATCCTGCCGATCGATGTCGGCGTCCAGGTCAGTCGAGATCGCGGCGATGTCGACGGTGCCCAGGTCCTCGATCAGGAAGTCGAGCTCGTGCTCCTCAAAGCCGAGCGCCGCGATGTCGACGTCATCGGCGTCCATCAGGCGCTTCAGCTCCTCCGCCATGAAGCCGCTGTCGTATTCCGTCGACGCGGTCTTGTTGTGCGCGATGCGCGCGGCGTCTGCCTGGTTCTTCGAAAGGTGGGCGGCGTGCTTCACCGGCACCGTCGTGTGGCCGAGCGCGACCAGGGCTTCATACCGACCGTGGCCAGCGATCAGCACGCCTTCGAGATCGACGATCAGGGCGTCGAACAGACCGTCAGCCGAGATGCTCGCCTTCAGCTTCGCGATATGCTGCGGCGAGTGCACCTTGGTGTTTTTGGCGTAAGGTTTGACCTTGTCGATCGTCCACATCTCCGTGGGCAGACGGACCAGGTCATAGGGATCGTGTGTGTTGCTCAACACATGCCTCCTTCACGAAAAAGATCGTCGATTCCCTGCGGCTCAACTTCCTCGAAGAGATCGCCGCTCGTGCACATGCGGCACGTCCGCGGCTTGTCGCGGTTCACGCACCCGGCGCAGTCATCGAACTGCCAGTGGGGCAGGGTCTCGGGCTCGTCGTGGAAATCGTCACACAGCGGCATCGTTGTCGTCCTTCAGCAGCAGAAAGGCGAGCGCGTCGCCGGCGTTGGTCAGATCGTCTTCCTTGGTGAAGCCCTGCTCGCTCATCGTCTTCTTGATGAGGTCGGAGATGCGAGCGGCGTCGTTCAGCCCGTTGCGGAAGCGCATGGTCTGGTGGGTCTTCGCGAGCTTGGGCGCGGGCGTCTCGTCCTCGCCGTCGTCTTCATCCTCGTCGAGCGTGGGCTGGTCGATGTCGAGATCGTCGATGTCGACCGACAGACTTGCCGTGATCGCGCTGATGTCGCGTTGGCTCCAGGGCAACACGGCCTCCAGGTCGCCGGCGTTCAGCTCGCTCAGCAGCTCCGAAAGCTTCAGCGTGTCGTCGATGCCATAGCGCGCGTTGTCGGCCAGGCTGATCTCCTTGGCCTTCTCGTCGCTGATCACGCCCAGGTTGATGCAGGGCACCTCGTCCATGCCGAGCTCGATTGCCTGCTCGTTGCGATGCCAGCCGCCGATGCACTCATGGGCGATCGGGCCGCCGCCGCCGTCCAGCAGACGGATCAGGATCGGCTTGAAGAAGCCGTTGCGCTCGATCGAGGCGCGCAGCTTCTCTTCGTTCTCGTGCGAGACGACGTTCGCATTCCACGGGCTGGCGGTGATCGTGCGAGGGTCTCGCATCTCATATTTCATCGGGTCAAAAGCCTCTTTTGCATGTGTGTCATCCTACACTGTTTCGCCGACGTGAGGAAGCCAAATCTTAGACACTTCTGGTAAGGTGGTTACAGTACGTGTGTGTCGGTAAGCACTAGACCCGGTAAGGTGAAACCGGTAAGATGCGCTCGATGAAGAAGATTGCGCGCATCCTGGCGAACCCCGTCGTGGCGAAGGTCGAACTGAACGACGATCCCACGAAACTGGCTCTCTCGAACGCTATGAGCTTCGTGGTTGAAGGCCACGAGCATATGGGCAATGGAGGCTGGGACGGGCGCTCTACCTTGTTCGACTGGAGCACCAGCAAATTTCCGGCGGGCTTCGTCACCACGGCGATCGCTACGCTGCAGGAGGCCGGGTACGAGGTTCAGATCGTGCGCAAGCCTCTGCCGGCGCCGCTCGGGCCGATGCCGACGCAAGGGTTCCCCATCGTCGACAGCTACGCGCCCGACCCGAACCGCGACTACCAGTTCAAGGCGGTGCGGATCCTCGAGAAGCAGGGAAGCTACATCGCCCAGGTCGCGACCGGCGGCGGCAAGTCGCGCATCGCCGCGATGTGCATCACACGCATCGGCCGCAAGACGATGTTCATCACCACGCGCTCGGCGCTCCTCTACCAGATGGGTGAAGCGCTCGACGAGGCAGGCAAGCATATCCTAGCCCAGCTCTCCGATGACGAGCTTCTCGCCGCCATGAGCGTCGAGATGGCGACCCGACTGAAGACGTTCACCGTCAGTTACGTCGGCGACAGTCAGTGGGACACCTCGGGCGACGTCGTGTGCGCGATGGTGCAAACACTCGGCCAGCGCGTGGCGCCCCACGAGGTCAAGATAGGCACGTCCCAGGTCGAGCAGAAGCTCGCCGCGGAGCGTTGGAAGCAGCGCTATGACGAAGCGATCGCGTTCCTCGACAGCATCGAGTTCGTTATTGGCGAAGAGGCGCATGAGGCCGGCGGCGGGGCATATTACGAGGTGCTCGGCCTCTGCCGGAACGCGCACTACCGTTTGGCGCTCACCGCGACCCCGATGATGCGCGACGGTGAGAGCGATATGCGGCTGATCGCGCGCTTTGGTCCCATCCGCCTGCGCGTCACCGAGGCGTTCCTGATCAACTGCGGCATCCTCGCGAAGCCGTTCTTCAAGTTCATCCCGATCGGCGCGAAGGAACAGCCCCCGACGCTGCGGCGGGCGACAGCCTGGCAGAAGGCCGAGGAGCTCGGCATCGTCAACAACCCCACGCGCAACAAGCATGTCTGCGCCGAGACCATTCGCGGTTCGCGCTGGGGGCTGCCTGTGGGCATTCTGGTGAAGCGCCAGAAGCACGGCAAGATCTTGCACGAGATGCTGAAGCAGGTCGGCATGAAGGGCGAGTTTATCTTCGGTGAGAGCGGCAACGCCAAGCGCAAGGCCGCGCTCGATAAGCTCGCCTCGGGCGAATACGACTATGTGATCGGCTCAACCATCATCGACGTCGGCGTCGACGTCCCGGCGCTGCAGATCCTCATCATGGCCGGCGGCGGCAAAGCAGAAGTCGCTGTGCGACAGCGGATCGGGCGCGCGCTACGCAAAAAGCGCAAGACCCCGAATTTCGCGTTCATCGTCGAGTTCGACGACGGCAACAACAAGCACCTCATCAAGCACGCAAAAGCCCGCCGGGCGATCGTCGAGCAGACCGACGGCTTCAAGGAAGGCGTGCTCGCGAAGGGCAAGGACTTCGACTTCCGCGGCCTGGGCTTCACCCGTCCTCTCCCGCAGGCGATGGCGGCATGACCAATCTGCCGATACCGCTGACGACGAAAACCGTCAGCACCAAGGTGGCGCCGGACGCGTGGGGTAGGGTGGGCGAGCTCGCCGCCAGGCTCGGCGCGCGGAAATCCGACATCGTGTCGATCTGCCTGCTCTTCATGGACGAGGAGCTCATCGAACAAAAGCTGGCAGAGCAGGCGCGGGCGCTTGAGAGCATGCCCAAGGCGGTGAGGGGGCTGCTGCGCGATGCTGACAAGCTGAACGCCGATCAGCGCCGTGCGATCATCGAAGCTCTTTCTGATCCTGAGTGAAGATTGCTCTTGCTCGGTCGCGTGTGTGTTGCTACACACACGTCAGCAACAATGCAAATGGAGTTCAGGTTCATGAAGTTTGGTGATTTTGTCGCGGAGGTCATCGCCCGCATTCTTCCGACCCAGTCGGTTGACGTGCTGGTGAAGAGCCTCACGAAGCTGGCCGCGAAGCTCGACGCTGCCGAGCGTCTTCACAACGACCGCGCCCGTCTGCTGCGCGATGAGGTCAATCGTCTGCGCGCCGAAGCGTTCGCCGCCGAGCAGGAAGCCGCGCGTGCGGGTCGCACCCGCGACAAGATCGCAGATCTCACCGCCTAACCGAACGCTACCAGGAAGAGCTGCGGCATGAGCGCCACCGTGAAAATCATTGGGATCTGTGGTCATCCGAAGCACGGCAAGAGCGCCGCGCAGCTCTTCCTTCAGCACCAGGGCGTCACGCCAGTCGACGACAGCCGCACGCTGCGTCGACTGGCGATGATCCGCTACGGCCTTTCTTGGGACGATGTCACGACCCAGGAAGGCAAGGCCCGCTACATCCGCCGTCCCGACTATGGCGACACGGTGGCGGTGCGGCAGGCGATCGGCGATCTGGGCAAGGAATACGAGACCAAACACGGGCCGAACTATTGGATGGAGCGCGCGATCGCCAAAGCGAAGCGCTACAGCTCTCCGATCAGCTTCGGCAGTGTGCGCATGGGCCAGGCTCATGCAATCCGCGCGGCAGGCGGGCTCACGATTGCAGTGGTCAATCCCCGCCTGCCGCTTTCCACTCACGATTTTGACCAGTTCGACCCCGCGGGTGTGGACTGCTGGGTCCAGAACGACGGCGACCTCGCTCTCTTCGAGCGCCGCGTCCTGCAGGCGGCAGCTCCATACCTGCACGGCGAGCAGCCCAGGGGCACCCAATGACACGAGATCTATTCGCCGACCTCGCACGCGAGGCGATCCTTCACACCGACATCGAACTGCTGAACAAGCACAACGTCTCCGACGACACGATGTCGATTATGGCCGCCGAGCACGCGGCGCGCACCGAGACTCTTGCAAAGGCGATCGACCCGACGCTCGGCAAGGCCCTGCTGCTGATGATCGCTGGACACCTCATGAAGGCAGCCAAGCAGATCGACGCGGCGACAGTTCAAGAGCCGGAGCTTGTGACCCATGGCTGATCTGTGGTCGCTGATACCGTTCCGGCGGATGCTGCCCGGCGAGACCCTGCGCTATGAGCGGCAGCACTCGCTTCCAGAGTCTCTCGATGCGGCTCTGCCTGACGAGACCGTCCCTGGTTCGGTTGCGGAACTTGAAGAGCTTCGCGGACAATTGCGGGACGCGCGCTCCACGATCGACGTGCTCCAGGGGTGCCTGCGCTCGCAACGGGGCCAATTGATCACGGCGCGCGCGGATGCTGCCGACGTCTCGGTTCGGCTAGGTGTCGCTCAGCTTGAGGCTACCGGTCTGCAAGAAACCAACACGGCGTTAAGCGAGTCACTCGCAGCCGTGACGGCCGCGCTCGAGGAACTCGCGCAAACCGAGACTGCGGCGCGCGCGTTCATGGACGTGTTGGCGATCCGTGGCTCCGGCGGCATTCCGCTATTCCGTGCGAACGACGACGCGGCGCCGGCCGACATCCAGATGCTCAAGCACGCCGTGCTGACGCTGCAAGCCCGCCTGGAGGGTGCCCCGCTGCCCGAGCTGGTCACGCTCGACCGGGTGCTGAATTGATCCCTTGGACGCTCCTGGCGCCCCTGAAACCCCTGGCCACGCCTGTCGCAGCGATCGCAGTTGTCGCCGCGGCGTGGTGGGGGTTCTCGTCGTGGCGCGAGAACCTGGTCGAGAGCGCCGATGCCCGCGGCTTTGCGCGCGCCGAGGAGCTCTACAAGGCTCAGGTCGAGGCCGCGAACAAGGTCGCCGAGCATGACACCAACCAGATGGACCGAATGGCTCTGGTGCTCGGCGCTCTCACGCAAAACCGAACGCAGGAGCTTCGGGTTAACCTGGCGCCCGCGCAGGAGAGGATGAAGAATGAAGTTGCCGCTGACCCTCGCTATCGTGAGTGCGTTGTCACTGACGGCATGCTCGCGAACATCAACGCTCAGCGTGCCGCCGTCGACGCCGCCGTCGCTGCCAGCAATCCCAAGCCAGTTGGACGTTGACCCCAAGCCGCTCGGCGCGCTTGCGGACGGTGCCATGGGCACGCTGACTATCACGGGCTCGGTCGACGCGCAGGCCTATGGGGAGCTCGCGATCCGCTATAACGGCCTCCGCGACTTCTATGCGTGCGTCCGCGAACAGCTGACATTCCACGCGGCGGCGGAGCTCTGCAAGTGATCGAGAACATTCGGTATGTCGGCGATCTCGCCGGCGCGATCGGCTGGGCGCTGCTCAAGGTGCCCGTTCTGATGGCTGGCTTGGGTCTGTGGGTGGCGATAGTGCTTGGCGCGAAGAAGTGCTTCCGCCGCTGGCGCATCTACAGCCACCATCCGCTGGCGAAGCGGATCCGCGTGTTCCTGCGCGCCCGGCGGGCGGCAAGAGAATCGAAGGCCGCCGCAAATTCCCGTTGACGGCGGCGGAGTATGTGCTAACCAACACACACCATGACGCAACAAGCTGAAAAATCCCGGTGGGAGGGACCCCTCCCATTCACCCCCAGGATGCTCGATGCGGACCTGGCTGCTCTTTACATGGGCGTCTCCCGACGCAAGTTTCTGACCCGTGTTGAACAACACACCTATCCCGCTCCTACTCGGGATGGTGGCAACACGGTCTGGGATCGACACGTCCTGGATCGATATCTGGATGCCCGGTCGGGCCTCGCATGAGGCTGCCGGCGGTGGAGAGCGACATGGAACGACCGAAGGTCAAATACTGTCAGTGGCAGAAGGGCACGCTGTATTTCGGGATCAAGGGCAAGGACGGGCGGACTTCCTACACCGCGCTTCCGCACCCCAGCCACCCGGATTTCGCCAGCTGCTATGAGCCGCTGAAGAACGCGCACGAGGCGCGCAAGAAAGCGAAGAAGGAGAAGGTCGACACCGCGAGCGGATCGCAGCGCTATTACATCACCGGCTCGTTCAAAGCACTCGTTCACGAGGCCGAGAAGTCGCGAGCGTATCGGGACATGGCGCAGAGCACCCGCGAGAACGTGGATCGCTATTACCGCACCATCATCGCCGACTGGGGCGACAAGCTGGTCGCGGAGCTCGAGCCCGCCGATGTCGATCGGCGCATCGATGAGCCGGACATGGCGAGCTACCCGGGCAAGACGCTGAACTATCTGAAGTACCTGGCCGATCTCATCGACCTGGGCATTCGCCGCGGCTACCGCAAAGACAAATACAACCCCGCGCGCGACGCCGAGCGGCCGGAGACCGGCGAGCGGCTCCCATGGCCCGACGACGTCTATGAGCGAGCGATTGACCGGGCCAGCGACATGATCCGGCTCGCGATCCAGCTGGGTGTCTACACGGGCCAGCGGATCTCCGACTGCATTCGCATCGAGCGCCAGGAGCTCCTGGCTTGCGCGGCCGCGGGTGAGCCTATGTCGCTCGTTCAGAAAAAGACGGGCGTTGAGGTGTTCATCCCGATCCACCCAGAGCTGGCTGCGATCGTCGAGGCGTTCCCGGCGAGCCCTGACGCGCCGACGGTACTCTACAACCGTCTGGGCCGCCCGTTTCCAAAGCCGGATCAGATCCAGGATCGGCTGAAGAAGCTGATGCTCGATCTGGGGTATTTCGACGAGGTCGAGCGCGCGGGCGAGGAGAAGCGCGACACGCGCTTCAAATTCCACGGGCTGCGCAAGCTCGCGGCGTGCCACCTGGTGGAGGCCGGCGCGACGCCGCACGAGGTGAGCGCCATCTGCGGCATGGATATTCAGACTGTGATCCATTACACACGCGGCGTCGCGAAGCGTAAGCTGTCGCGCGGGTTCAGCGACCGCATGAACACGATCAAACCGGGGCAGGAGCGCCCGGATCTGCGCTTGGTCGCTTGA